AAAGACGCAATCACAAGAAGTATTCAAAAAATACACTGGTATTTTTGCTATTTCCGTGAATGGCGTTATTCATTGGGATTTATACGAAAAAGGTGGAATAAATACAGATAGATTAATTGAATTTTTGGAGCATAATATTACAAGTAAATTACGAAATAAATTAATTATTTTAGATAATGCTAGTTCTCATAGAAACGAAAGAATAAAAACATTAGTAAATAAACATAATAATATTTTGTATGCTGTTCCATATCAACATTTTACAAATTCCATAGAAAATTATTTTAGTATGTTGAAATCACGATTACAAAAGTTAGAAGGATTGAAATATGAAAATTTGAAAGAAAATATCAAAAAAGTTATTAGCGAAATACCGAAAGAAAAGTATGAAAATATATTTAAGGGTGCGTATGAAAGACCTGAAAAATATGTAGCAAAAAATAAAACGAGAAAGGTTAAAAAAAATTACAAATAATTATTTATAAACCCTTTTATAAATAATCGGCGTTTGAAATGTAAAAAGGTGTAAAACCCCAATTAACCAAATAAAAATATAACAATAATCATATACACAAATGGATAATATTGATTATCAGATTTTTTTAAATATAGGTAATTCATTGATAGAGCACAACGATAAAACATATTATAAAAATACAAATAGTTTATACTTGGAATCTCTACAAAAAAAAATTAAAAACTATTTGGATGAAAAAAGTATTTTAGAATCAAGGCTCAGACAACTCAAATTAAAAAATAAACTACTAGAAATAAAAATAGGAGATTTAAATGATAAATTATATCTTAGAAACATAAGATACAGCTCTGCAGCTAATTTTATAGCAACTAATTCACTTTTATTTAGACACAAACTAATGGCATTAATTGAAAAATATGAAAAAAATTCGAAAAATATTAATTTAACAAAAGATAGAATTGATTTTATTGATTTTAATATTTCAAAAATTAAAATTTACATAGACAGTGTTATTTAAAAGGATATGTCTTCCAGATCTTTAATACTCCAATATTCACTACCTCCATTTGGTAATGGTCTACGAATAATAAATGGTATTTTTTTTTCTTTTAGTTCTAATTCAGCAATAATATATCCATCAATTACATTTTCAGGAACTTTAACAAAAGGAGTCGATCCCGAATTTATTTGTTTTGCTCTTTGTCCTAAAATACGAGCTTTTTCATATTTTGTTAAATATGGAATTGTTCTATGTAAATCATCAATAATAATTCCATCCTTGTCTCTAACTACTTTAATCATTGACAATATTTCATCATAATTTTGTAAAACACTCTCTGGATGATAATCTACAACATAATTTTCATTTATAGATTGGTCAAATTTTTGTAAATACATTTCACCATCATCTTCTTCATCTTCATCTCCATTTTCTGAAAATTCTGGTTTTTTATATACAGTTTTTGCTGGAATTTTTTTTGTTCTTTTTGCTTTTTTCTCTGCTTCATCGGCTTCCTCATCAATTTCACCTTCTTCTAAATCATCCTCCAAAGCACCTCCAGACTGATCATCATCATCATCTTCTTCTTCATCATCTTCCTCTTCTTCCTCTATATCTACATCTCCTCCATCGATTTCAACTTCTTCAATCTCTTCAGTTTCTACTTCAGATTCAGTTGCACTAGATTCGTTATCCGATCCTGAACCATCCCCTGCAAATTTATTATCATCATCCTCACCACCGTATTGATTATCAAAGTAACTACTCATCTTATATTATTATATGATGAGATAGTTTTATATATTTTAATTTCAATTTTATTTAAAAAAAATGTTAAATAAAATTTTGTTATTAATTCTTAATGTTATTCTTTAATTAAACAAATTTAAGACTGATCTTCTGTCTTCCAAACGATTTCACAAGTAGAGCACAAGTATACATATTTCATATTTTGGTCATCGTATCGTATATAGATAATTTCTCTAGGTTTATCTTCTTTATTGGTTAGACAATCTGGATTAGGACATAAGATCTTATTAACACGAGGCAATGTAGGATCTAATTTGGTATATTTATTAATAATATGACTAAATTCTTGTTCAGATTTTTTCAATTGCACTTTTGAAACTGTGACATTTTCTACAGACAAATTAGAGTCTTTATTCCCACAATTTCTACAATAATAAACTAGTTTATTGGAATCATCAGGATCAATACTGATATAATACATATTTTGGCATTGACTACAGAAGTGCATCTTTATATATATAATTAATTTATATTTATATTTTAATTTCAATTTTATTTAAATATCATTATTTTCTTTACCTACTGTTTTTGAATCAACAATTTTCTTTGTTTTTATTAATTTTGTTTTTAAAGAAGTGTAGTTAATTGTAGTTTGCATACCATAAATTCTCACAATTTCTGTTTTAGATTCAAGATTTTGTCGTTTTTCAACAAATTCTAATATCTTATCATAGTTCTTAATAAAATTTTCTTTCATAAAAGGATAAAATAATTCAAAATGTGCCGGTATTTTATTTTTAGAAATGTCGATAATATCACAAATAGAAAAATTGATATTACTAAATTCAATGCTTTTCTGATAAGGAATAAAATCAGGAGATGTTTTTGATTGTCCTGGTTCATTTTCTAAAGGGGCATCATTTAATAGAGAACACAACGTTAACAATACACTATTTAAAGTTTGACAAGAAGACCATTTGTCCCCAGACCATGTATTAAGGATTGAAACACACACCTTTCCACATTTATAAAGATTAGGATTATAACGAGTCATTCCATCATTAGTCATATAAGTTACCTTTGGCGGTGAAAATGGATAATCATAAGGAAAGTCAAATTTAAAGAAATAAAATCCACCGAAATACGGCGTATCAGATGGTCCAATGATCATTGCATACCCTTTCATCATATCCTCTTCATCATGAGAATAATAAATACCATTATCAGTTAAAGGATGTTTGATAATTTGTCTCACATCCTTCAAAAGACGTTGCATTGTTTCTTTTGTGATAGTTTTTGTAGATTCAGACATATTATAAATATTCGGCAATTTGTTTTTAAGTAGATTTATTATCGTGTTAAATATTTAAATGCGTTAAAAACTAAATATTTCAAAAATATTAATAAAATTTAAAAAAAAATGAAATAGAAAAATATTTACATATAATATCAACAATGACTACAATGATATCATCATCACATTATAATGATTTATCAGAATTTCTTACAAAGCATAATGCTAAAAATACTGGACAAAGTGGCGTAAATTCTTCTTCAAAAAATATAACACACACAAGAATTGGTAGCCAAGAATTAAATGTTTATGGTGGTAGTTTTACAATTGAAAAAGATGTGTTACAAGCTTTTTACAGATTATATTATGAGCATGTCTTTGTAAAAGGAAGAAAGGAATATTTGACAGAAAAACAGTTAGAAGATACTGGACCATTGTTAATCGATTTTGATTTTCGTTATGATTTCAGTGTGACAAAACGAGTTCATACTCAAGAGCATATACAGGATATGATTAGTCTATATTTAGAAACCCTTAAGGAATTCTTTGTTTTCGAAGAAAATAAACCATTTCCAATTTTCATTATGGAGAAACCAACCGTAAATAGAGTTGTAGATAAACAAGAAACAAAAGATGGTATTCATATGATTATTGGTATTCAAATGGATCATACAATACAGATGATGTTGCGTGACAAAATATTACAACAAATTGGAGATGTATGGGAATTACCTTTAACAAATGATTGGCCAACAGTTTTAGATGAGGGAATTAGTAAGGGCTGTGTAAATTGGCAAATGTATGGATCACAGAAACCAGGTAATGAAGCATATAGATTAACATATCACGTGGTTGCTGAATTAGATTCAAACGATAATTCTTGGATAACTACAGCTAAATCAGTAAAAGATTTTGAATTATCAAGAGATTTACAGCTATTATCAGCACAATATGATAAACATATAAAATTTGAAATGAATCCAAATATTAAAGAAGAATATACAAAACGATTAGAAACGAAAACTAGTAAAATAAAAAAATCAGGATCAAAAGGTAAGGTAAATTTGGTCGTAGAAGATGATGATACAAGTGATATCCAATTATCAGATATTACTAATGCAGAAACTCTAAGGAAGGCAGTAGACAATATTATGAGCACTTTAAAGACAAACGAACAGCATATTAGAGAACTTCACGAATATACGCAGATTCTTCCAGAAAAATATTATGAACCAGGTTCACATTTATTAAATAGACAAGTTGCTTTTGCTTTAAAACATACAGATGATCGTTTGTTCTTGTCTTGGGTAATGTTGAGATCAAAGGCTTCAGATTTTGATTATGATTCTATACCAAAATTATATCAAGATTGGAAATTACATTTTAATAAACGTCCAGATGGAGTAACAAAGAGATCAATTATGTATTGGGCAAAACAAGATGCCTTTACAGAATATGAAAAAGTAAAGAAAGGAACAATTGATCATTATATTGAGGAGACAATATTTGAAGCGGGTGATTGGGATTATGCTATGGTTTTATATCATATGTTTAAAGATAAATATGTGTGTGGTAGTATTACAAATAAAAAGTGGTATGTATTTAATAGACATAGATGGGAAAAAGATGAAGGTCAGCGTCTGAGAATGGCAATTTCCAAGGATTTGTTTCAATTGTATTCGGATAAACAAAATCAATATTTAGCTGATGCGCAAAACTATGAACCTAGCGATGAAAATCACGAAAAGATTCAAAGAAAGATAAAAAAGATTGCTGAAATTTGTATTAAATTGAAGAAAACAAATGATAAAAATAATATTATGCGTGAAGCAATGGAGATCTTCTTTGATAAGGATTTTATCAAGAATATGGATGCAAACCCATATTTAATGTGTTTTACAAATGGTGTATTTGATTTTAAGACAAAAGAATTCAGACAAGGTTATCCTCAAGATTATATTACAAAGACAACAGGAATTCCATATATTAAACATAACTATGATGAACAAAGAGAAACATCTGATGAAATCATGACATTTATGGAACAGTTATTTCCACATCCAGAATTATGTAGATATATGTGGGATCATTTGGCTTCTTGTTTGATTGGAATAAAGAAGGAACATGCATTTAATATTTACAGAGGATCAGGATCAAATGGTAAATCTATTTTGACAGATCTAATGACACAATCACTTGGAGAATATAAAGGAACTGTTCCTATTACTTTGGTAACTGAAAAGAGAAGTTCAATTGGTGGAACTTCATCGGAAGTTATTCAATTGAAGGGAGTAAGATATGCTGTAATGCAAGAACCCTCCAAAGATGCTGTTATTAATGAGGGTATTATGAAAGAATTAACTGGTGGAGATCCAATTCAAGCAAGAGCATTATATTCAGATTCAGAAATATTTATTCCTCAGTTCTCTCTTGTTGTATGCACAAATGCATTATTTGAGATTAAGAGTAATGATGATGGAACTTGGAGAAGAATGAAATTAGTTGATTTCTTAGCAAAGTTTATTTCAGAAGGAGAAACACATACTGATGATACAAAATTTGTATTTCCAAAGGATAAAAGTCTTAAAGAGAAATTACCAAAATGGGCATCTGTATTTATCGCAATGCTTGTAAAGAGAGCGTGTGAAACAGATGGAGAAGTTACGGATTGTCCACAAGTAGTTGCAGCGTCAAATAAATATAGACAGAGTCAAGATTGTATTACTGGATTTATCTCTGACAAGATTGTTAAGGATCCAACTGGTTCTATTGGAAAGAGACAATTGAATGATGTATTCAAAGAATGGTTCCAAATGAATTATGGAAATAGAAAAATGCCAAAGCTATCAGAAATTGAAGAAATTATGATTAAGAAATTTGGAAACAGAAATACAAAATCAAATAAATGGATCGGTGTAAAATTTAATGAGGAAGAACAGTCAGATGAATTGGAAGATATTGAACAATATAATTAATTATATTTAAAAACAACTTAAAGAAAAAAGATTATATTAAATATTTAAAAAAACAACTTAAAGAAAAAAAGTTTATAATTACAAATATGAAATATAAAAAACACTATATTTCATATTTAGATTTAATTTAGATTTTATTATAGATCATTATATACATTTTTTGGAATAGACTTTGATATACTCATAAATAATCCTTGAACCCATTTCACAATATAATCAATATAATATGGATAGAATACGAATAATATAGCTATTATTATTTTTTTTGCCAAAGATAAATTACTCGGTGAAATTATTAAAGCTATTATTAAAACAATGAGTAAAATATAATATATATACCACCACAATTGATACCATAATTGTAAACTATTTAATGCGTCCGTTTCATAATATGTTTTCCTGTCATTTGTTAGTATATCTCCATGTCTATTTCTCAATAATAATTGCAATTCTTGATTCTTTTCGGTATAACTCTTTAATAATTCTTTTGTATAATTTGAATTTATTAAAGCTGTATTCAAATAACTATTCATTGTTGAAGCACTAGATACTTCATCATTGAAATTTTCACCCAATAATTCTGCTATTTTTTCAGCCTTTTGTTTAAGTTCTTCTTCTAACATATTATCATAATATGGTCTGCCTTCACTATAAACATAAAAATTCTTTTTTGTTTGTTCTAACTTGATCGGAGCAATTTGTAAATTTGTTTGTGCATCTAAATATTTTTGTTGTAATTCATCTGTTATTTTTAGTTTTTGACATGTTGGACCACACATCATTGCTTCTGCAGATTTCTCTAATAATTCATTTATTTTATCTTGACTTATTTGCTGTTTTTGTAACAAACTACTTTGACTATTTTGTTGTAAATTTTGTTGTAAACTTGAAAATAAATTATTCATCTTGTATTATGATTAGATTTTTATAATTTTTTTAAACTTATTAATATTAATTTATTATTTAATAAGTTTAATTTGATACTATTTTATTTAAAAGAAGCATATCTTGGCATTACTGTATTATTATATGATATTGGTTTAGTTTGCGTATATGCATATTTACCTAATCCCTTAAACGTTTCTACAGAGTCTGGAGTATCTGGATGTGTTTGTTTATATATTGGGTTAGGAACACAAATATTTGTTGCATCATCATATGTGCTTCCATCATAACAACACGCTGAACCTATACAAGTCATAGACGCTGTTGCCCAAGGATCTGATGCATTGCCGTCAGAAGAATCAGTTGGAGCCTTACTTTTATCAAAATACCAATTATATTCATCCCAATTCATATTATCTCTATTTGACATGTCAATTAATTCTAAACCAATTATTACTACGCCAATTATTATTACTATCCCTGTTAAAAATACATACAAGTTTGATGGTAATATTCCACTATTTGCTAAAACAGCTAGAATAATTACTGGAATACATGTTAATACAATGGTTTTCATCAATTTTGAATGTGCGTTATATCGTTTTCCATAATACGTATTAATTTCTACTAAACGCAATTTATTGTATTTTTCGTCTTGTATTAGATTCATTCTTATCTTTGATTGGTTTAACTCGTTTTCTAAAATATCAATGGCGGATACTTCTTGTCCCAATGTGCTTGTAGATGCTGCAACATTTTTCTGATAATACGAATACATATCTTTCATACTCGCATACATATCCAGTCTCATCTGTGAAATTTCATTTATCTTATTTATTATTTGTTGTTTTTGGTCTGAACTCAATGTAACATCATCTAAACTATCATATAATTGTTTTTCTTGGGATTGAAGCTGAGATATATTATCTAACACCTGTTGATTTCTTTCTTGTAAATTATCAAAATTTTGTGAATTATCTGTCATTATATAAAATATAGATAGATAATTTATTTACAGAACACCATTTTGTTTTGGATTCTATTTATTTATTTTTTCATTGTATTTATTGTTATTGTTAGTATACCTACTGCTAAAATACTCCACATAATATAACTATAATTTCCTTGTAAAACTCTTAAATCTGTATCGGATAACATTCCATTAATATCATTCATATTCAAATTGAAATTAGCCATTCCTTCTATATTATTATTAGATTGTATTTCCAACTCTTGTCTTATTTTTAAATTTATATTTTTATATTTTTCTAGATCTTTCTTAAATTGTTGTGAATTTGTATTCAATTTTTCATATACTTTATTGTCTTGATTATACAAACTTTCCATTTTTGAAGCTATATCCTGTCCCAAGGTATACAATTGACTTTTTATATCATCAAATTTCATTCTATCTTCTTGAGAAACCAAAGATAAATTACATTGTGTGTCTGGTGTCATCGCATCTCCTTTATTATAATTATCATATTGCACTGTATCTATATCAACTATTTGATTACTACATGTTGTAGAACCTGTTAGTCCAGGTTTTCTTACACCTAAATTTACGCCAGAAAGAGGCTGTTTTGCTCCTTTTGGAAACGCCTCACTGTTCTTTAACCAACAACCTGTACTACTTGCCTGATAAACATATGCGCTACAATTGGCTGTATTATTACAAGCTGTTTGACAAGTATTTTGATCAGGAACTAGTATACCAGTAATATCATTACCTCCTGAATCGGTATTTTGATATATTTGATAATCATTTGTATACCCTAGCATTGAATCAGGATATTCTTTTAAAGACGAATCAGAATCAATATATCCAACTTTACCTAAAGTAGATAGGTTTCCAGCAGCATTTATTTTATACACCGCATTTACCCAACCTCCTCCATATGTTTTATCATTTTGGCCTTTTACACATCCTGATTTTGTTTCTGATGTGTATAACACTAAATTTCCATCAGTTTGCATTATTAATTTTAAAGATCCATCAGTTGAACCAATAAATTCATTTGGATACAATGCTTGACCTGAAACTAAATAATTTACTCCTGTTTTTCCTTTAGTTGCGGCCCAATCAGGGTTAGGCATTCTTTGTTGACCATTTGTCATAGCACACCAAATAGCTCCTTGATTATCCGCTGGACTAGTTCCTCTATATAAACACATATTTCCATCATCCTGTAAAATTAGGAAGAATTTGCATCTCGCTGCTTCTGTAGAACAATCAAAATTTATATTTGTTCCACCTGATACAGAACCGGTTTTAAATGCGTTACCACCACATTGATATGAATAATCAACCATTTTTGCGCAACAAAATGCTGGATCTGCTGCCGTAAATTCACTTAATGGAGAATATGAAAAACTACTTGTAGAACTATAACTATTTTGTAAAGCAGCGTTCTTTAATTGACTATTTAAATTACCAACTATTCCATCAGTTCCATAACTTTGAGTAGGATCTGGATTACCACAATCAATACCTAAAGGTTTTCCAACACAATTACCTCCGTAACTACCTTGTATAGAATCTGGATTAACCAATCCACCCCACCAACAATCGGATGGGGCATTTGAAGACGACCAAATAATACCACCTGTTCCCTCGTCATTCACTACAAATCTACCATCCGCAGTTATATACGATTTATTATTACCACTTGTATTAGATGACCATATTGGAAATGCGGATACTTGCACTGAAGCATCACCATACATGGTTGTCCTTGTTATGTCATTTGACACTAAACAAGCAGCTGTTCCATCGGCTTTATAATCTTGCATACCAAAATATTGATATCCGTTATCTACAGAAAATTGTTGACAACTATCCAAGGTTGTATACCCAATAGTTGTAGGATTCCAAATCATAGCTCTTTTATCATCAGACATTGTAGAATCTGAACTAATAATTAAATTCCATGTAGCTATTTGAAGACAATCTCTAGTTCCAACAGCACCAGCATCTCCCACAACTGTAGTTACAATAGCATAGGAAATATATGATTGCGGATTAGCAATATTAAATGATAACATTTTCCAATTGAATGATACATTTGTTTGATAATCTACTTGATACCATTGGTTATCTTTTAATCCTACAATATACCATGTATTTGGATCTCTACCATTTGGTTGCCCACAACATCCTTGTCTTCCTTGAATTGAATACTTTGTTATAGTATTTACAGTTGGGAAAACTATTTGTAACCATTCACCTGGTATATTTTTATTTTCACCACTTGTGAGAATAACATTTAAACTACTATTTCCAATATATTGACCTGTATTTATATCATAAAGAAATCCAGAATTTTCATTACTATGCCACCAAGTATTGACATTATTATCAAATGCACACCAAGGCCCAGCAAAATCATTATTATTTTGATATACACTTGAAGCAAGAGCAGTAAAGCCATTAACTTCATTAGTTGATCCCATTATAGGAACAACATTAACGTCTGTTGCAGATGGTTTATCATTATAACATCCAACATAATCAGAAGTAGGATTATTTATTAATTTAGAAGCATAAACATTCTTACCTTCATTACCAAGTGATTCATTCATTTTCACAAATGTCCCTGAAATCAATGGTGGATTAGTTGGTATTGGGGTTCCTGGTGTGCTATAACTATCTACCCAAGGTAAATTAATATCAATATAATTTTTTGGAGCAATAGTTGAGTTCCAAATATCCGGACTAGGAATATACTTGACAACACCTTCTGCAGTTACATAACAAATATGACCCGTGGTAAACCTAATAGATTTGTTTAAATATGGGTTACTTGAACTTTCCCTATCAATTGTTGCTAAACTAGAGTCCCCTATTGATTTTTGTATTGATGTATATTGTTGAATTAAATCATTATATCTGGCCTGTAATTGTTGAAGTTCATCTAAATCTTTTTGATTAACTGAATTACCCAGTCTAGATCCTCTTTCTTGGTTTTCTAAAACAGAGGTATAACCATCTTCTTTGGGTCTAACCATTTTTTCTTGTTCAGAAGTTACAAACCCTTCCTTTATTGATCTAGTCTTTATCATATTTTTATTAACAGATTTCTTTATTTTTGTTTGATAATTGTTAAATTGTTTCCCTTGATTCAAAGATATATTAAAAAAATCATTACTCATCTTTAATATAAATAAATAGAAAAAATATATATATTTGTATTTATTTAATAGGCAAATTTATGGACTAGGTAAATGTCCGCTTTTCATCAATACTATTGCTAATAATACTATAAACCACATAGCAAACCCTGCTGGAGAACTTAAACTATATGTCAGTATAATTAATACTATAATAATTGATAGCCATAAAACAATTGCTATTGGGGGGTTAGATCCCCCGTATAATTTATTAAGAGTAACTAACAAAACTAAACAAGTAATTAAAACCCAAAATTTCATAGAACTCGTTTGTTGATTCACAAATAATGTTTGATTTTCACTTCCTTCATCAATTGAATAATACTCTTGTAATTGTTTTTCCATTGCAATTTTTTGTTCTAAAAGAACTTGATATGAATCGCTTAATTTTTGTTGCTGTATATTTTTTTGTTCATATTGTTGTTTTACATCTGGACCAGAATTTTTTAATTCGGTTGTTATCTGTTCATTAATACTCAATAACTTATCATTTAAACTCTTCATAACAATTAATGCTGCTTTTTGTTGTGGAATTAATGCATTGTCAGTATCTAAACCAGGTAAAACACCCATATCTCCAGTTCTAGCCCAACAATATCTTTTAACTGGGTTAAATGTAGCTCCAGTGCAATTATTTGCTGAATCACACATATTTTCACATTCTTCTTGTGTATCCACAGTTCCTTCTGCTACACCAGCTGATCCCCACCAGGTTCTACCTGGTAAAGCAGCATAATCTGTCGAATTTGGATCTATTGCGGATGTATTAGTAGTATAAGTAGTTGAAGTTCCATAACAACCTTGACGATGTGTATCATCTGTAAGAGTAGCCCATAAATAACTATCATTTACTAACCCATCTAATGTTTGACTCTTTGCCCAATCAGTTGAAGCATTTGCCATCCCAGTAGTTGTGCAACCTTGATCTGCCCAAATTTTCTCGTAGCATGCTTGAGAAATACCAGTGCTATCAGATTGATAATTTTGACAAGGATTAGAACTAGTATTTTGTAAAGAATTTATATAATTTTTACCCGCTTCTTGATATTGTTGCAGAGTTACCTCATATTCTTTTTGTAAAGCCTGCACTTTTATCAATGATGCTTGAATATTATCATTTTGTATTTCTTTATAATCCATAATATATATAAATAAAGAAAAGTTTATATTATTTTATAAGTTTGCAAAATTTATATCCTGCTAAAAAAGATATTAAACTAACAAATGGCAATAATAGAAAAAAACCATGTGGGTCTTTTTTATCAGGTATAACAAATTTAGGTTTATTCGTATACTTTTCTAATGATTTGTTAGTTGTATCCCTTATATACTTTGACATTTCGGGACTAATTAATGAGTGTCTTCTTAAAGTAAACATATTTTATAGGTTTAAAAATAAAATATATTATACACGAATTACTTTTGTTAAGTTTGGTTTTTATTTACTTGTCCCAGGAACAGAAGGCATAGAAGAAGATTTAAATAGCTTTGTAAACAATCCACAAACTATAAGTATTCCAATAAATATTTCCCAATTATGATAATATTGTGCATTATAAGTATCTTTTGAATCGTCTATTAATATTTCCGATCCATTTTGTGTATTTTCTAAACTATTTAATAGTTTCATTAATTCTCCATTTAATTTCTTTTCATCCTCTAATTTAACAGATACAATTGCCATTTCTTTATCTAAAATTTCAATATTTTTATCAATATTGTTAGTTATTAAAAATAGATCTCTACTCATAGTTTGTAGTTGACCTTTACTATTTACATAATAGTTTTGAAACTCATTGACCTCTGGATTCTTATTATAATACACGTAATATTTTTTAAAATCATCTAAAGCAGAAAAAAATTGTGTTTTTATTGTATTTATTTTTTCGTCAAATTGTTTTGCTTGTCCTATTAAATTGTTCTCCATTTATATAATACTTTTTTATTTTATTTCTTATAATTTTTAAAAAACTATCATACCATTATTTAATTACAGATTCTATAATATGGTGCTGAAATTGCGGTTTTACTTGGTCTGATTATTTCACATACTTCTCCTGGTCTAATTCCAATAGCTTGAGCAACTGGATCAAATCTTGATATATCTGGAAAATGACTATCATCGAGAATATTGTATCGCTTTTTAATATCAATTTTTTCAGATTCAGATAAAACACGATGTGGAGGAACTAAAATATGAGTTAAAATATTAAATTGAAGACGTTTTAAAGGTTGAAGAATAATAAAGATCTTTTCAGATTCCCAAATATGTTTTACTGTATTAGCCAATGTTTCATTCATTTCATCTTTTACTACAATCATTAGCATATCCTTTTTAGTAAGAACTTCTTCAACTGTAAATAAATCATCAATCATCTCTTGTAAATTATTTGGTCTTAAAGCTTTGGCTAAATAATATTTTATATAGATTTTACGTTTTTCATATTCAGGAGGACTGTCACCATCTTCTATAGTTTCACTTCCTATACTTTTTTCTAAAATCATATCCAATTGATTATTAGTTTTCATAGTATTAACTTCATTAATACTAAATCCTTCGTATTCAGATGATGTATAACCTTGTTGTTTCAGTAATTCAAGAAGCACCGTTCTTGATTTATAAATCTGAGAAATTAAACTACTTGTGTTTTGACTTGCCATTATTATAATATAATATAATCATATTGATTTTATTTTGTTTCAATTTTAAATTATATTTTTTATTTTATAAAAATTATATTTTATGCGAATGATATTTTTCTAATAGAACTGTCACTTGATGAACTACTTGATGATTCGCTTGTTGTATTATCAGATGAAGTGCCTGAAGAAGTGCTTAAAGAAGTCTCAGACGGTGATGATTCTGTGTTACCGCCCTTTTGATCTACTGATAATAACGGAAGTTTACCAGCTAATTGTTCTTGAACTGTTTTTGGTTTAGTTATTGTAAGTTTTTCGTTATGAACCGATTTTGCTAACGTGTTAAATTCTTTAGACATTGAATTGTATCCTCCTTGTAACGCAGTAAGTTGTTTTTGAACTGGTAGGGCTTCAAAATAAGGAACTAAAGGTCTATTAGATGATTGATTTTGTTGAATTGTATTACCAATGATTACATTTCCTCCGGATTGTCTAGCACTTTGTCTAATAATTTGTCCCATAACAATTCTTCTTTGTCCACCTTCCATTTGTAATATTTTTGCTTGACTTGAACCGCTCAACATATTAAATGCTGAATTCATATTTGGATCTTCTGGAAATATATTTACGGAACCTCCCTTTGAAGGTGAAGGAGGCGTTAATCCAAAATTGTTAATCTTTTCAGTTTGTTCAACTATAAAATTCCATCTATCGTCATTATCATCAAAATTTCTAACGGTTTTATCTTGTATTTCCTTTGGTAGTTTGAAAAATGCATCATTTTTTTCTGCTTCATCAAAGATAGGAGCCCAAGGAGGTGAATAACCATTATTAGCTGGAGATCCAGATTCATATGCCGGAGAATAAGGAGCATATTGAGGCGATGCATTAGGATCATATTGAGGTGAATTAGGATCATATTGAGGTGAATTAGGATCATATGGAGTCGAGGGTGCCTTTTGATTAGGATCACCATACCAATTACCAGTTTGTAACTCTGGTGGTGTATATCCAGTTTCAAAAAATCCATAATCTCTATCTTCCCCTGGAGAATAAGGAGCATATTCAGGAGTATAAGCAAACGATTGAGGTTCAACATCTTTACCGGGATCAATTTTAATTGCTTGTTCTCTGAATACTTGTTTTAATTTAATTTCTAATGATTTCTTATAATTTTCAATAATTTCTTTAATATCTCTTTCTACTTTTCCATCTTCCCCGTGATCAATATGTAACAACTTATCAATATTTCTAGATTGATACGATAAATTTGTTAGTTGGTCAATATTATCTTCTGTAATAATTCTCATTTGTATATTCATCACTTGTAATTCTTGTATTAATAATTTCAATGCAAAAGGAACTCTCACAACACTAAAAGTTCTACCAAATTTACTAATAGCGTCTAAAATTTCCTGTCCTTCAACATTTCTATTGAAAACTAATGGTCCATCAGCAAATGGACTTAAGAATAAATTTTTTTCAGGATTATAGACAGCTATAGCACCAGTTTTATTACAAACAGCCATATAATATTGGTCGCCTCTTACCATATACGATTCATTTAAGAAATATGATAGACCGTTTGCCATAATTCCATCACGTTCCATCTCACCAATTTTTAATCCACCATCGTTAGCACGACCTTGATTTGTCTGTCTTGTTAAGAAATTACGTTTACCTGTTGCACGATAATTGATTTTATCTTTAACCATATGTTTCAACCGCATATAATATGTTGGTCCTACAAATATTTCTGAATAAATTTGCTCTCCTGTATATCCATTATATAAAATTTGATTACCACTATTATGATAACCCATTTTCGTTAACATATGTCCATATGTATCATAATTTGCTCCCTTAGTGGCAAATGCAGTGCAATCACCATAACCTCCATACATACAACACGCTTTACCAAAAAGACTTTCAACAAGTTGTCCGATTGTCATACGAGACGGAAGAGCATGTGGATTAATAATTAGATCAGGTCTAACACCATCAGCTGTAAATGGCATATCTTCCTCAGGTATAATGAGACCTAAAGTGCCTTTTTGCCCGGCACGCGAAGCCATTTTGTCACCAATTGCGGGAAGACGTTCTTCGCGAATTCTAATCTTTGCAATTCTAAATCCTTCTTCTCCTTCTGAAATAAATGCCTTATCAACAAATCCCAGTTGACCCTTTTTAGTTGTTTTAGAATTATCCATATAAGCGCCTTTTTGATCTGACATTGTAGTTACTTCTCCAATTAAAACAACACGATCATCTATTGGTGTATTTTCTTTTACTAAACCATAACTATCCAATTTACTGTAATCAAACCCATCTTTTATACCTTTAACATTTGGTTTAGATTCAATATTTGCAAAAAATGAATTAACATTGGAACCAGATACCTTGGAACTTTCTTCGCGTGCTTCATAAGTAGTATAATAATTGGTTCTGAAGATGCCTCTTTTGACAGATGCTTCATTTATTAAAATAGCATCTTCTACGTTATATCCAGTATATGACATAATAGCAACAATTGCATTGACACCATAAGGTTGTTCTTCGCGATTAATATAATCTAAGTAACGAGACTTGATTAAAGGTGTTTGTCCATAATTTAGTAAAACTCCCATTTTATCCATTCTCATTTGAGAATTAGAATGATAAACAGAGACAGCTTGTCTACTTTGTCCACAAGAGAAACAATCACGTGGAAACTGATTTGATTCAGGATAAATAATAGAATTTCCCATAACACCAAAAATTAATGAAGGATCAATCTCACAATGAGTATAATATTTATTTAATTTTATATTACTAGCAAATGTAGCAATTAATGCACTTTCTTCTTCAGATGTATCAATGTAATCAATGATGGCCCTATTCTTCTCAAAAAATTCTAAAATTTTATCCAATGAATCATAACCAGGATAAAGCGTATTGACATCATATAAAATATTGTTTCTTATATTAAAAAACTCATCATTCTTCTTTTCAAAACCAGAAACAACCTGACTCCAATTATATTTTCTTGATTGAATAATATCTTTAATAGTTCCGTGATCATAGGATAATTTACCATATGTAATAATTCCATTTTCACCAAGAGTTGTATCTCTGTAAAAAATAGGTCTAGTTAATCTTCCGCTATCTGTATAAATATAAATAATATTCGATTCATAACTAAATGAAATACTAGTATACATAGGAATTATTCCGTTTCTTCTGAAAAGTTTTAACATATTTACAGTTTGAACTGGATTATCTAGAATACCAATCCAATTACCATTAACAAAGACCTTAGTTCCAGTAGCTAAAACTGATGGATTACATTCAGTTAATAATTTCAATGGTGTATTAGCTCTAATCCATTTAATAATTGGATACGATGAAAACCCATTAGTTATAGCTGTGCTAATAGCCATATGTTTATGTAAACCAACATTTCCACCATCAGGTGTATCAACTGGGTCGATTATACCCCATTGTGTGCTATGTAATAAATGAGGTCCAACAATTTTCGCAGTAGGGTCTAATGGTAAACTAATTTTTCTCAGATGAGAAATATGAGTAAACCAAGATAGACGATTTAAATCTTGCACTAATCCTAATCTTTTTGTGTTGGCATCAGCTCCCCAATTGCCTTTAAACCCCTTTTTAAAACCATCCTCTACCAATCTATCTTTAAAGAAAGCAGATAAATTGTCTTCAATTAAACTAACAAAATTTACTCTGTATTTTCCGGAATGATAATAAAATTCCTTGTCTATTTTTAAAAATATATTGCGTTTTTGAATTAAATAATATTCACGAAAAAGATCGTAAATAAGAGACCCAGATGTTTCAATGCGTTTAAATTTAAAGTTATCACGATCAGTTGGAGCTTCTCTACCCATAAAAACTCGGAGTAATTTGTTAACCATAAATCCAATAAAATATGCCTTATTTAAGAAATTATCTTCTCCAATATGTGGTAAAAAATAATTAATTAAAATATCTTGAACTGCTGATACGGTTTGTCTTTTGGTGAATTTTGCTATAAATTCTAGAGCAACTTGTTGATTAAATATTGTATTCGCATCGTGAACTGATGGAATGAATAAGTCAATCATATTAGAGTTTGCTTTAAGATCTAATAAACAATATTCAACAATTGATTTATCAGATATAACACCTAGTGCTCTCATAAGAATAAAAAGTGGAATTGGTTTTTTAACATTAGGAATGTCTATAACAATTTGATTATTAGAGTAAGTAGAATCAGGGGCTACAATTTTGGCAGACGTATATCTAATTGGTTTAGAACTGTCTTCAGAAACAGAATGAACTTCACATGAAAAACTGTATAACTCATCTTCTTTATATTTTCTTACATAAAGCATATTGTCACCAAATTTTTCTTGACTAACAATTACTTTTTCCTTTCCAGAAATAATAAAGTAACCACCAGAATCGTTTCGACATTCACCTACGTTAAAACGAGCCTCTACAGATAAGCCTTTTAAAATACACAAATTTGAATGAATCATAATAGGAAATCGTCCTAGATATATTTTTTCAAATGTTTTTGTTTCTTCCATTTTTTGATCACCATTATAATAGATAAAATCTACTTCGATATCATAATGTATAGTAACCCCATAATTCATATTTCTAAGTCTAGCATCATTTGGATACATATAATGAGGATATGGTTTATTTGACTCTTCATCATAGATAACTGGTTTTCCAAAATATAATTTATCGCCGGTTTTACCTCCCAAATAAATAAGACATTCATTTGGATTTTCTTTATCACCGAGCTTAAGAGGTTTAGTTTTAGTTTTTTTAGAAATAGCGTTTTCATTTTTTTCTTCTGACTCACGTTCAATAAAGCGAATAGGATTGTTTTCACGGAAAATCTGAAAAATTCCTTTACTGAAGAAGTCATTATAAGAGTCTAAATGATGTGCTACTAAATTAGACGGATTATCTTTAAAATATTTGTCAATCAAATTCCAAGCGATTGTGTCCATTATATTAATATAATGTTATTTTTTTATAATATTATTTTGATTAATATTATAATTATTATCATTATTGTTATTTTATTCTTCTAGTTCCTATTTTTTTTGATTTTTTTCGTAATGATCTATTTTTTGAAACACCTTTTGTAGCACCAGTTATTGAAAATGTTGTCCATTTTTGTTGTGGTCTATCGTGTAAATATGGTCTTAAATAATCCCATACTCTATTCTCATTACAGAATTTGTTTTTATCAAATGGCATACCACACGAATTACCCCATCTTAATGAAAATGACATATTTTTTGCCATTGATGAATCAATTACATTACCATCTAATGCACCACGAGGTTGAAATGGTTTTGGTCTGGATGGATCAGACATATATTCACGACCATCTAATTCATAGTGTGAGCAACACGTTCTAGAGCATGGATTTTCTTTGTTTAAATATACATCATAATGATCTCCAATAATTTTTTGAGCAATATCTATATTTAATTTACCCTTATTTTCATCCATTAAATCAGCTAAACGCACTTTTCTTGCACCTTGATGTCTTCTAATATCATCTATACCTGTATTAACACATTCTAAATTACGTATTCTTGGATCATATGGAGCATTAAATCCAATAAAGAAACCGTTGGATGTGCGTTCAGTTTTATGAAATCGCAATCCTAATTCGATTCTCATTATCTCATTCTTGTTAGTATCTCCAAATAACCAAGAGTTTGCATAGTCTCCAGAATTTCCATCTAACAACATTCTTTCATAATCATCCAAGTTATTTCCATATTGCATAGCATTACGAATACGACACGAAATTGGAACTTTATTTTCATAAGCAATAAATCCTCCTATTGTTGTTTCTGTTCCTAATATTCCAGCAGATGTTACGAAAAAATCGGTTCCTGACCAAATCCACCCTGGAAACCCCATCATTAAAATACGATTACCATTTGTTGGTTTTAGATCAATAACATATTTAGCTAATTGTCCATCTATAAAATTTGAAAAGTTATTATGCGAGCAAACTATTTTACCGTCAGAAGTCCAATCTCCAACCGCAATAAATGCACTACATCTTTCTTGTGCACCTCCTTCTTTTGATGCCCCAGTATTAGAAACAGCAGAACCTTTAACAGCAATTGCCTCTTCTTCTGGCATATTTGCCCACCAACTTTCTGTCAAAGTAAAATAATTATTCCAAGCAACTACTTCATCAATAGATATATTGGCTCCTTCTGCAAATCCAATCATTTCTTCATAGAACTCTGGAAATTGCTCCTCGATTTTTGGACTAAAATACTTTTTTGCTGCTTCAATAAAAAATTCCCATTTTACACCAAAATCGGTATAAATTGTAAAATCTAAAATACGTCTTACTTCTTTCATATCTTTAGAAACTAATTTACCATATGCGTATCCTCTTTCTTTAGGAGATCCCTTAATAGAAACATATGTCCAACCATTTAAATCATAACGTATTCCATTTTTTACTTTAATAATATTTGACATATAATAATCTAATATTATTTTTTATTTTTTCCATCTTTTAACAAATAAAATACAAAAAATTGAAATATTTTTATATAAATTAATAATCAATAAAATCGTAACAAATATATTTCAAAGAAAATGCAGGATTATGTTTTAGAATCAGAGTATGGGATGCAAGATATGGTTATTACGGACCCGGATACCAGAATACATACAACATGTAACGATATATTAAAAAAGTTATATCATAACGGGGGTTATACAAAAGGAAATTCTTGGGAAACAGAACAAGACAGATATTTCCAAGATGTTTTACTAGAAAGATCGTATGCTGCAGTTTTAAGAGGAGATTTTAATACTGCCGACATTTATTTAGCACTTAATTATTGGAACGAAGAGCTAATAGATAACATAAGGATAAAAGCGGAAGAAGCTGGTTTAGCAGGTAATCATGGTTTAGAAATAATGTTGACTAGAATATGCGAATATGGTAAGGAAGAAGGTTTTCAGTGTAAAGCATTTTATTTTGTGTTATGGAAAAAACACATTGGACTACTTGACTATATTTTGAAAAAAATAAATCTACAAAATTTTACACCTTATGATTTAAAGGCGGCTAATATTCAAGGATTAGGTAAATATCTGTGTAAAAAAGACCCAGCGCGATTTTATATGAAAAAACAATATTTGGATGGAGTAGTATCAGAAACTCTTATTGTTCGCACTATTGAGGAAGAGGCAGAATATTTATTAAATCAAAAGGCAAAATACATTGGATTATTAATTCATAGGCATGAAAAAACAAATAAAGACAATATAGTTCTTACAGGAATTCCTAAGGAACTACTAAGATATACACTATCAATGTTATAAAAAATTAAAGTAAAATAAAGTAATAAATTTTATATTATAATTTTTTTTTATCGATTTCTTCCGATTCATCAGCTACGTCTGATCTAGATTTAACTACAGAATTATAATTTTGAGATTTTAAAGTAGAACTTGCTGTATCTGGATTATCTGTTCCAGGATGTTTTGGAAGTTTAATACCAAATAACTTAGATATTAAATGTAAGAAACTAACAAAAAACCCTAATAAAATAATAAAGAATGCTACTATATCACTACGCGTTACTTTTTGTTTTAAGTAGAATTGATTTATTATTAAGATCAAACAAAATTGTATAATAATTAATAAAAATGTATCTTGAGTTGGTGTTACTAAATCATATTTATCACCAACCATTACAGTAAATGTCATTACAATCCAATCTAGCCAAGCAAATGGAATGGCCATTTTATATGCCTCCCACATTGATAAGTTTTTGTATGGTAATGTAACAAACTGTCCCCACATTGAAAAACTTTGTGCCACTATAAATAAACATAAAAATAAAACATAGTATGGTAATTTAGAATACTCCATTATATATTATACTTTTAAGAAAAGTATAGCAAAGTCAATAAAAGCGTTTATATATTTCTTAAAAGTATATTTATACTTTGCTATACTTTTCTTAAAAGTATATATATATAACAAATGAATTTTGCACTAACATTTTTATTATGGTTTTTTCTAAACGTTATGATTGGTTTAACAATGGATTTTGCATTGTTTACTCAAACCACCCCTGATATGAAAGATGCTGGTATATTAGCAAAAATATTATCATCTGAATTTTGGGCATCTATTGAATGGATGTTTTTGATCCCAGCAAATCGTATTGGTAACACATTTTTATCTGCCCCTCAAATATCTCTGTCATCTTATGTTTTTGACTTCTTAGCACAATTATGGTCTAATGCATTTTGGTTGAATTTGCCTACAACTATTGATGACTATGTAGGAATGTTTTTAATTTTGTTTGGTATGTATGCGGCCAAATACACTTTGTTTGGTTAAAATATAGAAACCTTTGGTTAACTTATAAATCCTTTGACTAAATTAATAAGGAAAACTAAAATGCAATGGTTGATCATCAGACTGTCTTTTGAAACTAGGCGGTATATTTGCTGCTGTAAAACCTGAATTAGGATAAACCATATTACCATTTAATGTATTTTGTCTTGTAGCAGGACGATAATCAAGTTTAGACCCAACTCCTACTCCTGTTCCGATTGATGATCCTCTAAAAGTTTCTCTTAAAGGGTTTCCAAACATCATATCCATTGAAAACAAGACAATCAAAAAAACTAATAAATAAATAATCGTTTGTATTTTGCTCATATTTTATATATATTCAATATAAAATATAAGAAAAAGATTTAATTAATTGTGTTTAATAAATATCTTTATTTATTGCAACCACACTTTTTATTACACATTCCTTCTTTCTTGTTCTTCTTTTGATACATCATAACCATACCCATAATAACGAAAAGCATAACAAATGGAAGCAACACTAAGAACCAAGCGATTCCAGTGTGACCATCTTTACACATCAAATTCAATACCCAGGTCCAGAAAACGATGTATAGAACCTTTACAATAAAAACGGCTATACAACTTGGAACGCGACATGAAAACATACCTAAAGTATATTTATTATTATTACCCATATTTTGGACTGCCGAAATTGCAATTGCTAAAACAGAAATAATAAAATATACATACGATGGAGTGCACAATTGACTTAATTTATTTGGAAAAGCCATACTATGTATTATGGATAGAAAAAAATTAAAGTAAAAGTCTATTGTTATTTAACGAATGTGTTAATTGGTCTTTATATGGCAGAGGATCTACAGGTGGTTTATACCCGTTTAATGAGTTATATGCGCTCTTTAAATTAAATGAAAAATCACTTCCTAAATTAACTAAATCTTGTGGAATTAATCCACCCCCTCTAACAGATTTGGATCTAGATCTAGATTTAGAATGACCTGATTTTCTTCTTCCCCCTGTAATACTATTTAAAAATCTAGATCCAGTATATCCAGAATCACCTGTAATCATTTGTAGTTGTGGATTTTTAGCTACAATATTATTATCCGTATCATAACCCTTCAAAAAATTTCTATCGCCACCCATACCATTTACACCAGGCCATTTAGCAATTGAGGCTCCCCAGCTAGATCCCACCATAGGTCCTGGAACTGATGAAGCTGATTTAAAAAAATTACCTCCGGATTGTGTTAAAGAAATCTGTCCGCAAGAGGAACACGAACCTCCGTTTTGTCCTGTACCAATAATAGGTTTATAACCTAATGGAGGTGTATCAGGAGGAATATTATTGGGAGGATAATTATAACCACCAAACATATTCATTTGTTTTGTAGATAGAGGAGAGATAGGGCATCCACACGATCCACAACCTGCACCACCTTTCAAACGACGATTTAGATAACATGTTCCAGGGCACGGATGAGGACAATTACAATTAGGTCCACAATGACAATTAGGTCCGCAATTAGGGCAACCCTTATTACCTAAAGTTGAAAAAACTTTCTTATTTTTACAAGATTTTGTTTTCTTAGAACAACCGCGCATTGCATATACTTTTTGTTTCATTGTTCTTGAACGTTTATTACTTTTTTTATTACTACGCTTAGACTTTTGTGGCATTATATAATATACTTTTAAAAAAAATCCATATTTTTTTTAACAAAACTTAAATTTATTTTTTATTTTTGGAAAACCTTTTCCTAAAAGGTTTATTCAATATCAACGTGAGTTAACATATGACGTCTACAACACATTTTTTTTAAATTTAATTCATCTAAAACCTCACCTTCAGGAGTTTTTTCACTATATTCAGGCGTCAAATAAATGACCTTTTCAACGTGAAGATCTCTTGTCATTTTACGTTTTCTAACTTCTTCACAATAATAACGATATTTATCGGCAAGCACAGTGCCGCAAGTAAAGCATTTAATAGGAATGATCATTGTCTCTTATATAAATATAGTATAATTATTCTATATTAATATATTTTGAAATCAATTTTTTATTTAAAAAAAGATAATTATATATTATGAGTAATACTACAACATTTATTGTGAATAACATTGGAGAACTATCAACAATATTTAATCCTTGGCCCGGAGGTACTCAAGCGACGTTAACAAATTATAAATATTGGGATGGAACCCAATTTCAAGATTTAAATAATGCTTTTCAACCATTAACAACTTCTCCAACTTCTTATACTACAACTGGATTTAAAGTAAATAATTATACGCCAATATGGACAACTGTTTCTGGCACATACGATCTAGGTCAAATTTTTGCTCCATATATTTATTTACCGTTTACCGTAACAGGAGGAACATTTAATTATACAATAAATAATACATCATATGCTGTTTATTTAGCTGGAAGCGGCACAATAACATTTACTAATACTGTAAATACTTGTAGTATTTATATAATAGCAGCAGGGGGTGGAGGTGGAGGTGCTGTTGGTAATTATCAAGGTCAATCACAATCACAGAGAGGTGGTGGCGGAGGCGGAGCTGGTTCAATTGTTTCACTGACTAATATTAGTTCAATAGCAACTTCATCTGCATTTAATTATACAAGCGGAACAGGAGGAGGTGGTGGAACTGGAGAAAATTATACTAATCCTTTTGGTGTTGCGGGAGTATCCGGCGGGGGTAATGGTAATAATACAACATTTTCTAACACATCATTTTCAATTACTACATATGGTGGTCTTGGTGGCGGAGGTGGTGTAGGTGGTGGAGGAGGAAATAATACGTCTTTAGGTGGCGCTTGTGGAAGTGCTCCTTCTTATACTGGGACCCCTCTGGGCACTTATACTTCTTTTACAGTTACAGGAACTGGTGGACAGGAAAACACATCATCAAACGCAGGAGCAGGAACAAGCAGTAATATAAATGGTAATGTTTACATTGTTAATCCAGTTGATAGTTCATATTTATATTTGGGAGGAGGAGGAGGTGGAGGGTTTACAAACGGTAACGGAAACGGAAGTTCTGGATCTGGTGGATATGGAACTGGAGGTACATGTTCCGGTCGTGCATTTTTAAATGGTCAAGGTGGAAGAACGTGGGGTGCTGGTGCTGGAGGAGGGTGTGGTTCGACTGGTGGATTGAGTGGAGGGGGAGGGGGTCAAGGAAGAGTAATTATATTTTTTACTTTATAATAATAATAAATTATTTTTAACTATTGTAAACAAGTTTAAAAACATATTATAAAATTATAATATTACATATTATGTTTTCACAATTATGTCAACTCATAAGTATAAATGAATCAACTAATAATTCAGATCGTCTGAATTGGGATGAGTATTTTATGTCTATTGCTCTTTTAGCATCTCAACGTAGTCCTTGTCAACGGCTCCATGTTGGATCTGTCGTAGTAAAAGACAATCGTCTAATATCAATGGGTTACAACGGTTATATTCCAGGCGCACCGCATATCTCACGATTAAAAGATGATCACGAGCAATCTATCATTCATAGTGAAGTCAATGCTATAGCAGATTGTGCGAAAAGAGGTGCCAGTTTGGCAAATGCCAAAATATATGTAACGCATTATCCGTGTATAAATTGTTTCCGATCAATCGCAGCGTGTGGAATAAAAGAGGTGGTATATTTACATGATTACAAGAATGAAGAGATCGTAAAGCAATTAGCAGCCGACTCGGGAATAATGATGCGGCAGCTTAGTTGTCCTACATAATGTAGGGTTCAGATATTATGATTATCAAAATTGTCATACCTACATTATGTAGGACACGCCCCCCGGCACTTACCTAGATAATAGTAAGAGTCCATTGTTATCAACTTTCCATCCTTGTCCGTCTTATATGTAGGACCATCTAAACCACCTGCCACACATTTTCCATTTTCACCTGTTTTTGTAAATACACAACACGATGTTTGTGCACAATTAGACTCTGTCAACTGATTACATCCTCCTTCTAACTCTTGCGAATTACCTAAATAACTTTCACAAAAACTATTTGATGGACTTAACTTCATCTTTTCAATATTTTCTTGAGAATCTTGCATTGATCTTACACCCATCATATCTAAAGTTTCTACTGTTACTTCTTGCACTAATTTTGACTCTGGCTTAGGTGGGTTCAAATCTATTCCCTTTATATTTATTATAACTAACAAACCTAAAACTACTATTACAATTAACATTATCATCTGTGAATTTTCTTTTAAAAAATCTGCTATTTCACTCATATATTATCATATTTTAAAAAGTTTAGCAAAAACTTCATATTTTAAAGAAAATTTATTTTATTCGTATAATTTATAATGGCTCGTCATAGACATCGTAGATCTCATAGAAGAACTTCCAAAAATATGATTAACAAAACCGTTAATCAAACCGTTGGTAAAAGTGTTAGTTTTGCCAAATCTACTTCCAAAAAATATATGCCAAAGGTTAAATCTGGTTTAGAAAATGTCGGATCCAAAGTAGTTGACACTACACAAAAAAGTGTTCCCTATTTACAACGTATGACACGTAAATTCTTTGGAATGTTTTCCGGTAAAACAAAAACCAGAAAGCACCGAAAACATTAAATACTTCTTATACTTTATACCTTTGTACATCTAAAATTATATACTTTAAATGTGCTTATTTTAATGCTTTCTAGTTTTTCTACTTCTTCTAGTTTTTCTTGTTCTTCTGGTTTTTCTGGTTCTTCTAGTTCTTCTGGTTCTTCTATTCTTATTTCTTCTACCCCCCTCTATTTCTCCTTGAATTACAGCCCCTTCACTTGCTTGACCTTCCACAAAAGAACCATCTACTGGAGCCTTTAAATCATTCTGATATGCTACATCTTCTACATCTTCTATCTCTTGGTCAGTAGCACTCTTACTAAAAGGAATAGGTAGACCATCTGGTTTGAAACTGACTTCAACTTTATCTTGTTTTGAATATAATAGATCCGAAAATAGTTTGTTACTCATCATACTATCTTCATTCAATATAGTATCACCTTTTTTTCGTAACTTTACTAAATCAATAAAATCTGCTGTATAATTACCAGGACCATTTTCTGTTCCTGTCATTTGAACTATACGCATCTCTGTATCGCCACTTGTTATAGAAAACTGTGGATTTGAGACTTTTGCCCGACCTACTTCTGTTGTTTCTACTGTAAATGCTGATTTACCTAATAAATGACCAAGATCTGCCGCTTTTGCAAAACTAATATATAAATAAGTCATATGATCAAACATATTTGGACCAGAATTCATTGCTTTTGTTAACATACTTGGTTCAACATCTTTACAATTAATTGCTTTTGTATATTCTGAACGTGCTAAACTTGTGCTTACTTTTGTTGAACTCTTACAATCTCGGGACACTAGTTTTCTATAACCTGCCTTTTTATCATTTTTACTTGAGCATGGATGGTAAAAACCCATTCCAGGTGGAGGAAGTGCTGTTACTGGATCTCCGTCATTTGAATAACGATGAACCAGTGTTTTATTTGCTACAATTTTACTACAAAAAACCTCACTGGTTGTTTTACTTAGAACACGTGGTGAACCAAAGCTAATACAAATTGGCTGTGATGATATTGGAGCAAATGCCTGGGCACCTCGTTTTTCAATAATACTACAATATTCATAATCAAGAAGTGTTGCTAACGCACCTCCTAATGAATGACCTGTAAATACTGGGATTGTATTAGTTGTTTTCAAAAATGTTGTTACTATATCATTATTTGCCGCCAAAATAGTATGTAACATTTCAAATTCTATTTTTGCAATACCTTTCAATACTTTTGTTCCTTCTGATATTTTAACTGGATTCAATGATGACATTTGTATATAAGATTGGGCAGTTTTTGTGCTATAAGTGCCTCTAAATGATGTAAATACAAAATTAGATAAATATTTTATACCTATAACTAATACATCTCCATAATTTGAATCAGCTATACTTATTACTTTTATATTTGGATCTGTCTCTTTTTTATAATATGGACTTCTTATTGTATCTTCTATTAATGTATTTATTTGTTCAGCATATGGTATGAAATTAACGTATTTTTTTCCATTATATGTTCTTACTGGAATAGTATTATTAGGACTATTTAAATTAAATAGAGTTTCTTCGTCTTGATTTAATTGTGATATATTTGTTATTTGACTTAATATAACTAACAATTCTTTTGGAATTATTCTAAATACACCCGACAATAAAAATAATGGCATCGGAGCTTCAGCGTAGGCTATTCTAGAAAATACCGCACATAAAAAATCGAAAAAACTAGCTAATCCTGTTAAATCATCCGTTACGGGTTTTGATGAAAAAAATGGCATAATATTATATTATAAATGTATATAATATTTTGTAATTAAAGTTTATTCTTTGTTTTATTTTTTTTATATATTCTTCTATGAGTATATCTTTTGGAGGATTTTACAATTTTTTGTCTCTTATATCCCTTTCTCGTTTTATGTTTATGTCTTAGTTTTTTTGTCTTTATTTTACCACCAGCTGGAGGGGGTTCTGTTGTATCCATATTAGTATCTTCTGTCACTGTCTGTGAAGTAGTTAAACTGTATTTTTGTAAATATTCATTATATTCCTGATCTGTATTCAATGGTTTTAATACATTTTCACCATTGGCATCAATAAATATTTCAAAACCATACTTTCCAAATAACGTTGTATATGTCGTTGGTTGTATTTTAGGTTTTTTTATTCCTTCAGCGACTACTACTTTTAATTTAGGTTGTTCTTTCTTTTTAGGCAGTAAATCAACCATTCGTTGTTTTGAAAAATTATTTGTTTTTGTATATCCGTTATAAGGATCATTATCATTATTTTGGGTTATAACTGTATCGTTTGGATACCCTAGTGTAGCTCCAGGTATTTTACCACCCTTAGATCCTTGAACTCCAGAAGGTTGCAAATTGAATGCTGTAGGTGCTGCTGCAGATGAAAAATTGAATGCTGTAGGTGCTGCTGCAGATGAAAAATTGAATACTGGAGGTCCTGTTGTAAGTGCTGTTGCAGGAAATAAAGTTCTTAAAGATCCTTCTAATGATCCAGTATCCAGCCTACTAGTAATTTCTAATATTTGATATAATGTAGTATTAATTAACTCTTTAACTGTAGGAGTCACCCTGTCATCAATCATATATGGATTTATAGCATTAATAAAGTCCTCTTTTGCAGTAAATATTTCTTCTGCTTTTGAACTTTTATCGCCACAAGTTCCTTTCTGTGGTCTTTTTCCACAAATTGCATTTTCTATTAATCTAGAAAAAATATCTCTTATTCTATTACGCAACTCTTGGTCAGGTATCGCTGCGATATTTTGAATTATATTTTGTAAAATAAGTTGAAATGCTTGGGCAGCTTTGTTTTTAACAGCTGATATATTACCTTTTCTAAAATAAAAATTTGTTACTTGTAATTTATCTATTAAGGTTTTATAAGTGTTACATATAGCATCATCGTCTCTACAAGTTATTCCACTTACAGTTTGAATTGCTCCTTGTCTACCATAAATGTATTTATATATAAACGTATAGGATCTTCTAGTTGTTGGATCTATTAGATTTGAAATAACAATAGGAATAAATATTGGTTCGGTATAATGTCTTGAATATATTGTTTTTTGTGCAGCTGCATCCACTCGAGTAACAGCTGTAACCCATACTTCAGAATTAAATGTTTTCGTGTTAAATATTGTACCTGCTAACGACTTATCGTGCTTTAATCTAAGATCGACTGCTGTATTTGTATTATATGGGATTAGTAATCGTTCTCTTTCTAGTTGTGATAATGGCAATATTTTTGATTCTGCTAATCCATGAGCATCTTTAACCGATTGTTTCAAATTTACAATAGCAAATCTTAATGTTTCACCCACGACAGGAAATACATAACTACTTTTATTTACTAATCTAGTATATAATCCTAACTCTATATTACTATAATCCTTTGTCCCTAAAATATAAAAAATTTGTTTTTGTAAATCACTTAAACTTGCTGTGCCTAAAAATCTTCTTATTAAAGCTTCCATTTGTTCATCATTAACAATCTGTCCAGATATATCCATTACTGTTGGAGGTATAGGAAAAATACCCGGATACATCTCGTCCAAAACTCTTTTAATTATTAATTCATCATTTTTTAAAATAAAAACTAATATCATAATTATTCTATAGTATTTTGATTTTCCATTATCATGACATAATGAATCTAAATTATAGTCAATTAAATCAGATCCAATATTTGGTAAGTTTGCATTTAAATAACTTACTGGATCAGGCTGTCCCAATACAGTATTAATATCGAACCTTCCAAGATCCAGATCCATATTTATCTTATACAAAAAACACGCCACACTTATAATATAATAATTTTTACTATCTATAGCAAAAACATTTTGTCCCCTCGTTCCCAACTCATTAACAACGGTCTCTAAAATCTCAGGACAATGTTTTAAAGCAAAGTATAATATATCAATTTTTGTAGATTCATCAGTAGCAGTGGTCAACAGTAAACTAGAACATCTTTCTAAAATTCGTATACATGCATTACCTGGTTGCTGAGCAGATAAGAGTGTAAGTATAGATGTTACCAATCCAGTGTTAAATAATATAGAAAGATAACTTATAAATTTGTTATCAATATAAAATGTGGCTATAGGATCACTTGTTTCACTACCAATTTTACACATATTATAAGATGTATAATACCCATTTGCAGCAATTCTTGAAGCAGCACCATCAGCGCTTTCAAGCATACATTTTCTTGGTAAACTGGTTGCTTGAGATGGAGCAGCTGTTTCTTCAGATAAAGGTATATCTAAAGATATCATAGCTCTCTTTTCAATATTTTGATTATCCCAACCAGTTGTTAAATTATGAATAATAGTTGGTTTAATAATAGCATATAATTGACCAATATCCAAATATTCTTTACCAGATGCAACAATAATAAAGTCTCTTAAAATATTATAGGCTCTTTGGCTTGAAGGAGAACCAGATGTTTTATACATTTGAATTAAATACAATATTATCTGTAATGATACTTGATCTAGTTGAAGCATAGGTGCAAATTTATCATCTAAATCTTTTCTAGTTAATGCTCCACCTTCCTGATCATCCTCATCTGTCTCATTCTCTTCTGCACCATCGAAAATTGAACCAAAACTACAAACATTAAATTCTACTGATGGTATACCATTGAATTTAATTATAATTCTGGTATCATTTATTTTATTAGTTGTAAATACGTATATTCCTTCAGCTGTAGGTTTGACTTTTATTTCTTCACCATAAGTAAATAATGCTCTAACGAGAGTTTGATAAGCATTTTTTCTGATTTTTACTATAGATACAGGTGCTGAGATTCCACGAAGTGCTTCTGGCACTCCGGGTTGAGGGGATATAGCCATAGGAACGGGTCCTTCTGGTAAACTAGCTGCTTCTTCTGGCAAACTAGCTGCTTCTTCTGGCAAACTAGCTGCTTCTTCTGGCAATACATCTCTTTTTGCTCTTGCTTTGATAATTTCTACTTGTCTTTCTCCCTTTGCCTTTCCCATAGTTTCTGCTAATCGTTTTTGTCTAGATTCTTCGGCAGACTGTCTCGGATATCTCGTTCGTGCCCCACCTCCCTGTTCAGATTCTTGTATTGTAAGCGATGGTAATGGTCCTTCTAAGATAGGCGATGGTCTTCCATCAGCACCAGGAAACATAAATTGAAAGTATGCTTTTGATGCATTAATATATTGTGGAGTTGATTTGTAGCCTTTATGACAATCAATGTATTTTAAATCAGTTTCATATCCTTTTTTTATTGCTTGATCAAACCCTTTTTCCTTGGCTTGACTAAGTTTCTCTTTTTTTATTTTTTCACTTTTTTCGTTCTTTTTATTATTTTTCGATGACATATATAATATATTACAATATATTATACATTTAAAAATTTAATATTTAATAACTTTTATCTAAATAACTAAGTTAAATCTCTTCTAGAACAATTCCAATAGTTGCCTTTGTTTTCTTATATTTTTTGTTAGTTTTATGTATTTCATCGTGACATTTTTCACAAAGATTTAACAAATTTGCTTTATTATTCTTATTAAAAGTTAGTCCTTTCTTTTTTATAATTCCTTTATCATCTGCTTCATTTTGAAAAATCATATGATGAACATCTATTGCTGTATTTACTTTACAGCTTTCACATATACCGCCTGATATATGTTTTGCATTAAAATGTGAACCTTTTCTTGTTAAAAGACCTGCAGATTCAGGATGATATTTCATTCTAATATTATGTGCATTTTCCAAGAAGTCTTGTGGCAAACTTAGACTCTTACAAACCTCCAGTCCATACATATTATTTCCTGGACCATCTTCCAATTTTCTATTGTAAATTAGGCAATCTTGCTCCTTATTATATATGACGCTCATATGTTTCATACCTACACTATGTAGGGAGGTAATTTCGTCGTATCCAATAATTTCGTGGAGATGTGTAGCAAATATGAAGGAGCAACCCTTTATAGCTAAATTTTGAACACCTGCTACAAAAATACTTACAGCACTTATGCTCTCGGTGCCGGAACATAGTTCGTCTCCTAATACTAAACTGTTTTTATCTGATAGACGCAAAATAGTGCGCAATTCAGACATCTCTACAGCAAATGTCGATAGGCCTTTAAATAAATTATCATTTCCTAGAATTCTTGTGAAAATATACTTATATGGTCTGAATTTGTAACTTGACGCTGGAACATATAATCCTGCTTGGGCCATTATTACTGAAATTCCTAGCGCTCTTATAAAACTCGTCTTTCCAACAGCATTTGTTCCATACAATAATATACCATCTAATTCAGAATTATTAACAGTGCCTGTTCCAATTGATATATCATTTGCGACATATAACTCTGTTTGTTGAATTTTCTCAATTAAACAATGTCTTAGATCTTCGGCTATAATAAAAGATTTACTTGATTCTCCATTTGATGATTCTATTTCAGGTTTACAATAATTATATTTATTTGCTATTAATGCTTTTGTATAAACTAAATCTACATAAGTAATAAATTCACTAATATTTTGTATTTCTTCATGATAGTCTTGCATTTTTTTTACTATACTTTGATATACCTTGAAAACCGTATCAATCAAATTCACCTTTATAGAGCCAACATTTTTACAAAGAGAACTTATTTGTTGATTTGTTATTGTTTTATTTGATGATGATTGCTTATTGTATTCGAGATCTAATGAAAGAGTAAAATTAGTTTCTGTATTTTTTAGAGATGATCTATATTTTAATATTACACTCTTTTTATCTTTTATTATTTCTTCTAATATTTTACATCGTCTATCAGTTGCTAGCAAACTAAAATTATTCTTTTCTGTTTCGTGTATTTTAACGTATGTTTTTGTATCTTCATCATCTTCATCTAATGTCTTTTTTCCTTTAATCCCCTTCTTTCCCTTTGTTCCTGTTTCATAGTTGGATATTATATTACTAAAATATGATCTACACGCTTCCATTTGATCTTGCGACTCTGTTAATGTTTTAATTTTATTATCTAAGTCTATATCTACACCATCTTGTATAAAACTTTTTTCTATCTTCTGAATATTATCAATATCTTTACAGTCTTCCAATATTAATACGGTTTTCAAATATGTTAATACTCTATCTATTTGATCCATCAAACTAACAAAACTGGGCACTTTTTTATTCAAATATTCATTCAAATATTCGTTACCAATTATGAATTCATATAAAATCTTTGCACTACATATTGTTGCATATAGTTGATATATAGATTTTGGTGTTACCTTTTGTAACATAATTTGACGCATTATTTTGGATATATCTTTTATATGAACTAACATAGTTTTTACGACTTTGTATTCATCAACACCTTCATCTGTTAACATTTTTTCGGTTATATCATATTCTTCTTGTAAATAAGTTTCATCTGTAACTGGATTCAAAAAATTATATGTAAATTTTCGCTTTCCCATCGGAGTAATACATTCATTTAACATTTTTACAACACATGAATACTTTCCTTTATAATTATTATCCTCAATTATATTTAATTGTTTCAATGAATGATTTGCCAATATTAACTTTTTACTATCATTTTCTAGTATTGGTTCTGCAATTTTATATATCAAATTTGGATTATGCTGGTAGATAAAATCCAACAAATAACAAAAAGACTGGGTTGCATATACATTGTCATTAAATATACCCATAAATGCGGTTATATCATTTATTTTATAAAATCTGTTTAATAGCTCTACTTGATATGTTTGCTTTTCACAATTAGAAGCACGTTGAATATTTTTTGATCCATTCTTATGATCATTTAAATTAATAATATGTAATGATTTACTTTTAATATCTGTGTAACTAACAATATCCTCTATTTCTGAAACTGGTAAATTTGAAATTAAAATGGTTTCGCTTGGATTATAAATTGAAATAAATCTTTCTAATTCATCAAAAGTAGTAGGATTTTTAATATATTGTTCTGTATATTCCATTATACTCGTTGTTCCTGTAAAAATATCTATTATTGCAGCACCTACATACACGAACATTTTATCCTTGTTTTTTAATGTTCCCTTTTTATTTTCAACCCAAATACAACATGTATTGTTAGTTATACTTTCTGTATCTGTTGAAAAATATGTTCCTGGAGAATAAACGCCAGTTAAACTTCTGGTTGTATTTGCACATTGTTCATCCTGTTCATAAACGGCAATAGTGTATCCTGTATCTTGTAATTTTTTTACATATTTATCTAGTAAATGATCTTTGAACCCAGCCATAACAACTGGTTCTGAACCGCAGCACGCCTTTTTATCTACAACATTTAAATCACAAATTTTTGAAAAATCCATAATATTACTACCAGAAATATTATCATATTTATCTTTTAAACCATATACTTCAAAAAAAGCACCCACTTGCATTAATACAATTGTTAGTTCACCAAATTCATCTATATGTTTTTTTGTTTTTTCGAAATAATCCTTTATTAAAGACATCTTATTATATAATTAATAACATATCTTTAAATTATGATTGTTTTAATAAAAGAAACACTGTATTTTTTTTCTGTAACATTATTTCATTAAATATATACCTCTTATAGCTAGCATATGTTTGTTGAGAAATTATAGGAAATGTATAATACAATGTTTTTAAAATAAACAGTAAAAATGCAACATGGGTGGGGACACTATTATATTGACTTATCTCTTTTATTAAAATATCCTTAAAATCATTATTATAAATAGCAATTTCGCATTTTATATCAATATATTTTTCACATTTTATTTTATATCCATATACCATTTTACCATCCAATTTCCATATTATTTTGTCGAATGCGTTTCGTTTAACGTGTAGAAAATGCTGTAATTTTGCTATCGTACTATATTCATTATCTGTAAAAATAGCTATATCAATATCACTTTTATTATGAACATAATCTGGTCTATTCACAGAACCATAGAAATATAGATCTGTATCTAAATAGTTTTCTAGTCGTTTGAAAAATTCTTTTACGTCCTTTGGTAAATCATCTCGTATAGTATTCATTTATCTAATATAAGATAAGAAAAAATATTATCAAGCTTCGTTAAGAAAATTATGTAAAAGAGTTTCTTTGTTTGTGTTAGTTATTTCTCCAGTTAAAACGGCCGACTCGAATGTTTTTCTTAAAATATCTGAAGGACACGTGCTTCCAACTTTAATAATTCCGTGTTGACGCAAATATTTTCTCACATCAGTTATATCTGTCTTTTTTAATTCTTTTTGGGTATTTATTATATTTTTTCTTGTTTGTTTGTCTTTTATTAAAACTGCAATTCTTCTTAGTTTATCTGATTTTCCTAATGTAAATTTTCGTTTTACAGTTTTCTTTAAATATTGTTTTGGATTTCGTTTTTCAATCTTTTCTTCGCGTTGTTTTATAAGCTCTTCAATATCTGGCATAGAATTTTTATTATCTTCAAAATCTGGTAAATCATCTAATAATGTTTCTTTAACCGGTTTGGTAAATTCTTTTTCCAGCTTATTAAAATCTTCTATAGCCTTTCTTTTTGACGATGTTTCCTGATCTTCTAATTTCCTCAACTTATTTTTAATTTGTTCTAAACGATCTTCTCTAGATATTGATGAAGTATTAATTTTCTCTGTCTGGTTTGTTAATTTATTATCTTTTAAGCTCGTAAAAAATATACCATCGGGTCTTTTAGGAGGTGTGGGAGGTCTTACTAAATCTGGTAATTCCGCATAAACAGAAGGAGAGGAGAATTCTTTCCATTCTCTATATGTTTTCTTTTTTCCGTTCTTTAAACATCCATAAGGAACCTCGTCATTAGTTTTGTAATTCATACTAAATACTTCATTAGTAATCATTGGTGTTTTTATTGGTTCAGCTAATTCAGGAGGAAGATCTAATGAAATATCTTGATTAGACATTATAACTGACATTGATTGATTTTTCAACGTTTTATTATTAAGAATCTTTTGTTGTTTTTGCTTTTGTTTCAAACCCGATAAATAATCAATCGCACCATAAAATTCATCTGTATATGTATTGTCTTCTTTTAAATTATTATTAGATTGAATAGAGTCCGAACCTTTTAATTCTTTGGTCTTATGTTCCTTTATTCTTTTTAATAACTTATTTTTTAAATTACTTGGACTAACAACAGGATTTAATGCTATACCCCTTTTTTCCTTATTTTTTCTAGTTTTATTTCCAGGCATTTTGAATAACGCTGGATTGATTTGAATTGTTTTTTTAGTTGACATATGTTATATAGTAAAAAAACAATTTTACGAATGAAACCCAAATAAATATTTTATATACTTAATAATGGTTAAAGATACATACTACTAATAATGCTTTTATATCTCTCCTTTTCCTTATTTTTTGAATCTTCGTTTCTCAGATAAATTTCTAATCCTTTGTCTAAATCCTTAAGAACTAAAAATTTCTTTACCGACTGATCTAAACAAAAAACTCTTCTGCTATGAGCTATTTTTGTTTTTGCAAACAGTGTTTCAATATCCCTTCCATAAAATTTAAAATGTCCCTTATTCTTTTCAAACCACTTTGTATCTATTTTCGAATCTTCTGCTAATGACCAACCACCCTCACTTACCTTCTTTAAGAAAATTTTATATAAATCATCTCCAGTATATTCATCTGTTTTAAATCTCCATGTAAATCTTGAATTTAATCCTTGATTATAATTGAAGAAACAATTATTTAAGTCTGTTTCATAACCAGCTATAATAACCATTAAGTTATCTTTGTGATCGCTTAGTGCTTCACATAACGTATCTATACATTCTTTTGAAAAACTATCTCGTTTCTCTTCATTGCCTAGCGCATAAGCTTCATCTATAAATAATACACCTCCTAAAGAATCTTTGACAACGTCTCTAGTTTTTAATGCAGTCTGTCCCAAATATCCTGCTATTAAATCAGCACGAGTAACCTTCTTAAAACTTCCTTTAGTTAACACTCCCATTTTAGAGAAAATAGATCCGATAATTTTTGCTATTTCTGTTTTACCAGTTCCAGGTGGACCATAAATGACAGTATGCATAAAATCATTACCCTTTATTTCTGACTTTAATGTATGTAAATTTTGAATATAAAATATAATTTGATCTACAATATTTTCTTTTAAATCCTTCATTCCAATCATATTTTGTAATTCATTCAAGGGCTTTTTAATTTTATGTAGTGCATCAATATTAATATTATATTCTGTATGCTTATCATTTGGATATGTTTCTATAATCTGTAATAAATCATTTATATTATTAATTTCACTAACAATATTTACTTTTTTTGTATAAACTGGTTTTAAAGTAATTGGTTCCTTTTCTTTAAGAGTGACCTTTTCATCGCTTTGATATATATTTGGATCCATATGTTTTTCAACTGCAGCTAATAATGATTCCAACGGACTGAGTCCTGTAAAGTTTTGATTATTATAATCGGACGCAGTAAAATCTTTATCAATTTGTTTAACAAATTTTTTAATTTCGCTTTTAGACGAAGAACTACAGCTAGAATTAATAGATGATTGAGGGGTTTCCTTTTGCTTTTTATCTAGTTCTAGTAAAAAATTATTATAATTGTTAATATCTGTATATGATTTAAAACGGACACAATTTTGATTATCTCTGTTTCTCTTATTAATCATTAATTATATAATACAGTTCTACATTTATATCATTTTTAAAAGTTATAAATATCAAATATTCTTATCAATAACTACTTCTTTTGCAACTCTAGATATTATTTTGCTTATATTATTTTTTTGTTCTGATTCAGTTCCTCCTGACATTGAATTAGAAACAATTTTCAAATAGGTATCATTCTTTTTAGAAGACGAATCATAACAATCTGGATTATTTTTAACCCATTCAGGAATTTTTTTCATATTTTTGTTTGCTATTTGTTTTATTACTTTTGACATTTTATTATTTGGCTCATCGTCTTTAATCCATTGATTATCGTCTTTAATATAAAGTATTTCGCGTTTATGATCAGAACAGTGTATTGGTCTTTGTCTAGTGTCCAAATCCTTTAAATTATTTAAAACAACGTTAGAAATACCTTCAACAAAATTGGTATTACCTGTGTGTTCAAGATCGCTAATTTGAAATTTAATTGATTCTACAAAATCAGATATATTCATTGCGTCTTTACATGTTTCGTTAAGAAAGAATTGTAAATTGAATGTTTTGTTATTTGAATGAATGTTGCTATTAGATATATTGTTGGTTTGTCCAGTTTTACATATGTCAACTATTTTGTTAGTTAGATCTTGGTTTTGTTTAATAACTTCACTATGTTGTTTGATAACATCAATATTTTGTTTAATAACATCCTTTACTAGTTTAGTTAAAACTTTTAATTCAGTTTCATCTGACTCGTCTTCTGATGCGGAACTTTCGGGGCCCTTTTTTATTTCACAAATTTTTTTATGTTTCCATAAACCTTGACGATATTTGTATTCACTGCCACAATTACAAATATATTTTTCCTGTGGGGCTAATTTGTCATCCATTTGTAACTCTGTTGTCATCCGTTTATGTTTTCGCGTGGTTAAATGTCGGTTGAAATCTTTCTTGCTAGACGTATTATAGTCACAATAAATACAGCATAAATCTAAGGGGATTTTTGGGCAAAAAATGTCATCCATCTTGTCTTCTAAATAGAGGACAGAAAAAATCCCTAAATACTTTTCAAATAAAAATATAAAAATTTTATCATCACATATTTTTTGATCAAAAAAATGAAAATGAGAGCATTATCGTCACAAACCACTTTCGACAACTTTTTTCCAAAAAGTATTTTAGGTTTCCCATTTTGGACATTTTTAAAAATGTCCATTTTCGAAAACCAATTCACTTTTATAAATTGATTTTGCTGACTGAAAATCCCGCCAAAATAATAATTATATATTTGTTACCACTTTTCGTCACATTTCTAAAAAACTAATTATTCTGGAATATATATATTATATCCGAAAACTATTTAAAAAAAAATTGAGATATAAAATAACTCCAAGGATGGATAATATATATAATCAGCCGACTTACACAAGTAAAATGAATAGCGAAAATATTAACAATAGCAATGTCGATGCAAAGTTTGATATTGAAAACAGCCCATATATTGAAGATCCTTGGACTATTATTGAAGCATATTTTAGAGACCAACATTTGGATAGATTAGTAAGACATCAATTGGAATCGTATAATAATTTTGTTGGGTACCAAATTATTAAAACGATTGAAATGTTTAATCCTGTTCATATCAAATCTGAAAACGATTTTGATGCCAAATCAGGTAAATACGCATTAGAAATGTTTATCACCTTTGAGAACTTTCATATTTATCGTCCTCAAATTCACGAAAATAATGGCGCGATTAAACTTATGTTCCCTCAAGAAGCACGATTAAGAAATTTCACTTATGCTTCTGCTATGACAATTGATATTAACATCAAATATGTTGTTAGAGATGGAGACGACTTAGAAAATGTAAAAACATTGTATAAAACTTTGCCAAAAATTCATATTGGGAAATTACCTATTATGTTAAAATCTAATATTTGCGTTTTAAATCAATATAAATATGTTGATAATCGTCATACTGGGGAATGCAAATATGATGCAGGCGGATACTTTATTATCAATGGCTCAGAAAAAACTGTTTTAGGACAGGAACGTGCTGCTGAAAATCGTGTATATTGTTTCAATGTGTCTAAGAATGACACAAAATATACATGGAAAGCAGAAATCAAATCAGTTCCAGACTTTAAATGCATTTCGCCAAAGCAAATTAATATGATGATCAGTTCAAAGAATAATGGTTTTGGATATCCTATTTCATTACAGATTCCTCGTGTTAAACAACCAATCCCTTTATTCATTGTATTTCGAGCTTTAAATATAATGTCTGATAAGGAAATTTGTGAATATATCCTTTTGAACATTTCATTAGACAAATACAAGCCTATGTTAGAAAATCTTCAGGCATCAATTATCGAAGCTAATAAATATATGACATATGAAGAAGCAATTAGATATATCACAGGACACGTCAGCTATACTCCTATTAATATGGATAAAGAAACCGGAGCAATGAAGAAACATCAGTTCACTCTTGAAGTTTTACAAAATGATTTGTTTCCTCATTGTCAAACAGCGACTCAAAAAATCTACTTCTTGGGATACATGGCTAATAAATTAATGCAAGCCAGTTTTGAATGGATTAAAGGCGATGACAGAGATTCTTATCTTAACAAACGCATTGATTTAACAGGAACATCTCTCAATAATCTCTTTAGAAACTACTTCAACAAACTTGTGAAAGATATGGAGAAACAGATTGTCAAAGAAATTAACAATGGTTCTTGGAGATCCAATGAAGATTATCTTAATATTATCAATTTAACAAATATCTATAAAATTGTAAAGTCTAATACCATTGAGAACGGGTTTAAACGTGCGTTATCTACTGGTGATTTTGGAATCAAACACACCAATTCAAATAAGGTAGGAGTAGCTCAAGTCTTAAATAGGTTAACATATGTTGCTAGTTTAAGTCATTTGCGAAGAATCTCAACTCCAACTGATAAAAGTGGTAAGTTAGTTCCTCCTCGTAAATTACATAATACATCTTGGGGATTTCTATGTCCTGCTGAAACTCCAGAAGGTGCTTCAGTTGGTATTGTAAAAAATATGAGTTATATGTCTCACATCACAATCCATTCTAATAGTAATTCTTTGTATGAATATGTTGAGCCACATATTATCAGTTTGGATAGTATGAAACCATCTGATCTTTATGATAAAGTCAAAGTATTTATTAATGGATCGTGGATTGGTATCTCAGAAGATCCAGGAAATTTCTATAGTATGCTCAAGGATATGAAATACAAAGGCATTATAAATATTTACACTTCTATTGTATTTGATTATAAATTACAAGAAATCAGAATGTGTAATGATAGTGGAAGAATTACTAGACCTCTTCTAAAAGTTAAGGATGGTAACGTTCTTATTACTAAACAAATTATTGAAGATTTAAAAGATAATAAAATTTCGTGGGATGATTTATTGACCAATTGTAAAATTGATGAAGCTATTATTGAATATATTGATCCAGAAGAGCAAAGTTTCAGTATGATTTCTACTAAACCAAAAAATATTATCGACAAAAATGATGGAAGCAAGATTTATAAATTTACTCATTGTGAAATTCATCCATCAACAATTTTCGGTGTAGTTGCATCGTGTATCCCTTATCCAGATCACAATCAGTCTCCAAGAAATACATATCAATGTGCTCAAGCAAAGCAAGCAATGGGGGTATATGCTACAAACTTTAATGAAAGAATGGATAAAACTGCTTATGTGCTGAGTTACCCTACAAGACCCTTAGTAGATACTCGTGTTATGAATCTAATCAAGTTAAACGAAAACCCATCTGGTTGTAACATTACTGTCGCAATTATGACACACACGGGTTATAATCAGGAAGATTCGTTACTTGTTAATAAAGGATCAATTGATAGAGGATTATTGCAGATTACAATTTCTCATACTGAAAAAGATGAAGACAAACAGAAGATTAATGGTGACGAGGAAATCAGATGTAAACCAGATCCAGCAAAAACCAAAGGAATGAAGTTTGGTAATTATAACAAGGTAAATTCAAAGGGTGTTGTTCCTGAGAATACATTGATTGAGAATCGTGATATTATTATTGCAAAAGTAACTCCTATCAAGGAAAATAGAAATGATCATACAAAAGTTATCAAGTATGAAGATGGTAGCAGACAATATAGAACTGTTGAAGAAACGTATATTGATAAAAACTACATTGATAGAAATGGTGATGGATATAGTTTTGCAAAAGTAAGACTGAGATCTTTAAGAAAACCGGTAATTGGTGATAAGTTCTCATCGCGTCACGGACAAAAAGGAACTGTTGGTAATATCATTCCTGAAGAAGATATGCCATTTACTGCATCGGGTGATAAACCAGACATTATTATCAATCCACACGCTATTCCATCTCGTATGACAATTGGACAATTAAAGGAGACGTTATTGGGTATGGTTTTAGTTGAATTAGGATTATTTGGAGATGGCACTAGTTTTGGCGAATTGACAGTTGATGAAATATCAAAAAAATTATTGGAATTAGGACACGAAGCACACGGTAATAAAATGTTGTATAATGGTTTAACTGGAGAACAAATTGAATGCAGTGTATTTATGGGACCAGTGTTTTATCAGAGATTGAAGCATATGGTTAATGACAAGCAACATAGTAGATCAATAGGTCCAATGGTAAATCTAACTAGACAACCGGCCGAGGGTCGTAGTAGAGATGGTGGTCTAAGATTTGGAGAGATGGAAAGAGATTGTATGGTGTCACACGGTGCTTCAAGATTTACTAGAGGAAGAATGTATGATGCATCGGATAAATATCAAGTCTATGTTTGTAAAAAATGTGGACTTATCGCGTCATACAATGATCAACTACATATTCATTGCTGTCGCACTTGTGACAATCGAGTGGACTTTGCTTATCTAGAGATTCCATATGCTTGCAAGTTATTATTTCAAGAGTTGACGACAATGAATGTTGTTCCAAGAATTATGACGGATAAATAAAAATATAATATAAAAATGATATTAAAGCTCTTTATATTGTAAAATAATATATATAATATACATATATGGGAAATCATAAAATTTTTAATGATATTTCAAAATTTAATAATACATCAGATTACCTGCCAATTATAAATGGTTGTTTAAATGCAGATTTAATAATTATTTTTTTAGTTTTTCACGGTGTTTTTAAATCTACTTATTTAAAAAAATGGTATACTAATTTTCAATTAAGTGCAGTATTAGCAGACACATTAATTTTAGTGATAGGAATAATTATAGCCAGATTTGTTTACAAATATTTATTTAATGATTTCAGTATTTGGAAATTTACTGGATTAGCAGTGGTAATACAAATTATACACGATTTATTGTTCTATTTGTTTTTTAGTAGTTTACCTCGTGGCTACAATTATATGTTAGATTTCTTTAAAGACTATGCTAAAGAGGTTGGAACAGGGGCTATTTTAGGAGATAGTTTTATGATGGTTTTAGCGTGTTTATTAAGTTCTAATTTTGCAACATACAGCTTAAATGTTAATACAATATTTTTAATACTATCACTCTATTTTGTACCTTATGTAATTAATTATGAAAAATAAAACCCCCCGTTATCTTGATTACTATATGATTTATATTAATATAAAGGGTTATAGTTTAATAAAATATATGGAACTTAATATAAAATCTTGTAAAAAAAGTAAGAAAAATGAAGAAGAAGAAGATGATGAAGAAGAAGAAGAAACTAATAAAATTTATAGAGAAAATAATCATATTTATTTTTATTCTGAAATTGATCGTAATAGTGTTTCAAAATTAAACATATTAATAAGAGAAGCAGAAGAATATTGTCTTATAACATCTCTTAGATTACATATTGATATTATACCTATATATCTACATATATACTCTAACGGTGGATATATACATTCAGCATTTACTGTAATTGACGTTATAAATAGTTGTAATGTTCCAGTATATTCTATTATTGAAGGAGCTACTGCCTCGGCAGGAACGCTTATATCGGTAGTTTGTAAAAAACGATATATTCGCCCTACAGCATATATGTTGATACATCAATTAAGTAGCGGAGTTTGGGGAAAAATGAATGAAATAACCGATGAGTATAATAATTTAACAAATTTAATGAAAAGAATTAAAAGTATTTATAAAAAACATTCAAAGCTAGGTGAAAATAAATTAGAAGATTTATTAAAACACGATCTATGGTTAGACTCAAAGAAATCTATAAAATTTGGTTTAGTTGACGAGATATTTATTTAATTTATAATTATGGTCTGAAAAATCTAATTATATAAGCAGTTAAGGCAAATAGAGTGCCTCCCCATAGTGTGTCAATGATCACAGTTATCCACGACCAATTTGTGAAAAGAGTTATATTAGTTGTCTCAAACACTCCATAAATAACTAAACCTAATAAAAACGCATCCTGTATACTGCGTTTAGGTTTGATAATAAAATAATTAATTCCAAATATTAAGAATATATAGCAAATGATAGCACCTAGAAAATTCATTTTTAAAGGGGAACCTTGAACGGATTGAACTTGTTTTCCAAAATAACCTTTGATAGAATTTAAATAAAAGTAATCCAGAGTGACGAATACGATGGCACTTAATAAAAGTGTAAAGTCAAACATTATAAAATAATACAATATTAAAATTTTTGTGTTTAAGAAGGTATTTTAGACATTAAGAAAATATATTTTTTTATTCTTGTATAATATAAATGTCTAATAGCGTAGGAGCAGGATTTTCACAAACAGCAACAGGCTCTTCCGGTTTTACAACTGGCAGCTTAGGAAGCTTATTAAAATTAGTATCAGGTATTGGTTATCCATATAATGGACCAGGACCAAAATTAGGTGGAGGCCTTCCAGGATTAATGCCTCAATCAGTTATGGATCACGATAATTCAGATTCTTTTGCTAGAACTCGTTTTACATTAAGAGATGCATGGAATACAACTAGTTACTCTGGTAGTTCAAATCCAAAGAGAATTATAACACCATTTAGAGCTGTAAACAACGCAGGTGATTTGCTATCTCGTGAAAACTTTTCATGTGGTGGCTCATGTCAGACACCTCAAAGTCGTCCAGGGTTGAATGGATTAAGACAAAGATTTGGTTCAACGTCTACCGCTTGTCAGCAATCAGTTGTTTGGAGTGCTAGTCAACTTGATAACAAAATCCCATCTTCAACATGTAACGTAAAGTATGTTTATGATGGTTCTGATTACACAAAATTTAAGAAGAATCAAGCGATGAATCGTAATTACAATGATAGATCATTTGGCGGTAATGACTACAGTGGTCAACAAAGTGCTTATCGTGCTATCAGAAGATACTAGAGATCTTTTTTCAAATATATAAAAAAAGTATAACAAAATCTATATATAATTAAAAAAAAATAAATTAATTATATATTTTATATAATGGATACTAACAAAATAGTGTTAATATTTGGTTTACTTTTGCTTTTATTTTTTGTTATGCACAACGTTAGAGGAGGATCTTCATCTACACCAACCACAACAACTACCTCAACAGTAGTTTATAGAAAACCAGTAACTCCTGTAGCTGGTCCTAATCCTCATTATAATTCATACAAAGCACAATATTATAATTAAAATATATATATATTATACAATGAGTAGTAGTATATTAATTTTACCTATTAATGATGGAGAACCAGATTTAAACGTATATAAGCCTTTACGACAAACTAGACGTTTTAAATATTATACCATAATAAATGATCCAAATGCAATGGAAGTAGAACAATTTCAAAATGCTCCAGATACCGAATTAGAAGCATTTGAAAACGCATTTGCTAATATGGGCATTAAAGGAGGCAAAAGAAAGACTAAAAGAAGAAAGAGCAGAAAATCTAGAAAATCTAGAAGATATAAAAAATAGGATTAATATTTGTTTCGTCTGGTTTTTCTTGTTTTATTTATTCTTTTATCCTTTTTTGTTTTTTTATAAGTCTTTTTAATGCCATGAGCAACTAATTTAGGCGATAATTGTGAAATACTAACACCATAAAAATCGGGAAAATCTTCATGAACTATTGTATTTTCACCATGTTTTTCCATAATTAATGCAGCTTGTGGAGTGCATCTAGTATTATCAAATAAATATAAATTATCAATCATACTTATGATATCTTTCATTCCAAGTAAATATGATTTAGCACGTTTAGATCTTGTAAACTCGTCATACGTTTTTTCAACAACTTTTAAAGGTATAGGATCTCTTTCTGTATATTCGATATTTCGTGTTGCCGCTCTTGATTTACACAATTCCACTGTTGAATAAACAATAGCTACATCAATTGTATAAGAGGCTTCTTTAGCCTTTTTAATAACATATTTAATTTCTTCTTTCATCTTACCTGTAGTATCAAGTATAAAATCAAACCCATCATTTATTATTTTAACGCCTAAAATTTGAATTATTTTTCCAAAATCAGCAAACATTCCTTTTGCACCTTGTCCAAATTCTTTTACGCCAAGTATTTTAAATTCATCTACATCTAAATTTACAGCATTTCCAAAATCTAATTGACGTTTAACAGTGCTTTTTCCTGAAGCAGGTGGACCTACTAATATTAACATTTTTGGATGAACACTTCTTTCTGCTTTAGGACCAAGTTCTCTAATTGCTAAATCAATAAATTCATTACTTAACCAAGGTTTTCTTCGAAGTATAGAAGAAGTTATTTCTGGTGTCGGAGGTGTTAATATTAATTCATTTGATCCATCTTCTACATGAATAGATTTTGTTTTTTTTGAAGACTTAGCAGTTTTACGTTTGGGTTTTATTATTGGTTCAGGCTCGTCTTCCTCCTCTTCATATATGGCAGCTGTCTGTTCATTATTTTCTAATCTTGCGGATCTTCTTATTGACATATATATATTTATAATAAAAAATTAATATTATTTATATATAAATATGACTACTCCATATGGAATATCGACATCAATAGGTTCTCAAACATTTCAAGGCTATGTGAACGCACCAATTCTCGGTCCTTTAGATTCAAGTCAATATCCCAATGCTATGCCATATCATAGTTATGGTATTTTAACAGGACAGAGACCTACTCCGCCACAATTTTTTCCAGGTCAGGAACCAGTTTATGCAGAAATGGCTACAAATGCTAGAGCACAATACTTAAGAGCTACTGCGTTAAGTGCTAGACAAAAAGCAATTCAAAATGCTTTAGGAAAACTATCAACTCCTACTACAAAAGTATCGTATTCATCTCAACGGCAATATGCTGTATCCAGTCACGTTAACTACATTGCTCCTATTCCGGGCTCAATGTATACTAACATAAGAAAGAGTATTGCTATAGGAAAATCTGCTTATAAAGTAGGTTTACCATTAGAAGCACCGATTGGGTCAAAAAGTTATGATACTAGTTATAGACGCAGTGCATTACAAAGAGCACGTTCAGGAGGATGCACTGCTCCAAAAAAGAAGGGTTCAATATACAATCATAGTTTGACACAACCAGGAATCAATGGTTGGGGATCAGCACCAAGAATAAACTATTAATTCTGGTTAAACAAAAATTTTCTAAAAGTATTATATAAATGATGAACAAATATCTTGTTGAATTTTTAGGAACACTGTTCCTAGTTTTTGTAATTTTTGCCACAGGTAACTATTTAGCTATTGGTGCTGCTTTAGCTGTAGCTGTGATGTTAGGAGGTGCTATTAGTGGAGGTGCGTTCAATCCTGCCGTTGCTATTGCTTTGATGTATGCCGGAAAAATTCCTCGCTCGGATCTAATCCCATATATTGTTGCCCAAGTTGCAGGAGGTTTAGCTGGTTTTGAATTATTTCAAATGATAGTTAATAGAAGTGCTTAAAATAGAAATGCTTAAGAAAAAGCATTTTTTAGAGTTATATAATATAATTTCTTATATAATATTATATGACAAAACATAGAACATCAAGAAGAAGAAGTCAAAAAGGAGGATCTTGGTATAATCCTGTATCATGGTTTGGAAGTTCAGATCCAAATGCTCCAAAAAAATCCGTATTAGATTCTATAACAGGAGCGACTAGTGGTGTAATTAGTGGAGCAAATAATTTAGTTAGTAGTGCAGCGACCGGAATAACTAGTGGAACTCAAAGTGCCTGGGATTCAACGAAGAATATGATGTCAAGTAATGTAGATTTAACGGGTTCAACTCCAACTACTACAGGTTCAACTTCAGGAATACCTCCTGCTGGAACACAACCTGTTGGAGTGCCACCTGCCGGAACACCTACTACAGGAGCTACAATGGGTGGTAGACGTCGTAGAAGAGCAAGAGCAAGAGCAAGAACAATGAAAGGAGGAAAAGATGGTCTAGGATTGACATATTATGCCAGTCCAGTTTCAGGATTAAAAGTAGCTGAACCAACTTATTGGGTAAACTCCAATACAAATCAATCTATAAAAGGTGGATCTAAATCTAAACGAAGTGACACTAAACGCAGAAAGAGTAGTCGAAAGAGTCGTAAAAGTCGTCGTCACGGAAAATGCTAATAATATAATAATTTTGTGATCTTATACAATAACAAAATTATTTAAATATTTATACGTTTGGAACCATACCATTTTTCGCCATTACTCGGTAAGTAATGTATAATCCTAAGACACCCAATGATGCTAAATAGATCTTTGAAATTGGATCATCTGGTATCTTATAACAAGCATAACATTGTGTATCTAGTCCAGTGCTCTTCAAATTTGTAAACGTTTCTCTACATTGATCACCGGTGACTGGATTTGTTCTGTTTGGAAAAATACAAGGATCCATGTTTTGAATATCTACCAATGTGACAAAATGACTTTCGGTTGATTTATTATTATATATATCTATCGTCTCCATTGTTAATTCTTGACAATCAGGTTTTGAACCAGATAAAAATGCTTGGAACATTTCCATTGGATTAAACGCATTTAAATTACTTATAGTCCCTGGTATTAACCCTTTAAATTCACTGAAATTTACACCGACTCCAGATGATATAAATGGAATATTTCCTGCAGGAACATTATCTATATAAATATATCTATCTACATCTTGAGCAGTTGCCTTGTCAGTACATTTTCCACCAGTTTTAAGAAAAAATTTATTACCTAAAGGTTGGCCAGTTGCTGATGCTTTTCCACCACCAGAAACTAAAATTTCCACATAACTTATTAAACCATCTATATCTTTTCCTAATTGTGATAAACTACCAGAACCTGACATACCAATTTCTGACGGCGTTTTGATATATTTATAATATGGATAGTCAGGGCCTATGTATTTCTCTTCTGCAGCTTTAGCATTTGTTAATACTTCTTGAAATATATTGTCAGACATTTATCTAATATATATTTATATAATACTTTTTAAAAAGTAGTGTAAAAATACTTATATTTTGTTTAAGTTTTAATAATCTTCTGGATCCCATCCCCTTTCTACAGTATGATGTGGACTTTGATATAATAAAACCAGTTGTATTGTATCATTGTCAATACGCTTCCACATTGGCTCATTATTCATTTGAGAAAAATACATTTGTTTTGATTCCATAAAATTATCTATATTTATATCTCCATCATCTTTTAACTCTAATCTTAACAAGTATTTATGATTTTGTATTTTTTGTTTTTCTAATACTTTTACTAAATATTTATATTTATATGGTTTATGTGATGATTGAGGAATTGTAATATGTTTCAATAAATGAATTAATTCATAATATATGGAATTTCCTTCTTTAAATTCATGATTTGAACAAGGCGTATTCATATAAACTCGATGATCATTTGCATCTAATGTTGACCAATTACCTTTACAATTACACGTTTTTGATTTAACTTTAAAAATACCCATTATATTTATTAATAATGTAAATACTCTTTAAATACTTTTAAGTTGCTTGATCTTCCTCTTCAATTGAATCTTCTACATTTTCTGTTGTTTCACCATCCGTTCCACTAACATCTGGTGGAGTTGAACCTGCCATATCTTGAGCATAATCAGCTTGTTGTTGCACTAAACCATCTATTTGCGTTTGCATTGAATCGATTGACTGCTGCATTGTAACTACTTTATCATTTACCCCATCTAATTTATCTACTCTACCCTTTAACACCTCAATATTTCCAGCATTTTGTTGAGCCAATATTAAAGAATTGTTTGGGTCATTTACATTATATGGTTGATAATCTTGTGACCCAGTGCTAGTTGTAGTGTCGGCATTTTCTAATCCTTCAATCAAACTATTTTGTCCAGAAGAAAATGCTAAAATTACCTGATAGCCAACTAATACTATAAACAATATTATTAAAATATATATCAACAACATTATTATATATAAAGACAATTTTTATTATACATTTATTTTCTTTTTATATTTATATAAATGTCTACAGCTTTTTATCCAACAAATATGAGACGGCAAGCTGCCAGTGGTTACAGTAATAAAAGCACATTAGAAAATATTCCATATGTGCCATGGAAAGGAACTGGCATTTTTAGTAATCCTGTTGGTGTCACGGCCACACACATTAGACCACTATCTAATTTAGATCCTGGAAATATTTTTCCTACTGGATTTGGTCTAGCTAGACCTATTAAGCATTATAGAAAAGGAACAGTAATACCAATTAATTTTAATGTTATCACCGTTGATCCAAAAAACGAAGCAGAATATATTGAAACTAAATTGATTGAATTTAATGTCAACAGAGCTGTTAAATCATCAACTGGACAATCTCTGGGAGGAGGTGACGGTGGTAGTGGTCTTATTTCCCAAATGATGGGTATGCCTGGTTCATTTATTGTAAAAGATAATGGGCCAGTGGTTCCCTTGATTGGTTTAGATGATTCTGTTGAAACTACACTTGGTGGCGTTAATATTGATAAAGAATGTAAAAATTGTAATGGTGTAGGAATAGTCTCAAATTGGATGCCTATTAACAACTTAACTGAAAAACCTGAGCCTAATGTAACAAATCCAGTATTATGTTGTAATCAACAAAGAAAGGCACTTCAGCGTGTTTTACCAACTAGCACAAATGTTAAAAAGAACTATTACCAGACATCATATATGTATTTATACAACCGTTGTCAAACATTTCAACAAAGACAGTTTAATTTTATTACTGGACCAATTGACAAAAAAATTCTTGCTCTATTTTTAGCTTATCCTTTTGTTACTGCTAAAATTCTAGAGTATTCTAAACCTGGTGATCCGCTTTCAATTGCTAATTATTATGTAGCTCAGTGTAATCCTAATTTTACTGTAGAAAAAGCGGTTGAGATCGGTTTTGTTAATTCTTTGTCCAAATCATTATTAGACGCTGGATATATATCTCCTGCTGAATATGAAACGTTAATTGGTGCATCACCTCTTTCAGTTCAAACTTTTATATCTTCTTTACAAAATATACTAACAAAAGATCAATATAAAGTTGTTATTGATTATCTATATCAATTAGCAGCAAATCCTTATAATGGTTCGGTTGTTAGTGGACCATCTAATCCTAAAGGATGTGCACAAGTAATTTACAAACCAAATAATCCTCAATTTGCTAAACAAGGCGGAGTTTCAAGTAGCACAAGAACACTAAAACTTAATGTTGATACTATCACTACTATTGCTTATAATCAACGTAAATTGAAAAATGGAAAGGGTAATCCCCCAAATATTGCTACTGCTATTCAATATGGATTTGATCCTAGTGTTCCTTATATTTATAAGGATAAGGTCCCGCCATGTCAAGCACAAACATATATTGGTAATCCTTTCTTCTTCCAAGGACAACACCAAAATAAATTAATATGTAGAAAAACAACTGATGGTTCAGAATATCATACATACAATTCTGTTAATAGCGGTTCTGCTGGTAATTATATTGGAGCAACTCAATCTCGTGGTTCAGGATATGTTAATAAAGAAAGTATTGGAAATGCAACTTATTTTGATAATATTAAAGTTTTAAAATTTAGATCTTCTACTGCTTAAATAGTTATAAAATAATTTCAAAATTCACTTATTTTTGATATTATTATAATCATTCAATCCATATCTCCTTTTGATTCACATTCAGACTCTTTCTTTTTTGGAGTTAAAAATATATTCACTTTATCAATAAATTTATTATGCGGTAATTGATTCTTTTCACACCACTGAATACATTTTTGAATGTGCTGACGTTTTAAATTTTCTATTTTTTCATCACGGTTTCTATTTTTGAAAATATTAATAATTTGGTCATATGCTTCTAACTGTTGTTGTCCAATTACAGCATTCGATTCTTCTAGTTTGTTTAAAAAATAATATGGAATTTCACTATTTATTAATGAATCAACACATTTATCACTTACCACATTATTTTCATTAATTTTTGTTAGTATCCGTTCATCTAATTGACTACTTAGGTTTGAGTGTTCAAATATATTAGAATTAAATGATTTACAAACTATATATCGTTCGCCCTTTGTAATATTACTTATAATTGGTTTTACTAAGATGATTTTATCATAGAATGAAGACAATAAAAAAATAATATCTATAATTGCCTTATAAAATATATTATCAATTTTAATAATACATGTTCCCAAGTTCGATTGGTATTTGGTTATTATTATAAAAATTAATATCATATTTTTAATATATTGTTTTGTATCATTGTAATCATATGGATTAAATTCGCAAATTATTAGATCTAGTTTTCTTTCAAATTTTTTAGTTATAAACATATCATATAATTTATTATAATCAAAATCCTCGGAAATAATATTATCATCATTTTCTTCTCTTAGCATATTCAATAAGTAATTACTTGAAGTATAATTGGGAGTTAAGTGAGCTATGTTTATTTTATGTTTTGTTGACAAGATTTCACTTATATTAAATAACTGGAATATTTCCATTAATTCAAAAAATATATTAGCATCTGGTTTTACTTTACTAACTGATATAATTGATCCTGGAACATTTGTATGAATAAATTCAAAAGGATTTACAATCTTGTTAACATATTCTATTGTTACTTCATTAACCTTTGAACCACTTGTATTAGTGGTGTCATCTAATTTAAATAGTTGGTTATATACATCATTCAAATAAAAAATTAGACTGTAAGATATATATGGTTTGATCTTTTCATTTGTTAGTTTTAAACAAAGATCGATATTAAAATTATTTTTTGGTATTATATAATAATTCATAAGACTATAATATATTAAACAACAATATTTATATCTTTTTTTTAAAGATGATTTTAAACATCCTCTGTAATATCAAAGTCAACCACTTTCTTTTTTCTAGTTGTTTTCTTTTTTGGGACAATTGTTATTTCCTCTGCCTCTCCTTCGACCAATTCCTCATTTTCCTTTACCTTTTTTGTTTTTGACTTTTTTGTAACCGTTTCCTCTAATGCTTCAGTAGCGTCTTGTAATTTTAATTTATCTTTTAATTTTTTTGCCCTTGGTTTCACAACTGCCTCAGCCTTTTCAACTGCTTCTTGAACTAATAAAGTGCCTTCTTGTTCAAATTCTATTGTATCTGGTAACTGATCTAATAAAGCCTTTGTTAATTTTTCAGCATTTCTTGTTGATGTCTTTTTATAGATAAAGAATCGATTGAGAAATGAAATATCCTTCTCATAATCTCTCATATAAGAAGCATCTTTATAATCACTTCCCTTCTTAGGATCTCGTTTTATTTCATTCATCATTGAATTATATAATTCCGAAAACATACCGCTTCCTTCTGGTAATCCCATATGTCTTGATTCTTCTCGAGTTGCCAATGTGAATCCATATTTATCCATTGTGCTAGTTAAGAAATCAAAATTAACTAAATATTCTGGTAGAGTTTGGTTGATAGAATCCTGATAAACATCTATTTTATAGCCTAAACAACTGTCATTATCTTCAAATGTAAGGGAATCATATAATTTTGTTACTGACCATACTTTTTTATCATCAATATAGATTTCTCTACTTTCACCTTCATCTTTTTTCTTTAACATATTAAATATAGTTCTTCCATCATAACAAGTAGCAATGAAATAGCCATTTAGTTTAGTGCATTCTGCTACATTTCTAATAAAATTATAAAATGTCCTTTTGTTTTCAAACATATAGTGGATCGCAAATTGACATGAAGATACATCAAATCCATTATGTCCTTTTCCGTGTTGTCTTTCCACTGCTGGACCTAAACTTTTAGTGACTCCCGTTAGTCCAAAGACAGATTTTGTAATCTCATTTGCTTTATCGCTGAACATATTTGTTCCACTTCTAATATTCAACGCACTATTACCATTTACAAATAAAGCATATGGTATATTTTTTGTTGTTTTCTTAAAATTTAAATATCTAGCACACGCTCCATTCAATCTGTTTTCTATGTTATCTTTGGCAATATCAATTCCAAAGACAAATGATAATCCTGCGCCAATCCATTTTGGTAAATCTCCTGCTTTACCACAAGCAAAATCAATAAGATTACCACCTTTCTTTGAAACACCTTGTATTAGTGCCTTTTTAACATACAAGTTGTGAAAATCGCGCATTCTCTGTGTTAATTTATCATTTGTTACGCTGTTATAGTATACATCATCGGATACTTCAATTCCAGGAATATCTTCACCAGTAGCAATCATTTTTTCAGTTACTGGATTATGAATAGAATTCCAATTATTATCTGCGGTCTTATAATCATTTGCTCCAACTCCAATATTTGCCTTAAAATCAGCAGTTTTATCATATCTAACTCTCATTGGAACCCATTTCCACATACCTGGCTTTGTTAAATCATATCTAAATTCTACTACAGTTTGATCATTGAACACTTGTCTTTCTTCAGTAAACATTTGATATGAGCCATTAGCATCTAATTCTAACATAACATTACATAAACCAGCCAAAGGATCATATGGATTAGAAGGGAAGAATTGTTTTGGTTTATATCCTTCCTCGTTATCAATATCTTTGGGACTTGAAAATTTGTCATCCAAAACATCTTGGCAAGGATTCACATAACCGTGTTTTGACTGATCAAATCCAACAGCTAAAACTACGGTTTTATATTGGTTATATTGTGTAGATTCATAATTATTAATACCATTTTCAAAAATTGGAGTAATAATGTCTGTTCCATCCCCCCCTTTTTTTGTAACTACAAGGAAGTCAATAGTATTATAACTTTGAGGAAATGTTTTGGTGGCTTCGGATGGTTTCCATTTGAAAATATATGGCCAAGTTATTTTTTTCTTTGGACCAGCTTCAAGAATCTTATTTCCACCAACACCTAAAAGAGTTGGGGTAAATATCAATCCATCAACTTCATAATCAAATAAATTATCAGCAATTCTTCTTAATAAATAATTATTTGCTTCAAATATATTATATTTGGTCAATGCGTTTGGAACACCTTCATTATATGTATCAAATGTAGGATAGAAATTTTTAGATGTTATTGTTATTGGACTTCTATTTTTTCCCTTATATTTGTCTAGTAATGCTAGAATTGACGACTTCTTTTCTTCTGTCTTTGCAACTACACTTACTGGATTAATAATTTTCATAAAATCTTTTAACATAGGAAGACGACAACCGTCCTTGAAATATCTCTCGTCTTTTTCGGCTACTTTAACAAATGGCCTAGCTCTTACATCAACCTCGTTTACATAATAAATATCAAATGCTGCAAAAGTATTGATAAATTGATCTTTCTTGTTGTGTAATATTAACTCACCATCTAATAGTGAATTGAAACATTTTTCTTCTGTTGTTTTTGCACCAGTAAATATAACATTCATATTCATATTTATCAAATATATTTTTCCAACTGGATTTACATATAATAAATGTCTATCACCATCAGCTTTTTCAGTTACACAATAAGCATATGGTTCAGTGATATTTGGAACGATTACATCTGGACTTAAAGGACCAACATTTTGTATACCTAGTGTTACTAGACCAGGTCCAATAAAATCACTAGGATAAATTCGATCTTTCGAAACATAAGTTTCTCCCTTTTGCTTATAATCATTTTCAAAAAGTAATTTATGATAATTTTGTAAAGTTTCTTTTTGTTCAGGATATGAAATAGGATAGTTTGTTTTTTGAAGACCACATAAAACATCCTTTACAACTTTTTGTAAAGCAGAACTCAAGAATTCAGGATTATATACATATTTTGTTTTTGCCTCAGGTAAAACTTCTACTTCTATTTCATAAATTTCTGGATTATGGAAAACATTAGATTCATCAATATTATAAGTTTGAATCATCCAACCTCTTTCATTTTTGGTTGAAGATCTAACAATACTTAAATCAACTTTAAATGGTAATGAAGAATGTCTGAACGTCACACGATTCATATATCTGAATACTTTTTTAGAGTTGTTCCATTTTTCAAATACTTCTTGGGCTATTTTACCTGTCTTACTGATCTTATCTTCATTCTTTAAAGACACTCTAAAATTAAAATCGTCAAAATCAGCGCTTCTAACAACATTATCATTGTCTTTGCTTTCTTTAACGTCTAATTTTCTCAACAAAGTTACATACGAACTATATCCAGTAAGCAGTGTATTTAGGCTGTCTGTTCTACAATATTCCTGAATACTTGTTATTCCAGATATTTCAACACGAAATCTATCAAAATCACTAGAGGTTTTAAATTCACCTGTCCTTGAATCTAAAAATTCCGGCTGAATTTTCAAAGAGTAAACACCAGTTTCGTTGTAAGACAAATATCCTAATGATTTTAGTTTTTTAACAACATTATCATAATCCATTTTTGATATTGGTTTTATTCCTCTTGTTCCAAATTTAGCCTCCATCTCATATTCACTGTAGTTACTATGAGGACTATTTAAGTAAAATCCAGAAATAACATCTAATTGAGGTTTTGGAGGTAATTTGGGTTTATCATCTCTGCCCCTAAATTGTTTTCCTCTTGTTTTAGGAGCAATATTTTCTGTCTTTTCGTTAGGTTTACTCATTTCTATATATATACTTACACATATTTTTATATTCTTATTCAATTTTTTTTAATAGTTTAAAACTAAAAGCTCATAAATATCTTTTTTCATTATTTTCTTTTTAGAAGCCTCGATACTTACATTTAATTTTTTACATAAATCTGTTAGTTCATCTAGTTTATAAGAACCCATTGATTTTAATGTTGAATCAAAACTACTCATCTTGTAATACGTATCTCTATATTTTTGTAAAATATCCGGCGTAACATCTAATTCAATATGATGCTCATATAATTTACTATTTCTGTGTATAATATTTACTGGATGTTTGTCGTCAATATCTATACAAGTTAATTCAAATATTTTTCGTTTATCAACTAATAAAACATTTATATTTTCAAGAATACACAGAGCAAAAAAAGTCTTTACTGAAATCTTATCCTTATTTGCTAGATCATCTTCTAATTCAGTTAATGGTCTAATTTTATGAAGTTTTAAAATATCCTTATTTTTTCTAATTAAATCAATATATTTGAATTTTTCTGTTTTTTCAACAACAAAATATTGATTATTAATTTCCATCTCATAATTAGAAAATCCATTTTTTAAAATATAAAAACACCAGAATAATGAATCTTTTTGTCTTGGTCTGTATATTGTTTCCTTTTTAGGAGTAACCTTGTCTTTTACAATTTTACGAAATTGTGTCTGTTTATTATTTTCATTCGTCTTTGCAATCGGCTGTTCATTGGTCTCTAATAATGGTATTTTTTGTTTTGGTTTCAAATCAAGTTGGATCATATGTTTAGTGAGTCTTGATAAATTATCAGACGTAAACATATAATCTTTTAAATTTGTTATAATATTTTCTGTTGTCATTTTTCTTATTTATTATGTCGAGATATCTTTATTACCTTTTAAAAAAAATGTATTTTTATATTTCTCTTTTTCCTGTTCAGCATTATTTAAATACATTTCCTGAGTATTAACATACTTTATATATAACATTAATTCCTTCAGCACAAAATTATCTACGTCACTCAGATTAATATGAATCCCATATTTATTTTCATTGATGATCACTTCTTTATTCTTTGTTAATACTCGTAATACTTCGATTTGATTGAATTTTGACATATTCTCTATTTGCTCTCTTATGTAATTAAGTTTATTAAGATCATATTCTTCTTCTCCCATTATTATTTAATAATAGTATTTTTGCTTTAAATAAAAATAGATTTATATATATTTCGTAAACTTGTAATTAATACAATTATGTGTATATTAAACGTCAAGAACTAATCTGGGCTTAAAATCCTTTTTAACTCCTTCTTTTGAAGGTGGAACCAATTCAGCAATAACGGAAACATATTTGTCATTTAGTTCAAATCTTTGAGCAATAACACGAGCAATAAACTTTTCATTTTCTTCAATTGCGTTAAAATATTCACTTGCAAAATAGTGGTCTCTTGCAATGAAAAGCACAAATGGACTTGGCTGTTCGTCAGAACTTTCAGCTCTAATACCTGCCTTTGTAATATTTTTGGCAATACAATTCAAATTCATACCTGAAACAGGATAACAAACTTCACAATTAAATACAACATCAAAGGTAATATTTTCTCCTTTTACAATTCCACTCGAAAACGTGATAACTCTAATAGATCCCGGTTTAACATATCCTTGAACAATACATTTTCCACCAACCATTTTAGTAATTGTATTTTCTAATGTTTGTTGTAAATTCTTACCAATAGCAATCATAGGTAATATAATGTTTTTTGTAATTTGACAAGGGCTATAGACTGATCTAGTCTCCTTTTGTCTATACTTAGGTTTAGAGGTTTTAACAACAGGTTCCATTATATATTTAATATATAATTATTCTTTTAATTAATTTTCAATTTTATTTTATTCTGAAAATTAATTATCTTTACTTATTTTTTACCCTTCTCCTTCTTTTCAAATTCATTAATAATTGCCGTTTCTGTGTCTAAAAACCATGTTTTATCGTCTAATTTTTGATTTTCAAAACTTCTCAATGTAAATTCTTGTCTTACACAAAGTTCAAACGCACCATCTTTAGTAACTTTAGGAGCATATCTCTCATCTGTTTCAATATCATTCAATAATTTTATTATTTTTTCTTTACCTGATTGATCACATCTAAAACCTGTGCTGCGTTCATTCTCAGTATCTTTTACCTTGTAAACCATAAATTTTTTGTTAGTTTCAAATCCTATAAACCCAACGTATTGATTTAAATTTGATTTCAACCGATATTTTTTTAATATTGCTTCTTGTAAATCTCTTGTATCTTCTGGTTTTGCAGCTACCCATTTATTATCATCCAAAATATAGATATTTACATTTTCTATTCTTGATGGTCCGTTAAATATTAATATACCAGTTATTCCTTTTGAAACTATTAATTTTGATAATAAATATTTTTTCATTTTTCCAAAGAAACGTTTTAATCTTTCATTTGTTAGTTTTCTTTCTAAATTTTCATCAGAATAAATATAATTTAACAGATCAATTTTCTCATTCATCATCAAACTATCTACTATATGTTCTATCAAAAATTGTTCTAAAATTTCCAAACGCTCTTGATCCGAATCTGCTGGTATTATTTCATCCTCTTTTGCCATTTTCCTAAATACAACACCACAATGTTGATACCAATTATCATTTCCTCTTTGAACCTTTGTAGTTTCTAAAGTTAAATTATAGTTACCAAACATTGTATCTAACACTTTCTTTCCTTCATAATCCATTTTTGTTTCCACTTCTTCTTCAATATTTTTTTCACCTATATTTCTTTTATCAATTACAGGCTTTGCAACATTTGTTTTTATCTCAAATTTAACCATATTATGTTTATAATCAATTGGAACTGAACGCTCATAAACGGATATATTTTTATAGTTTAGTTCACTTGGCTGAAACAAGTAGTAATCTCCAATATTTACTAAATATCCTGTTCTACCATATCTATCTGATATATATTCTGTATTATCTGTTATTATTTGTGTTAATGCTGCATAAATTTGGCTTATTGGATAACTCTTTGGAGTATTAATTAGATTAAATAAATCCTTTTTCTTATAAAAATAACGCATCTTCATTAGTGTTTTTATTTTTTGAATTATCTTATCTGAATTAATTATCATAAACGCTTCATTATATGTATCTGTATTTTCAGTAAAATCTTCTAATTCTATATTTGGTAAACAATCAAATTCACATTTCATAAAATCACACGTTGCAGAATTATCTATGTCTCCAATTTGAAAATGCTCCAACGTTTGATGATCTGATAATATTTGTTCGATATTTCTGTTCTCTTCTATTTCATCAAAATTCTTTGAGATTAATTCTGTTTGATCGTGGTTTATTATGCAATCTACCGCAGTTTGTTTTAACAATCTTGTTACCTTTCCTATTTTTACAGCCTTCAACTCAGAAATACGATATACATATAAATCAGCAGCTTCTTCTTCTGCATTTTCTAATATTGTTCCATACAAAAATATTTGAACATTTCTCTTTGCAAAAGGCAAATCCTTATGAGAAAAGTTACGAACACCTCTTCCTATAATTTGTTCAATTCTATTTACATTATACCATGGCTCCATTATATGCACTTGACGAATCGCCTTGAAATCTAGACCTTCTGAACCTGCTTGAGAAATCAAAACTACCTTTATATTTTGTCCAGATATATCTGTTACTGTTCCATCTTTTTCTTCTTTAAATATATTATCATTATTTGTTACTGCCTTAACATCTGCATCATTATTTGGAGAAATACGAGGATCACCAGTAATCATTATATATCTTGCAGGTCTGAAATCTTTTTTCGAAGTTGGTGGCTGCATTGTTCTTACGTCTACTAGCTGCGTTGGAGGAGTTTTAAATAATGGTTTTGCTTTTTCTCCATAACGAGTAAACCCCATTTCTTCTAATGCTAATGCCATTGGAACTACTCCAGCATCGATATAAGATGAATAAATTAATATTATACCGTCAGATACCTTACCCGTGTCTTTATTATAAATATAATCACAAATAGTTTTTATTTTAGAACTATATTTTCCAATTTCATCGTTATTGAAAACTTGTGGAACACCTCTTCTGTATTCAAATTGTCCTTTAACAGCTGGTGTTTTTGTATCAATATAATCCATAATACGTTTCAACCCTTGTCCTCCAGTTAAATCCTTAGGATCAATATGTAATCGTTCTGGAGTAGAATCACCGCCTTTTTTAGACGATGCAACTGTATTGGAAGATGTTGGAATTTCTGTTAAACCAAAAATACGAGATTCTTTGATATCGTTTTTTTTAGAAGGATATTGAGATTTGGTTTCCCCTTCGATAATATGTAAACCGTCGCTCTCAGTAACATTAGATTCCGGGATCGAACTTGTCTTCTTTTTTGGAATTAATGTTCCTTTAAATGAACTACTAGAACTTTTTATTTGAGGTTCTGTAGAATTAGTTTTTACACTAGAGTTTGATTTAGATTTTAATACATCTTGTGGTGTTTTAATTGAAGGTGTTTTAATTGAAGGTTCTTTAATTGAAGGTTCTTTAATTGAAGGTGCAAATTCTATATCTTCATCAACAATGTCAACTAAAGAATTTGGCGAATCACTTTTTCTAGATTTAGATGCTGAGTTTCTTGTTTGACTTATTTCTCTAGTATCTAACTCAACAGCTTTATCAAACATTGTTTCATCTGCTTCAATTCCTTCTGTTACTACAGGTTCTGATTCTAATTCTGAATTTTTTGTTGCAATAACAGATGTTACAATTTGAGGACCATTACTAATTACATCATCAATTTCTTCAATAATTTCTTTTTCTGGTTTTCCAGAAGTAGGAGCAATATCTATTATGTCTTTTTCCTCATCTTCAATGTATTCCATCTCAGGTATTCTTTTGGCTAATTCTTCAAGACCGGGATAAGGATAAATAATATTTAATGCTTCTATAGGTATTTGTAAATCAGTATACCCAAATGCTTTTAATGTAGTAAATGCAGATACTTTTCTTTCAGTGCCTTTTCTAGTCATTTTTGTTCCTTCGCCTCTACTTCTTAATCGATCAATAATATAACTATATCCCATTTTCTGGTACTCTCCAATAATAGTTAAATAAAGACTAAGTTTTTCGATTTTTCTATCAGAAGGAATGCGTCTTCCATTAATTTGATAATTTGGATATTCTTCAATGCTATTAAATGTATGTGCTTGTGCAAATCTATCAGGATAAACTCTAAATGGAAAAGTATAAGGATTCTCGCCTCTAATATAAGAAACATATCCAGTTGCTTTTCGCATTAAAAATTCTTTTCCAATTTCCTTTCCATCTTTATCTTTTTGCCATTCACCGTTCTTATCAAAAATATCTGAAACAGAAACTATTCCTCTACGATCATTCATATTCATTAAATTTAAAAGCCAAACTATTTCTTTATAACTGTTAAACATAGGAGTAGCTGATAGAAGTAATAAACGGAGATTTGAAACAACACTTACTAAATACATTAAATTTTTTGCAACATTTTTATTTTCATTGTCGTCTGATATTCTGATGTTATGCACCTCATCAATTACTATCAACCTATCAGAATATTCATTTTCTAAATTTTTAATTTTTAGTTCTGGGCTATCTCCTGTTTTTCCAGCCTTTCTCACAATTTCATTTGAAAACTGTAGATACCCTTGAAACGAATAGGACGCGTTTATTAAGTTTTTAACTTGTTGTATTACCTTTTCACGTTTCAATCCTTTCATTCCTGTTGGATTAATTTCTTTTAATAATTTGTTTCCTAAACATCCTTTCATCGTCCAAATACCATCTACTTCTTTTAGTTTACGTTCATCAAATAATTGCAGTTTAAAGTTATCTTGAACATTTGGACTAGCCACAATAATAATTCGTTTAGTTATTCCCATTTGTTTTAAATAGTCTCTCATCTCTTCACATACTCCAATTGCAGAACATGTTTTTCCTGAACCTAAACCATGAAATAACAATAAACTGTTATATGGTGTCTGAAATGACAAAAAATTTCTAACAAATGCTTGTTGTGGTAATAACTCATATTCTGCAGTTTTTAAAATATTAGAATACTTTTCTACATCATATATCGCTCCATCATATCTTGTATCGGTAAATTCTTTCTTTTGGGCAATCTTAATATTAAAATTAGGATCATCTAGAACCGGATATAAATATTCATCTTCAGTTGGATGTAATTCAAGTTCTTTTCTGTTTTCTAATTCGGCTTTTAGTTGTTCTTTATTGTTACCACATTTTTTACTATAAAGTTTATTTATTTCATCAGCATCACAAACTTCGCTAGCAATAATATCAGACCCAACATCTTCCACTTCTGATTGTTTTTTTCCTTTTTTAGTCTTAAGCTTAATTTCTACACTCATACTTATATATTATTAATATAATCTATATTCTTGTAAAACTTTATTTATATTTATTATCAGTTGTTTTTTTTCTAAATTATATGGTCTAATAGACTCCAAACATTCTTCTAACGTTTTCCAATCTAATTTTGACACTTCTGTTTGTTGGTAATTATTTAAATCATCTGATGTTTTATCAGTATAAGCTAGAAAATATTTATGTTTATAAGATTTATGATTTGATCCTAAAAATATCTCTTCAAATGGTATCACATTTTCTATTGTTTTTATTTCCTTTTTTGATAGACCAGTTTCTTCTTCAAATTCTCTTAAGGCACAATCTAAATCTTTTTCTTGGTAATTACGTCTACCTTTTGGAAACTCCCATTCTGTTTCTTTCCATTTAGTAGTAGAATTATCTATTAAGGTGTTTAGGGTTACTATTTCATTATTTGTTCCAATTGGTATGCCTAATTTAAGTGCCTCAAATTTCTTCTGAGAAGCCATCTCTTCGCCTTTATATTGTGTTCCTGTATGACCAGAGTCTTGAACTCCCCACATATTTTTCCATAAAGTTTCAAAATCATTATTTCTTATTTTTTCTCTTTCAGATATTGACATTTCATTAAAAATTGTTTGTAAATGTTCTAAATTGTTTTGAACATATTTCCCTCTTAAAAAGTCAATATATCCAAAACTATCTTTTCGTCTAATCATTAAATATTGAATACCATTTCCAGACGACCTAAATAATATAACACCATAACTCGTTATAGGAAGTTTACATTGATGAAATTGATGACCTTGTTTGCCACAATTATTACATACATTATTTTTACTCATTAGTCTATATGTTTAAAGAAGTTTGTTTTTATGTTGTTTTAATTTAAATGCCTACTTTAGTTAATAGCCAACTAAGATTAGATCCTACTGTGTGGGGACCACATTACTGGTTCTTTTTACATACACTAGCATTGTCATATCCACATTATCCTAATGCGGTTACAAAAAAGAAATACTATGAACTAATACAAAACTTACCATTATTTATACCAGTCGAATCAATTGGAACTAGTTTTGAAAAATTATTAGATGAATATCCTGTAACAGCTTACTTGGATTCACGAGAATCTTTGGTAAAGTGGTTACACTTTATTCATAATAAAATTAATGAAAAACTTGAAAAACCTAAAATTACTCTTAATGAATTTTATTTTAGGTATTATGAAGAATATAAACCAAAAGATCTTAAAATGAAAGATTATTACAGATGGAGAGAAAAAATTATTTATACTTTGGTCGTTATGGGTGCAACTGGTTTAATTGTTTATTTATACAATAAATAATATTAAATTATAATATATGTCTGATAAAGTTAAAACACCTACAATTCAAGAAGAAACTAAATTAACTCCAGCAGTTACAAGATTAACCTCTGAATTAACTCCACAAGATTCTACACGCTTAACTCCAGCATTAAGCCCAGAATTAAGTCCAGATGCTACAGAATTAAGTCCAGGATTAAGCCCAGATGCTACAGAATTAAGTCCAGCATTAAGCCCAGAATTAACTCCAGCATTAAGCCCAGAATTAAGTCCAGATGCTACAGGATTAAACCCACCATTTAGTCCAGATGCTACAGAATCAAACTCACCATTTACAGGTGTAAACCAAGAACAAAGTCCAGAATTAAACCCAGCATTTACAGGTGTAAACCCAGATGCTACAGGATTAAACCAAGAAGTAAACTCAGAAGAAAGAGTAGGATTAAGTCCAGCAGTTAGTCCAGCATTTACAGAATTAGATAAAAAAGACGAACCTGTTGTTAAAACCTCTGAACAAATTACTCTTACTATTGATAAATCAACTTTAGTATCATTATGTCAAAATTTAAATACTAATTTGTTAGTTAATATTGCAGCATATAAGAGTGTTTTAGCCAAATTGAAAGATAGTGAAAAGGATGAAACAAAAGTGGGTGAGTTAGATTCTAATATCACAAATTTAAATGAAATTGAAAGTTCTGTTTCGAATTTATTAAATACTGTTCAAACAAGTTTAGATGTTCCTAAAGATAAACAAATTGATCCTCAAACGGTTATTCAAGAAGCTTCTAGTTCTGGTTCTGGCGATTTTATGCAAAAAGTAATGGGGGCTGAGGCTGCTGCTGTATTAGGTTCAATGGCTGCTGCAACTGTGCTAGCACTTGGAGGAGCTAAAAGAAAAATAACAAAGAGAAGACGAAATAAGGGAAGAAAATCCACAAAAAGACATAAAAAATAAATAATTAAATAAAATAAAATGTAAGTTATAATATCTTTATATTATAAGACATTATGACTAAAAAACAAAAAGATGCTAAGATACAAGAAGGAGGTAAAATAATTGCTTCAGGAGGTTTTGGATGTATTTTTAAACCAGCTTTAAAATGTGAAAACTCTGAGACTAGAGAAACTAAAAAAATAAGTAAATTAATGACTATAAAACACGCAAATGATGAATATAGACAAATTCAGAAATTCAAAGGTGTTTTACATACAATACCAAATTATAGCAATTACTTTTTATTAGATGATTTTACATTATGTAAGCCAGATGAACTAACAAAAGATGATTTAAGTAATTATACAAAAAAGTGCAAAGCTCTTAAAAAAAAAGACATAACTACAAAAAATATAAATCAATCATTAGATAAAATTCTTTCATTAAATATGCCATATGGAGGAATAGATGTTGAAAAGTTTATCGATGAATATTTTGCGCGTTCAAATATTATAAGATTGAATAATTCATTGATTAACTTACTTCTTCACGGTATTCTTCCGATGAACAAATTAAATGTTTTTCATTGTGATATTAAAGATTCTAATGTATTAGTAAATCCAACTGATACAGGAATCAATACACGTTTGATTGATTGGGGATTATCTATAATACACAATTCAAATGAAGGAATTCCAAGAAAATTATATAGAAGACCTTTTCAATACAATGTCCCATTCTCATCTGTTCTTTTTAATAAAGAGTTTTTAAAATATTATCAAGATTTTTTACAAATAAATCCAAATCCTGATTATTTTAAAATAAGAGAATTTATAGTAAATTATATATTTATATGGAATGAAATAAGAGGCCCTGGTCATTTATCGGCTATAAATGATATTGTAAAAAAATTAACAATAAAAGAATTGGTTTCTGTTAAAAAGAAAAGAGTCAAAGAACATTTGATCGAATATGATTTTACTTATTACTATATTATTGAATATTTATCACAAATTCTACAAAAGTATACAAAAAATGGTAAGTTTGATATGATGACCTATTTTAACACAATATTTCTTAAAAATATTGATATCTGGGGATTCGTAATGATCTATATATCTCTCTATGAATATTTATATGATTCATTTGAAACATTAAATGAATATCAAATGCAGTTTATCGATAAAATTAAATACATAATAATACATTTTTTATATGAAACCCCAACTGAAGAAATTGATACAACTTCTTTAGCAGATGAACTAACAAAATTGAATCTTCTTATTGAGAAATTTGATATAGATACTTCATCCTCAAAGTTAGAGTATTTTAATAGTTTTAGTAGTGAAAGCGAAAATGGTGGAAAGAAAATAAATAAAACAAGAAAAATTAATAAAACAAACAATAGAAAAAAGGCTACAACTAGAAAAAATATTGGAACTAGAAAAAAGAAGTTTTAATAAAGATTATATTATAATAATATATGAGATTAGAATTATATATTATTATAATTACAGCATTTTTATTATATAATGCTTATCACGATGGAAAATATACAAAAATTTTACTATCATATAAAAAATATTATAAAATGGCATTAATAGGTTTTCTAGCTTTATGTTTTTACATAATGATTAAAAGGAATCCCTTACAAACAAAAAATATGCTGTTATACACTAACAATATGATTAAATATATGCCAATTGATAAATCTTCAATGGATATGATTTCACCTATTTTTGATCTTTCAACAAAAACTAGAGGATTTATGGAAGGATTCAATTCCGAGTTAAATCCTGGTTATAATTATAATCCTACAGTTATAGCCCAACAACAGCGTAATTTATTGTCAGGTAACAAACCAGTAAAACGATCTGTAAGTGAAACAAAAAAGAAATATGTTGCATCAATGCAAGATTGGAAATGTGGACAATGTAACAAAAAATTATCACACACTTTTGAAGTTGATCATAAAATCCGTCTTGAACATGGTGGCGGCAACGATGTTACTAATTTAGTTGCACTTTGCAGAGAATGTCACGGAGAAAAAACTGCAATGGAAAATATGTAATTTTTATATTATATAATATTAATATGGAATCAATAATAAATAGTATTAATAATACATTTGCAAACACATTAGGTAAAGTTGCTTCTAAAGGTGGTTCAGAAAAGGTTCCAATAGCTCAAGCAGTTCCAACATCAACAACCCCGAATATAGTTCCATCGTCTTTAACTTTAGCCAAAGATTTATCATCTTATAATTTATTAGTTTTATTCTTTTTTCTTTTTTGCATAGTAGTTGTGTTTTTATATATTTTTAATCCAAAAGGGCTTAATAAAGCTTTCGGATATGAAATGGCCTTAACAGCACCTTTATTACTATTATTAGCATTTCTAGTAAAAGAAGTTATGGTTTTTAAAGATAGTCCTAGTAAATCTTTTTTTTCAAGTTTTTCACAATCATCTCAACCTTGGTTTTTACCAGCAATTATTCTTATGATAGTTTTAATTGGGTTATCAGGGTTGATTTCAATTCTAGCAATAGGCGGTATTTTTTCTGATAATCCACCAGAAAATAATACTGCAATGCTTTTAAATGTTGGTTTAATGTTAGTATTTTTAATTATAGTGTTGACATTGTATACTAGAAGTAAAAAAAAAGATGATGATATTTTAGAATCCTTTCCAAAAGCAATTCAAGATATATTCGCTTTGAGAACCAAATACACATCTATGTTTTTTGTATTTATATTGGTTGTAGTAATGTTGTATTTAGTCAATCCTTGGGGAATAATGACTGATTATGGTGGTCCTGTTTTATTCTTTTCATTATTTGTGGGAATGATTTTGATGATCCTTATAACTGTATATCAATATTACATGGCAAATCCATCCAAAGGCAATTTATTTAAAGATGAACAAGGGTTTTTATCATATTTAACCAAAGGATTATATATATTAGGGGCGTTAGCAATATCAGGAGGATTGATTTTTGGAGCCTTAAAAATGATGGGAGTATTCAATCAGAATGCAAGTGATCCAGAAAGTTGGGGTCATATTTTATTTAATTTAATTTTATTTTGTGCAATGTTGGGTATAATTTATAAATTAGCAAATGCTGGTGGATTTTTAGATAAAAATCCTTATTATCGTTTAGTTCTAAATACTCTATTATACATTCCATGTTTGTTAGTTATTATATTTAATTACCTTGGACAATTATTAGGTGTAGTTAATGGAGCACCAGGAAGCACATTTACACCACCAAAACCATTTGAATATAAAATGTTAATTCTAAGTTTAGTATTATTGGGAGGATATTTTGTTTGGATCTTTTTGGGTAAACCATTTTTAAGAAAGACATATTTAAAACAAGGTGGTCAACAATTGGTAAATCAACCAATTCAAACTGATGTATTAACCAATATAGCTTCATATCAAACTTTATCTGGAAAAGATAGTTTTAATTATCAATATGCAATATCATTTTGGTTCTATTTAGATTCTTTCCCACCTAGCACTAATTCTTCATATTTAAAAGTAGTTCCAATCTTATCTTATGGAGAAAATCCTTCAGTTAAATACAGCTCTGTAGATAATACATTATATATTACAGTTAAACAACAATCAGACGGAGAGCATATAATTGATTATGTTCAACAAAAAGAAAACGAAATAAAACGAGAAACAGTTGAAGAATGGAAAACTATCCAAGATAATATTAATCAGGCAATTGAAAAAGTAAAGGATATGCCATTTGGTAATGATATTGATGCTGAAGGTCATAGAATTATTTACAAACAACAAGATGTTTTATTACAAAAATGGAATCACATTGTATTAAATTATAATGGAGGAACTTTAGATGTATTTTATAATGGAAAATTAGTTAAATCAGCAATTGAAGTTGTTCCTTATATGAAATTTGATATGTTGACAGTTGGAACAGAAAATGGTATTAGTGGGAATGTAGCAAATTTACTATATTTCAAACAACCACTGGATATTTTAACAATCAATACATTATATACTTCTCTTAAAGACAAAAATCCACCTTCAATACCCGAAAATAAAGAGAAATTAATTCCTTTAAAAACTTAGTAAACAAACAATAATTAAATAATTTTTTTACAAAGTTTTCAACTTCGTAAGAAAATTTCTAAATGTATAATATATAATGGAAGTCAAGAATATATTGCTATTTGTAATTATAGTTGTTCTTTTAATAATTGTAATTCGCTATATAACGAAGGATGTAAATACATTAACTGATTTAACATCCGGTCAAACAATGCAAAAAGTTGATCCTGCTGATTTAGCATCGGATGATAGTTCTGGGAATACAAGTAATTTTACGTATTCTATTTGGTTTTATATAGATGACTGGAACTATCGTTATGGTGAACCAAAAATTATTTTTGGTAGGATGACAACTGGAAATGGACAAAAAGAACCCTGTCCGTCTGTTGTTTTAGGGCCTATTCAAAATAACATCGTTGTTTCTTTAGCAGTTTATCCTGGCCTAGATGAACAGCCTGAAGATGGAAATAATTATATTGTTCATAATTGTCCACTTGCTAATGTTCCAATACAAAGATGGTGTAATTTATTAATTAGCGCCTACGGTAGAACTTTAGATTTATATTTGGATGGTAAATTAGTTAGAACGTGCGTTTTACCTGGTGTAGCAAAAATTGATGCAAATGCCCCTCTATACATCACTCCAAATGGCGGATTTGCTGGATGGACATCTAGATTCCAATACTGGCCCGATTCATCTGATCCTCAAAAGGCTTGGAATATATATAAAGCTGGATATGGAGGAAGTTTGTTAGGAAGTATTTTCGGAAAATACACAGTCAAGGTATCTTTAATGGAAGGAGATACCGAAGACTCAAGTTTCACTATTTAAACAATTAAGTATTTATAAATTTTATAAAAATTATATTTTATTATTCATAAAATAATCAAATATAAGGGTTTTAACAACACTTTTTTTAAAAATATATTATATATATAAGATGAATAATTCTAATACAGGTTCTGGTTCTACATTTAATCAATTTACAGGAAACAATTCTTATGTTAATTCTACTCAAGATTTTCTTAATTCAAATAGCATTGTGGCCCAAGTAGCATTTTTATTACTAGTATTTTTTGTTTTTATTATTTTACTCCGTTTAGGAATATCAGTTTTAGGTTATTTTTTGGCTCCTACTGGAACCCCTAAACTTATTGATGGAATGGTTGATGCGAAACAATTGATTGTTATTCCTCAAGATCCTTCATCTGAAGGTTCTGTAACTATTTCTAGATCTGCTAATGCTAATGAGGGTATTGAATTTACGTGGTCTGTTTGGCTATTTATAGATGATTTAACATATAACAATGGACGTTATAGGTGTGTATTCTATAAAGGCAATAATTATGCCAAAAATCCAGATGCGGATTCACAAGGATTGAATTTCCCTAATAATGCTCCTGGTCTATATCTTGCTCCTAATACTAACGACTTAGTAATTATGATGAACACATTTAATGTTATTAATGAAGAAATTACTGTTACTGATGTTCCTTTGAATAAATGGGTTAACGTCATTATTAGATGTGAGAATAATACTTTGGATGTTTACATCAACGGCTCAATTATTAAAAGTCATCATTTACACGGCGTTCCAAAACAAAATTATGGTGATGTTTATGTTTCTCCTAATGGAGGTTTTTCAGGTTATACTTCCAACTTATGGTATTATAATTATGCCTTGGGAGTAACTGAAATTTCAAAAATAGCAGCCAAGGGACCTAATACAAATATGATAGGTTCTAATGGAATCAATATGAAGAATGCCAACTATTTATCTTTGAGATGGTTCTTCTACGGAGCTGGCGATACATTCAATCCATAAATTTAATCCATAAATCTAATAACAATTATTTGTAAATATAATTATAAATAATTTATTTTATATAATTTGGTTTATATATTTATTGTTTCATATTCTTACGTGTTTTTTTTGAACTTTTTAATACTCTAATTCTTGATTTTGATAATGTCGGAAATTTATAACTTACAAAACATATAGCAGTAAATACTGAACCGTGTTCTTGATCCACATCCAAATCATTATAAACAAATATTTTACCTGGATGTATGGTATATCCAGTATCAGTTTTATTATCCTTATACATTTGGACATCTCCCTTTATATTCCCATAACCTCTTCTTTTTATCATACCGCTTATTGATTGTGATAACGACTTTTCTGATTCCTTTTTTGTTCCAGAACCTGAATATTCACAAGCAAACCCGCCTAAAAATTTTCCTCTTGGATCTGTAACAGTTGTTGTCATTACTGCTGCACTTATCTTTGAACCTCTTTTACCATTCGCTTGTGCTTTTATACATTCAAGCACCTCTCCCCATTGTATTCTTTTTAGGCCTTCTTCTTTAGTTATTTCTTTTGATTCTGTGGGTATTACACTTGTATATTCTATCACGTTGGTATTTTGTATTCCCGCATCAGTTAACGCAGCATCATATGATCCTGTTTCATAAGGTAAGCCTTCTGAACCAGCATTAGATTCTCCTTTGCCTGTTGTTATAAAATATTCATAAGGAACTCTGTTACCTAAAATTAACATTTATATATATTATTAAATTATTAAATTATTATTTTATTATACTTTTATCAAAACTATATATAAGATGTCTTGTAATAATAATAATTGTTATTTACCTCAACCGGCAAGAGCTTGGTCAAGAGTTCAGAACAGTTGTTCTTTGGAAACTAGTGCAGACAATAATGGGCAAGTACGAGTCCCTTATACTAATCAATTTGTATCTGCATCATTATTGTATTCTAAAATGGATATGTTAAATAAGGGCAATGTTTTACAGTATAAAGCTAATAGCAGCAACTTAACTAAAGCTCAAAAATATTCTAAAATTGCAAAAGGCCAATGGGTGAATCGTAATACTACTTGGGCAACTCAATCTACTCGTGGTTATACGAATCCTAATAATACCAGTTTGAAACGTTCTGGAAATGTAGTAAATATTGCAATAGATCCCATTACCGGAGCAGTTATTGGACCAACTACTGCACCACCCACTTGTCCCAAACCTGTTACACCTGTTAACCCTGCTTTACCTTCTAATGGTGGAGGAGGATCTGATGTAAATGATCCAGATATACCTCCTCCTGTAGAACCAACAGAAGGAAGCGATGTATTCCCACCAATTATTCCAGATACACCAGTTGAACCAATTGTTATACAAGATGGCGGAGTTCTTATTTGCTCTGAACAAGAAAACGTATGCACCGGAGAAACTAAACGCAGTCTTTCTCAACAATTGTGTAATCCAACATCTGATTCTGATGTTCCAGGACCAATACAAGAACTTTGTTGGAACGATGGAACACCAACTTGGTATCCTCGTTCTAGATATATTATGACAAATAGCGATAATAAATGGCCTGTTAATTATAAAGAATTTACTAGTGCTATTGTTATACTTAATCCACCTATTTTATTAACAGCAATTGGTGGGTGTGCAAGCGTAGACTTATCTTGGTCATATAATTTTGATCATCAATGTATTCCAATAACTAATTTTAATATATATATAGATGGTATTTTTGTTTTAAAAGTACCGTATACAACCACAACAATTAATATAAATGAGTTAAAATTTAACACTGAATATTCACTGTATATTACTTCGGAATATATATATTATGTTAATTCTTTACCTAATAAATCCGAATCACCTCCATCAAATATTATATTAGCAACTACATTTATGTCTCCACAACCTCCAAGTGGTTTATCTGCAACAGGTGGCTGTGCAAGTATTTCATTAAGTTGGCAATCTCCTTCTCCGGATACATGTATTGATGGGTATAATATTTATTATTCAGATGGCACATTTATAATATATGTCCTTTATCCATCATTAAATGCTACAATAAATAACCTAAATTTTAATACTCAATATTCATTTTATGTTACATCATATAATTCAAATGCTAAATATAATTCTGGACCTTCTAATACATCTACAGCTATAACAAATCCATTAAATACACCAATCTTGGCAATAGGTAGTTATAATACTACTCCTTCTCCTTCAGTTATTTTGAATCTTTCATATGGAAATAGTGATTGCACTACAATTCCTTATAGTTATAATTTATATGGTGGTAGTATATCGCCTATCAATATACCATCAAATGGTCAACCAACGCCTTATACGTTAACTTTAAATTATTCAACTATATATACACTATATATAACGTATTTAGCTAACAACAATCAAGAATCAACACAATCAAATAATGTTACTATAAATACAAATATATTTCCTCCTACACAAGTAAATGCTGTTATTACAGGTTCAACAACAGCAACTTTATCGTGGACCGCTCCTATTAACTATTTTGTTACAGGATATACTATTTATCAATCAACTAACTCAGGAACGTATTCTCAAATAGGAACATCAGGAACAATATCTTATAATATTTCAAATCTAACTTTAACACAAGGCGATTCTTATCAATTTTATGTTGTAGCAAATTATAATAATAATAATAGTTCTGAAGCATACTCAAATGTAATTTCACTAACAGAATTTCCAGAAACAAGTGGATCATTAATAACACCAGCTAATGATGAAGGGACAAGTGGAACTTGGTCTAATTTTTATTTACCTAATGGATATACAAATTTTAATTTTGCGATTTATGGAGGTGGAGGTAATCAATTTGATTATGGTGGGGGTGGAGCAGGTGCAGGAGCTTTTATTTCTGCAATAAATATTCCATATTCGTTTGGTGGTAATATTATTTCATCTATTAATTGGAATGTAAGTCCTGGCGGACAATATCTATCAAATAGTTATATAGTCATAAATTATAGTAATTCTACATCAATAAATTTACAGGCACAAATGGGTTCTTCATATTCAGATACGAATTCTGGTTCTTCTGGAGGTTCTGCCTCATATATTAATACAACATCTTACGATAACTCAAATATTAATGCTGTAAATGGAAGTAATGGAGGAAATGCTAGTCAAATTGGTCAATCAAATGGTTATACATCAAGTGGTTCAGGATCAGGAGCAGGAAATGCGCAAAATGCATCTAACACGTATAATACTCCTGATGGCCAAGTATATGTTATATCAAGTCAAGGTGGTTCACAAGGCGGTAATGTGAGTGGATATGGAGCAGGAGGAGGATATGGTAATAATTATAATGGTAATATTGGTAGTGTTGGAGTTATTGTATATTATTTGTCAACTTAAATTTATAATATTGTTTAATTTAATTATTATGTATAAAATAATAAAATTAATGATTTATACTCTCAAGTTAGGGTTCATACAAATTGCCTGATTTGGGAAAACATCTCCGCTCATACATCCATCATTTACTCCTATTTCAGCGCATGTTCTAATTCCTTGATCTTCTCCAATAAAACACCATCCTGCTTTACCAGTTGATTGAATTGCACTTCTCGAACTATCTGGTTCAGGATCTTTAGAGCTTTGGGAAGCATTAGATAATGCCTTTTCTAATGAATCTTGTTGCCATTGATCAATATTTGCACCAGCTTGTTGTATGTTATTTTGAACTGGAAGAGAAGATGTTGCTTGAGAACCTTGAGGAACATTCATATTTCCTGTAGTATTAGTATTACTTGAACTATAAGTATTATTAGAACCAGGACTAGTAGATGTAGATAAACCTACAGAAGTGCCAGTTGTAGCAACAGGTAAGCCATTTTGTGCAGTTTGTTGCACTGTATCGATTGCACCTGTAGTAGCTCCCGCTACAATATCTACACCAGCTTTAGTTCCTGTAGCACTAGTTTGAACAGTTTGTTTAGTTGTTTCTAATGTTCCATAACCAAAAAATTTTAATATAGGTCCAAATACCTTTCCAAATAAGGAAGCACCTTCTTGAGTTCCTTTTGCTAAATATGCAAAAATATTAATACCAAGTAATGCTAGAATTAAAATAATTATTAGCCAAGTTTGCCATGTAATATTTGAGAAAAAAGAAATAACGGAAGAGGAATTAGAAGAACCGCTAGAAGAAGTGCTAGATATTCTGGTTCCTTCAGGCAAAGGCGTTAATGTAGGAAAATCATCTGGTATAGTTTCTGTAATAGATCTGATATATTCTTGTGTGCTCATTATATTAAAAATACATATTAAATTTTAATATATTAAATTTATTTATTGTCATTTATTTAAAAGTTAGTAAATAAGTGAATTGGTTCAAATTACTTAAAAGTTCATCCCTAATATTCAATAAATCAGTATTGTTGGCTATATTTAAACTAGCATCTTTGTTCATTCCTGTTAAGAAATCCTTATATTTTGCTACTTCTTTTTTAAAATCTTCCACATTTGTATAATCTAACAAAGGTAATGTTTTTTGTCCAGTTAAGTTAACACGTCCACCCGTCTTTCCAAGCATTACTTCAACAAAAGAGTCAATATTTTTGTTCAAATTATCATATAAATCGTCGGTTGCTTTGTGTTGAGAATAACTAGATGTTTTCCAATGATATAATTTAACGGTATTCAACATTTGTAAAAACATAGTGACAATGCGTTGTTGACTATATTTAGTTGCAGATACACTATAGCTTCTTCTAGTTTTTTTTCCGCCTTTTTTACAATTACTGCGAGTTTTCATTATAATATATGCTAATATATTAATTAATCTACACACGGGATTAATCTATACGCGGGATATAATCTGCACCTAAATTATTCATTGTTTCGAGTTTTGCAATCGTTTTTTCCAAGTTAGATGCTTTGACATTTTGATAAAGATAGTCTGTTCCGGGTGAATGTTCATTTTTCTTAATTTGTTTATAAATTTTGTTAATATTTTGAGTAATAACAAGTATTTTAGTTTTATCTTTTACAATTTCTTCATCAGTTGAAAATGGTTCTGTAAATACTTCAATTACAAAATACATTAATAGTCGGCGTTTTTTATGACACCCAGTTCTATATCTTAAACAAAAAATATTTAATGCACTATTTACAATTCTTTGGACAAGAGTGCTTCTTTTTCTTGCTTCAACTAAAAATATATCCCATATGATCCAAATAATATCCATTTGACATTTTGATTCAACATTAGCAAACTCTCTACGTTCACATTTAAATTTTTCTTTTTTTTGTTTACAAATAGTTTCAAATTCCATTATCCATTCCATCCAATAACACGCACTAACACTATTCTTTCCTTCCTCTGTAAGATTATATGCAAATTCATTAGCAGCAATAAATAATTCCTTAGGATCTTCTTTCATAAATATTTCTTCGGCATATTTTACAGTTGGCGCTTTAAATCGCTCAGTCATTTGTGTTAGATCAAAGTCTTCTTTTTTAACTTTAACATCGGAATAGCAGTGTTTCTTTTTTGCCTCACATAGAACGCACATTACCTCACAAAATAATTTTCTCATTTTTTCATTATTTCTTAATCGAATTTCTTGGTCTCTATAACCGTTAGAAACTATTTCTTTAAAATTATTAATTCTTAGTTCTAAATATGTTATTAATTTAGGATTGCCTATATGAATATGTTTTGTATAAAAACCAATTATAGCATCCCATAGATCAGCATAATGACCAGCACATATCATTTCAGCACTCCAATAACAAGCTGGTTCAATTTTAGCATTATATAAATTTTTATTAAGTTCTTTTTTTACATCTACTTTTTTGAATTCAGAAAATGTAATACCTTTAAATTCTTTTTGTTCACGTATGTCGTTGATTTCAATTTCATTCATTGTCTTTTAAAAAGGATAGTAAAAAAACTTTGATAACAAACTTAATTAAAGATATATTTAAGAGACATAACCTTATAATATAAAATATTTTATTAATATATAACATGTGGGTAGATGATACTGAATATACACCATCGGAAATTTGCACACTATGCGACAAACCATATGGAAGTTCTCAAGCAATTTTCAAAACACCTTGTAACCATCTTTTTCATAATAATTGTTTAAACAAATATTGTGAGGAATATAAAAACAATGAATGTCCTGTTTGTGGAAAAGATATAGGTTATTCTTGCACAGATGTTATGGCATTTAAAGACAAAGTGTTAGGAAATGATAAGGGACCATTGTTTGAAGGAAATGATAAAATATTAAAGATTTATAATGATCAAGAAGGAGGTAAAAAAAGAAGATCTAAAAAACGAAGAACAAAAAGAAATAGAAATAAAAGAAATAGAACGAAAAGAAATAGAAATAAAAGACGTTTTCGTGTAAAAAAATAAAGTTTATAAAAGTTTAAATTCAATAGAAGATAATAAGAATAAAATATAATATTATATTAGATGAACATAAAAACAATGATTAAATCTTTAGGATCTGCTTATAATAAATCATCCTTATGGTGTAAAGTTTTAATATTAATTTCGCTTTTGCTTTTGCTAATATTAGTATTTAAGGGATTTGACAAAAAAAGAGAGGGATTTGAACAAAAAGATCAATTCTTGATTAAGACCGGTCCAGAAATATATGACGATTTTTACGCAGATATTTATGATTATTTAGTGTTTAATAACTTAAAGAATGATTATGAGGTTGGTGAAATCGTAAATCTATCTAGTCCTTCAAGTTCTAGTAGAATATTGGATGTTGGTTGTGGAACTGGTCATCATGTTTCTTCATTAGGGGCTAAAGGTTTGGATATTTTGGGAATTGATATTGCTCCTTCTATGATCAAAAAGGCAAAAGAAACTTATCCAGATTATAAATTTAAGGTTGCTGATGCATTAAATGGCAATGAATTTGAACCAGATTCATTTACACATATTTTATGTATGTATTTTACTATTTATTATTTTAAGGACAAGAAGCAATTTTTTGATAATTGTTATAAATGGTTAATGCCTGGTGGTTATATGATAGTTCATTTAGTAGACCGAAAAAACTTTGATCCTATATTGCCCCCTGGGAATCCATTAATGTATGTATCTCCACAACGTTACGCTAAAGAACGTATAACGTCAACAAAGGTTAAATTCACAGATTTTGCATACAGTGCGGATTTTCAATTAGATGAATCAAATGATAAAGCAACCTTTGTTGAAAAATTTAAGAATGATAGTGATGGTAAAGTTCGTAAGAATGAACTAACAATGTATATGCCAGATATTCAGCAAATAGTAGATGAGGCACAAGCATGCGGATTCTTCCTTGAATCAAAAGTAGATTTATTACAATGTCAATATGAATACCAATATTTATATGTGTTTGTAAAACCGAATTAATATTTTATATCATTATACTATAATAATGACAAAATATGTTACTACTGCTAAACTGACAAATGGAGCGATTTTTTATAGAGTTGGTGTCCCAAATTCACATAAAAACTTTGGGTTTCGTGTTGCTACAAATTATAAAGCCGAAAAAAGAGCTAATATGTTAAGAGACACATCTCAGTTACCGACATTTGTAAATTTAGGAGTATTATTACCACCTATTGCAGATCAGGGAGATTTAGGTGATTGCCAAAGTTTTACAATAGACTATAATATTGGAAGTTATTATGTAATGTTACAATATTATTCTCTTACATTCAGTAATAATTTATTAAATTATTTTTTGAATAACATTTGGAAACAAGGTGAAACAACAATTAGCTATTATTTATTAAGCGCCGGAAATACTAATCCTAATAGTATAATAAATCCACTATATAATTGGTATGAAATAAATGGTTGTAGTTCAATACCCAGTCTTGTTCCAAATCAATTAAATTATTTTCCAACAAGTCAAGCAGGTGTTTATTCATATCAAGACTATAATTTATCATTTAATCCACCTGTAGTAAGTAATGATTTGATTGTTGGATGTCCTGTATCTATCCAACCAAATTCGGTTGAACTATATCCATTTCTTCCTGTAACTTCGACACCTTCTTCGGCTGGATATCTAAATGGCACTCTTCCATTATTTCAAGTAACTAATTATCAAACATATATTAATCAAAATGGAGGAACGGCTTCTACAGCAACAACTGTATTATTAAATACAATTCAAACATATTTAAACCAAGGCACTCCTCTATTTTTAGGAATAAATCTTAATAATTTTTTCTTGACAAATTTTGAATTTTATTCAAATCCTAGTCTTTCTACTTATTATAATTCTTCAAATATAGTTCCAGTAATATCTACAACATCAACACCTAACGCGCCTATAATTTTTAATGGAATTAATGGAATTTGGTATGGAACTAACAATACATCAACGGAATATACAGAAGTTAAAGGAGGTCACGCTATTACATTATGCGGATATATCAACAATGTTCAAGTTAATAATAATGGATCTATAGTTCCTTTATCTTCTATATGCCCAGACAATTCAACTGGTGTATTTATTTTTAAAAATCAATGGTCCTCAAATTTTGGGAATAATGGTTATGGTTATATTTCTTATAATTATTTCTTAAATTGCTTTAATAGCACTAATTTTAATGTTGTAACCAACCCAATAACAAATACAAGTATGAATGGTAGTCCTTTAGAGGGTCTATATTATTTACCATTTAATACTGTAGCAACAGAGACATATAAACAAATGGTAAGAGCAAACCACAATAAAACAAACTAAAAAATTAATATAAAAAATTGAATTATAATTATATAAAAATAATAAGTTATATAATTGTAAAGATGGTCTCTCTAAATGATTTATTCACTTTTGTTCTAACAATGTCTTCTAAGTATAAGATTGATTCGTCGCATTCAGAAATACACAGTATGGATGTGTTACACTTTGCCGAAGAAAATTACAGAAGTCAATTAGATATGTTTCCTTATTTAGAAAAACAAACAAATGTTATATATAGTGCTGCTGTTTTACATGATATGTGTGATAAAAAATATATGAATCAGGATGAGGGTATAAAAGAAATAGAAGAATTTTTGAAAGACAAATTAAACCCTGAAGAAATTCACTATACTAAAAGAATAATGGAAACAATGTCTTATTCTACTGTTAAAAAAAATGGATATCCAGATCTTGGCGATTACCAAATGGCTTATCATGTTGTTAGAGAGGCGGATTTGTTAAGTTCTTACGATTTTGATAGATCTGTTATTTACCATATGAATAAGGGAAATGATTTGACAAATTCTTATCACAATGCCTTAAAATTATTTCAAGATCGTGTATTTAACTATAATACTGACAAGCTATTGTTATCAGATTATGCACAACAAAAATCTTTTGGGCTTACGTATAAAGCTCTAAAACAAATGAATAGTTGGAATAGAATACTAAAAAAAACAAAAACTATATAAATAGGTTAATTATTGTGTTTATTAAAGTGTAACAATTTATATTATACTTTTTTTCATTTACTAACGTGTGAAAATGAACATATTATACGCTAAAATATAAATAATATATACACGGTATTTATATTTGTAATTTTAAAAAAATATATTTATAATATATAATGAACAATTTATTTACATATAGAGATGAGGTTGAAGGAAAAGTTGGTATTGGTAAATTACCTGCTGATCTGCAATCTATTTTACACGATATAGCAACAGAATATTATAATATCATTCCCGATACAAATGTATCTACTTACCATACTTGGTATGATGATATGCCAGATTCAATAAAATCTAAAGTTAAAAAAATTCAGAAAAATAGTTTTTGGAATAAATTGTGCGATGGAAGTAAAAAATGTATAAAATTTAATGCTAATGAAATGGACGAATTATATTATTCTAATCCTAAAAACAATTTGAAAAAAATTAATTTATATGGGGCAGCGGGTAACTATGATATTCACAAAGATTGTATTTACAATTTTAATGGAATTAAATTTTATAGAGTAATTATTGGATTAACAGATGGTAATGATAATATTACTACTTATTTTAACAACTTAAATGTAGGTCATAAAATAAATTTGGGTGATTATATTGTGTTTGATTTTGATAAATCATCTCATCAGGTTATAAAAGATAAACAAGAATTAACACCAAGAATATTATTAAAAATTCATTATATAGTGTGTGAAAATTGTAAATATTCAAGTAAATATGTTGAACAAATTAAACAATGCTATTTATATTATGAATTTATAACAAGATATTTTATGCAAGTTGGAACAGATCCTGAAACATTATACCAATTTTTTTGGGGATTGTTCTGTCAATACTATATGAATGAATACACCAAGTATATAATTTTATTTATAATAATTATAACTGTTATAATTATAAAATTTGCACTCAAAATCAAATTAATATATAAAAATATATCAAAAATAGTAAAATATATTTTATTTTCGTTGATATTTACTTATTTACTAATAGTAATATTTTACTGGTTAAGATATAAATTATCTGGAATTAGATAAACACATAATACTAAACGGTAAAAGATAAAATATATTTGTAAATATTGATAATGGTGTTATATTATTTATATTCAACATAGAAGGCTCGCTTGTTAAATAATGGGATAAATCAGGTAATAAATAAAATACTAAAAATAATATAAAAATATTTCTTGTTGATAATTTATATTTCTTTATAAAATCAATAATAATAAATAAAATAATAAAAATAGTAAAACTAATGAATATATTTTGAATTGTAAATAATATTAATATTGAATATATAATTAATAATACATTACTATAGTTATTTGATAATAAACATAAGAAGGCCATAAAAATAAACCCACAAAATATGTGAAAATAGATATTATAAATATTTTTATGATATTTTTCAAAATCTTCACATTCTTTTTTTATAATTGTATTCATATAATATAACATATATTTTTATTTTATAACATAATTATATTATAACGGCTAACCTAAAGAGAGTTCATTATAAAGAATCCAAAGTTTTTATTATTGTCTTGAAGATAAAACGCAGAAAGAACTTTATCAAATAGAATTTTATGTTTTTTCATATAAATAGGAGGTTTCATACGCTATGAAATGAGAAAAGGGCAAAAAAAATTGAAATTTATATTATAAAATAAGTTATATTATAAATTACTAAACCACTTTACCATTTTAAAAGAATGATGTCAGCTCTATCACGTCCGGTTAATTTTAAGGAAGTATGGACTACTAATGTTCGCGAATTACATATTAATCCGCATTGGACAATGATTCAATTTGTTGAAAGCATTAAACAAGATATTTCAAGAGAATTTAATACTAATGATTTTGAAATAGTAGAAGCGGGTCAATATACTCCAGGAATTCCAGCAGAAGCAGCTCCAGCCCTCCAAGTCACAGATATGAGATTAAAAGATAAATGGAAGGAGGATCTAAATGTATCGTTTTACGTAAGAAGAAGAAATTTTGATTATCCGCAGTTACAAAATTTAAATACACAGAGAAATATTAATATAAGTTCTCGTCTAGTAGGTGATTGTCCAATTTGTTTGGAGACAGTTCAATTAATATCCAGGAACGGGTGTTCTCATAGTGTATGTTCTGATTGTCATCGTCGTTGTCAACAAGTAAACTATACTATTTGTCCTCTTTGTAGACACATTTAATCTAATTCATCAACAATTGAAGATAAATATAAAGAAACTGCCTCGTCTCTGTCTAACCAATTACCAACTCTAACAAATTTGTTTTCTAAATCCTTGTAATGAGTAAAAAAATATTGTATTTTTTCTCTTGTAGATTGAGGTATATCTTTAATTGAGTTACAACCGTTATATTTTGGATCTACTTTTTTACATGGACACATAATAATTTTGGGATCAATACCTTGATCGTCTTCGGTTTCTAATAATCCTAGAAATTTACATTTGATATAACAACCTGGAACAAGTTCATCGTCCATCAAAACAACTACATCTAATGGGTCTCCGTCTAGACTTAATGTATTAGGTATAAACCCATAATTGAATTCATAATTTAATGGAGTATGCAGAATTCTATCGCAAACTAGTGCTTTTAATTCGGGATCATATTCATATTTAATATGAGAATTCTTTGCGATTTCAATAAAAACGTCTACTTCAATATCGTTAACCATAATATATATTACCGGTAATGTATTTATATTATTTTAAATTTTAATCATAAAAAGTCGCGGTTTAGTCCGGAAAAGTAGGTGTTAATTAGATTTTCTGTGTTTACATCATAAATGCTCATAAAATAATATGGATATTTTGGGCTGGATTTTCAGTAACAAATTATTTTCAAAAAGTATTTTAGGTTTTCAATTTTGGACATTTATAAATGTCCATTTTCAGAAATCCGAAAAAAGTTTTGAAAAAGGGGGTCCTAAACGAGGTTTCTGAGCTTTATGGTCTGATTCACAGAAAAAGTAATTATAAAAATGTGACGATAACTTTTTTTGTTGTTTTTAGAGATAAATATGTATAACATATTTTAACATTTGAATATAAAAAAATGTTAAAATATATTATATAATGCCAAAAGATAATATTGATTATTCTAATACTATAATTTATAAGATTTACTGTAATGATGATACCATAAATGATACATATGTAGGACACACTACAAATTTTTTTGTAAGAAAATATCAACATAAAAATGCTTGTAATAACCCCAAGATTCATTTGAAAATTTATAAAACAATAAGAGAAAATGGCGGGTGGGATAATTGGAATATGGTTCAGATTGCAAAATATAGTTGTAAGGATTCAACAGAAGCAAGAATTAAGGAGCAAATACATTACGAAGAATTAAAAGCTTCTTTAAATAGTTGTCCTCCGTATATTGATATTAAAAATTATTTTTGTGTAGATTGTAATGTGCAATATTTAAGTCCAAAAAAGTTTAATGATCATAATAATTCTAAAATACATATCAACAATAAAAATTATAAGGTGAATTCGGTAAATGCTCAGGATGAAAATAATTTAGAAAAGTCTCTAAAAAATCCCCTTTACAAATATAGTTGTATTCTTTGTGAGTATAATACAAGTAGTCTTAAAGATTATAACAAACATTTAAGCACAGCAAAACATCAACGACTAATGAAAGCTAACGAAGCATATCAACAAATCCTCAACAATTGTCAGAACTACGAATGTGGTTGTGGAAAAAGTTATAAACATATGTCATCATTATGTAAACATAAAAAAACATGTGAACTATTAGTAAAATCAAATGATGTCCAAATAAGTAAAGATATTACTCCAGAACTTATTATTGAAATAATAAAACAAAACAAAGAATTACAACAAACACTTATTGAACAAAATAAAACTATTATTGAATTAGCTAATAAGGCAGGTTCTAATACTAATTATATAAATAGTAACAATAATAAAACGTTTAATTTACAAGTATTTTTGAATGAAACATGTAAAGATGCAATCAATTTAACGGATTTTGTTAATCAGATACAACTATCAGTTACTGATCTTGAAGAAACTGGTAAATTGGGTTATGCCGAAGGTATTAGCAAGGTATTTATTAAAAATTTGAATGATATAGATTTTACCCAACGACCAATTCACTGTAGTGATTCAAAACGAGAAATACTATATATTAAAGACGACAATCAATGGAATAAAGATGATGAAAATAAATCTCATTTGACAAAGGCAATAAAAAATGTAGCAAATAAAAATATAAAACAAATAAATGAATGGCAGAAAATAAATCCAGAATATAAAGATCCAGAATCAAAACAAAATGATAAATATATGAAAATTGTTTTGAACGCAATGTCTGGTTCCACTCCAGAAGAGCAAAAAAGTAACATTAATAAAATTATTAAAAATGTTACAAAAGAAGTTGTTATTGAAAAATGATTATATAGATTTTTCATACATTTTTGTAGCTTCTGCCCTATTCAAAAACTTACTAAGTTTTGTATCTATATTTAAATTGTCTTTATAATTTTCAAAGAAATATCGTATCTTATTTAATGTTTCTGGCTTCAGATTACTAATATCATTTATATAAATAAAACGATTATCAACATCGTTTGCAGGACATACAATTAATTTTCCGTCTTTCCCTTTTTCGTCTGAATATTTAAATCCTCCAATTATTTTACATTTGATTTTTGTTCCAGGTGGTAATATTTCGTCCAATAATAATATAACATCCAATGGTTGACCATCTGAACCAATTGTATCGGGAACATATCCATAATTAAATGGATATTTAAATTGATATGGTAAAATTCTATCTAATTGTAATTTTGTTTCAGTTGAATCATATTTATATTTTAAATTTGAATCTTTTGAAACTTCAATAATGACATTTATTATTGTATTTGACATTATAATATAATAATATTAAAAAAAATAAGTTATCTACGTATATTTTAAATATTTATAAGTGTTAATGATCTTATATATATTAGGTTTTTTTGTATTATGTATTATATTATTGTTTGTATATATTCGATTAAAGTATAAATTCTGGGTATTACAACCAGTGTTTCATTTTTATGATATATATTACTGGTTTATAAATGTTGGAGTAATTAGAAAAGAATTACCAGAAAAAAATAGATACGTTAATCTACAAAAAATAACAACAAAACCATTTGAGAATATAGATGAACAAACATTAAAACAACTAGTATTATTAATTCGATTGAATTATTTACGAAATAACGAAAATAAATTTGAACCAAAGAAAGAGAATATTGTGCCATATTTTGTGGGGCACAATACAAAACCATTTTGGACATATTTTATGGAACCAGAGTTACTTATAGATAATAAAACAGGTAAAACAATTGAAGAAAAGAAAATAATAAGTGTAATAACAAGCAGGCCGTTACATGTAAAAATAAATAATAGTCGTAAAGATGCTGAATTTGATGTTTATTATGTAGACTATTTATGTGTACATAGAGGATGGAGAAAAAAGAATATAGCTCCGCAAATGATCCAAACTCACGAATATAATCAATCACACAATAATAGACAAATTTGTGTTAGTTTGTTTAAAAGGGAAGAAGAACTAACAGGAATAATTCCATTAACAGTTTACAAAACTTATTGTTTTAATATGAGAAATTGGACACAACCAGATCATTTGGAAGCAAGAATAACTGTATTAACAGGAGACAAACAAAATATGTATTATTTGTATAATTTTATAAATGAAATGACAAGAAATGAAATGGCAAATAAATGGGATATAACAATTTATCCGGAGATAAGTAATTTAATGGAATTGGTATCAACAAAAAACTTATTTGTAAAAATGTTAGTTATAGATGGAAATATAGAAGCGGTATATATTTTTAGAAAGACGTGCACATTTATAGAAAAAGAAAAAGAGATAATATCGTGTATAGCATCAATCAACGGAACAAAGATGTCAACACGTGACTTTATAAAAGGATTTAAAGTATCTTTATGGTCGATAATAAAAGATCATAAAAATTTTGGTTATTTAACAATAGAAGACATAAGCGATAATACATGTATAATAAATAATATATCAATTAGAACTCATCCGTTGGTTGTATCGCCATCGGCATATTTTTTCTATAATTTTGCATATAGTCCCTTTAAGCCGGAAAGGTGTTTAATAATAAATTAGAAAAAGAACTTAAAGCCCTTTAAATCCTTTTTTCCAAATATATTATTTATTTACAATAATATAAAACGGATTTCCACAGTATAAGCACATTTGTATGTTGTTGAGAGCGGGTGAATGTAAAACAGGGTTTAATTTTGAACATTTACTACACTTTTTAAAATGCGGTAAACTGACTATACTTTTGTTTGCTTGATCTTTGTAAAATAAATGATTTCTGTAGCCTTTATACATAATTATTGTATGTAAAAAAATTGAATTTATAAATAATATAAACAAAATAATATAATTACAATAATGACAACTATAATTACAAATACATACGAAGTTTATTTTAAAATTGCTCTTTATCCTAAGGGAGTAAACTGGTTTCACTTTGAGGAAATACAAGATGAAGTATCTGGAACTATGTATAGTGAATTTGTTGAAGATTCTAAAGATTTTAATAAATATTTATGCACTCAAAATCAATCAAATGCTGTATTACAAACTTTAAGAAATGAGTATGAGATTATTGCTTTAGCTGATGTAACTATTCGTGATTTAGAATTTAATAATAATGGTCAATTTAATTGTAAGGTTGAAATTGTTACAGAAAAATATGATGAATTAAATGATGATGAAATTCAACAAATTATAGAAAATTCTATATGGCCTGGATATGATGCGGAACCACTTTATATATTTATTGATGGGGAACCTTTAAAAATGGATTTACAATTAGCATATTTTGTAGAATATGATGATGATGATGAAGAAGAGCAACAAGACGAGGAAGGAGATGATGAGGAAGGAGATGACGAGGAAGAAGAAAAAGAAGAAAAAGAAGAAAATAAAAAAATATCTCCATACTATATTTCATCTGATGAAAGCAATGAAGAAACAGAAGAAGATCTGGATAATTGTGAAGAATATAATTAAAGATGTATAATGTATTTAATTTGTAAAATAGATTATAATTTTATTTTTTATCTGACATACTTGCCTACCCTTGCAAAACTATCAACAACAAAAATAATGAAAACTCCTAAAAAAGAATATAAAACAACTTCTTCGGTGACACTACCAGTTTTTTGGTCTTGCTGTTCTTCCAACAAATTGATCATATAGTTAAGTTTTTCAATAAGAATTTGGTTTGAATCAGAAGAGTTATTAGAATTATTAGAAGAAGAGCTTGCTTCAGAAGAATAATAGTTTTTATTATTTTCAGATTTGTTAAAGTTTGAATGGCTGTAATTAGGGACTAGTTTTCTATAATACTCTCTAACTTGTGCATCATTCATAAAAGCACTTTGAAGTTCCTGAAGTTTCATATCTTCGTCATCGGTAGGTTTAGGTACAAGACTTTCATCCATAGTAGTCATCCCTTCTTGTTTTTTTGTACGTTCACCTCCTACAGAAAGAGGTTTAGCAGGAAACTCAAATGGATTAATAGGTTTAAAATCATCTGAATGTTTGGCAGTAACAGCAGATCCTTTAGGATTATAGTTTCCTAAATCATCATCATCAGGAGCGCTATTATGTATAGATTGGAGAACAGAGTTAACTTTTTGAGGATTAAAATCATTAGAGGGCTGACGATATTTTTGAGTTTTATTATGGTTTTGTCTCTTCTTATTAATGGGACTTTCATTATTATAAGTTTGAGTATTTTCACTATCAATTGGTGCGGCAGACATTGCTAAATAAGACATTCTCTTAATAAAAATTAAGATAATTATTTATCAAACAATCTGAAATTAAAACAAGTCTTGTAAAAAAATATTCTGTAATTTATATAGAATGAGTATGAAAACAAATAGTATTGTAGCTCTTTTCGTGGCGTTGATAGTTATTTTAGCAGTAAATCCAGGAATGGTAAACAACATTTATAGTTCAGTTTTAGGAAGACTATTTTTGATAAGTATTCTTATATTTTTATCAATGAAAAGTGTAACTTTAGGATTGTTAGTTGCTTTGACAATAATAGCAGGGTTAAATCAGTTTGGAAGCTTTACTGAAGGTATGGATACTATGAATACTCCTACAACTGTAGGAGAAGAGAATGTTCCTCAAACTGGACAACAAATTGTTTTAACAGATTCTGCAGCAGCAAAGGTAGATTCAGCTAAACAAAAGATAAGTGATTTAAAGGCTCAGGCTCAAACAGGTGGAATGGCAACAAGTGGAATGGCAACAAGTGGAATGGCAACAAGTGGAATGCAAACTGGTGGAGTAGACAAAGAAGCTATTAAGACTGCAATTATGTCAAAAGATTCTAGCACAATGCCACCAGATCCTAATATGATGTCAAATGAGAATGTTGAGGCATTTACAACAAGTATGTTAGGCACATCATCATTAACCGAAGGGTTTTATTCAGCAGCGAGATATTAATAGTTTTCTTTTACAATTTTACAAAGTTATTTTAAGAATACTATATATATGCGTAAAATATATTTAAAAATACTAATAGGAATTGTTGTTCTTTTATGGATTATCTATTTTATTCAAATATTGTATCCTGATAAAGATAAAAGTAAAGATAAAAATAAAGATAAAAATAAAGAAGGGTTTACTCCTAAAATTCGTCAGTTATATCGTCCATATGTTAGAACATTTAATCAAGGATACGAGAGTTTTGTAAATAATTATGGACCAAATGTAATAGTAAATAAACTGAGAAAATGGAATATTTACTAAATAAATTATAAAAAATGAAAAGATATTTTTATATTAATTTAATATAACGATGTCTAATATTATTTATGAGTCAATTGCTTTTGTTCATAATCATATAATGTTTTTAAATAATAGCAAATTTTTTGCCGGTGTTGTTATGATTTTATTAAACGTTGGGTCTAAATTTATTGCGATCCAATTTAGTAAATCAACAGAGGAATATTTGAAAATGAATGTTACTAAACAATTGTTGGTATTTGCAATGGCATGGATGGGTACTCGTGATATTTATACTGCATTAGTTTTAACAGCAGTATTTACTATTCTTTCAGATCATCTTTTTAATGAAGAAAGTCCATATTGCTGTGTTCCAGAAAGATATCGTATATTAGCTAAATTAGTTGACGAAAATAGTGATGGTGATGTCTCTGAACAGGAAATTACCAATGCTATTACTATTTTAGAAAAAGCTAGAAGAGATAAACAAAAATTAAATCAAAGACAATCATTTACATTATTTGGTAATTATCTTGCTGATAGCTATAAAAGTTATAATTAATAATCTATTTATCAAAACTACTTATAATAATTTAAAAATCTTTAATTATTATAAGTATGTCTGAAAACAAAACCAAAAAAGATGAAACTAAAAAAAATAATTCTAAAGGGGAAGAAAAGGTCCCCAATTCTTTAATTATTTATATAAAAACCAGATTACCAAATTATTATAAAATGACTTATGAACCTTTTATGACTGTTCCTAAAAATAAAAGTCATACTGTATATTTTGACCCTCTTGTAAAATACTATGATTGGCCTATTAGAACTCTCCCACCTGGAGCTCCTAAAGATGCATTATATACACAATTTTTTGAAGCTGCTGAATTTGATACAATGATAAATAGAATTCTAAGTGATTTTAGATATATGCAAAAACCTAGAACATTACAGGACTCTTTTGATGAAAAAATTATTGATAATAATATAAGAATTACCCTTAACAACTTATTCAGAACTAACAATTTATTTTATGTTAATAATAAACCTTATACGATTGTAGGTTCTCATTATAAAGACAGTGATTGGCAAATTGACAAAAAACCTATTGATAAATTATTAAATCAATTTTCAAATATGACTGTTAAACAACTTGAAGAACAAGCAAGAGAAGAAGAGGATGATATTCCTGAGGTGTTAAGACAAGGAAATTTATCGTCTTCAACTTTAAATAACGAAGAAACAGTAACATCCGTTGCAGCAGGATTACAAAAAACAGTTGATAATGCTAATGCATCTAAAGGCGTTGAAGCCCGTGAAATAGCTGGAGAAACCGATTCTTTTGTTCATCAAGATAAATTACCAGGTGTATCAGAAGATATGAAACGCTTATTTAGTGAATATCTAAGGCAGAATATTCCTATAAATTATTCTGATAGTCCAGACTTAGCGCGTGACCCATTGACATTGACATTATTAGTTGATCCAGCTGAATTACTTGTCTTCATTAATAAAAACAAAAAGACGGCTATAGTAGATTTATATTCAGCATATATTGCTTCAAAAACACTCCTTCAAAATGCTGATAAAGAATACACAGATGCTTGCACAGAATTAGCGACATATAAGACAACTTTTGATTCAGAAGTAGAGTATATAATTGAAACAATTCAACGCGCGCCGGCTTCACCAGAAAATATAAAACCACAAGAAACTAAAATAATTCAACAAATATCCCTTTTGAAAATAAATTATATGAAAATCATATTTAGAATTGCTGATGCTATTATGGAAATTTATAAACAACAGAATGTTTATTTTGTTAGTACAAAATTACTATTAGAGGGGTTAAAAACAGATTATGTAAATATAATTAAATATTATGAACAACCTGCACTAGCCATAAAGTGTATAGAATATGATATTTCTGTAATGAATTCGTTAATACAGCTTGATCCAGAAGATCCCTATTCAGAATCATATTTTTCAAATTACGAAGATTTTAAGAAATTTTATGAAAAAACTCTTTATGCTAATGAAGATAAACTGTTAAAACCAAAAATAAATTACAGAGATGAGAAATATTATTTTAATGATATGAGTATTTTATTTATTGAAAAACAACAATATGAAATATATAATTTTAAAATGTTTTTATTTTATTCATATAATCAATTCAGTATTTGGGTTGCTTTATTTAAGTCAATACAAATTTTTACAAAGTTTATTGGAACCCAAGCAATAGAAATATTAAAAAGATCTGAAACTGATATAACCAAATATAACCAGGCATTTCCAGAACTACAACAGCAAGAATTTATAGATAGAATAAAAGCAGATGGATTAAAAGCTTCTTATAATAAAATATCAAAAACAGTGAATTGGTTTTTAGTAAAAGAAGACGGAACTAGATGTATTGAACCATTTAAACAAGTATCAAAAGAAAAGAAACCATTTAAATTGATGGAAGATGAAATGCAAGAAAAAATATATATATCTTCTATTAAATCGCAAGTTCAAGCATATGATGCTATAGTATTGTATATATATTTGTTAGAAGTAGTTTGTTTGAGACAAAATAGAGTATATGTTGCAGAAGAGAATGTAAATCAATTAAATCTAGAATTTTCATTGACATTAAACGAGTATTATTATGCTATTGAACAGAGTATAAATGACATGCGAACTCGAGGTTTAAATGTATATATTCCAAGTTCGTTGTTATGGGATAGTAGTAATTTTAATGATCTTGATTTTATAGAAAAAAGGAAAAAAATTAATGACAAGTCTTCGATAATATATCGTGGCAGGCTTAAAGCAATTAGCACATCAAGACAAGAAATGATTGACAGTTGTGAGGAAATAGCTGATTTAATTACTCCTAATCTAAGTGAAGCTGGGTTTGTTAATAAATGTCAAAAGTTATTGGCATCAAATTTAGAGTATATAAATGAACATTCCTTTAGAAGTAGTTATTGGTTGGAAAAAACAATAGAAAATTACAATAACGAAGCAACTAGCGATTTTATATATAATATGAATTATGTTGTAAAAGATGCGTGGAATGATAGAATAACTGAAGATAGAGAACCAAAAGAATATTTAGATTGGATGGTATATGATAATTCTGGAACTAATACAAATGAAACAATTTATGCTTCTATAAGTGATACATTAAATGGTCAATTAGATTTAAATGGATATGAAACTACAAATCCCTATACAGAAGAAATTGATAATAAACGACGTTTTACAGTTAATTCTTTAAAATATCTAGTGTCTGATACTAATAGCGATCCAAATATTACAGCTACGGAAATTATTAATATTTTACAAAAAGTTTTAAAAATAAAATTTATAGAATTTGAAATGTTTCCACGTGAAGATACAGATATTCAATTAGGAGACATAGTTAAATACGATGGTAATAAATGTAGAGTAATTTATATAGAATCATCTAATCCACTGGAACCGTTGTATACATTATACAATGGAATCGAACTAGTTCGAGAAATACCAGGACAACAAATTATTCTAACAAAAAAAAATATAAATAGTCATTTTCGCGTAAGTTGTGATTTTTCTGATGAAATTGCAAATCAATCATATGATGAAAACATATATTTAGTCTTATCTAAACAAAGCAATGACACATTTTTTAAATATAGACTTGTTAAAAACTCAGCTGATAATCATTTCATTAATCAATTTGGTGCTATACCAATTTATATTAAATATTTTATATATAATAATTGTGCTAGATTTAAGCCTGATAACATAGCTCCTAGTTTTGGCTCTTTTACGCGTTTATTTGAATCTTTTACAAAAAAAATTGAGGAACAAGGACAAATAGGACATATAGAAGGAGAGATAGATAACATAAGAGCTAAATTGGCTACTTTAAAAAATGAATATAATAATTTAGAAAAGAAACCAATTAAAACCCAAGCCGAAGAAACAAAACTTATTCTATTAAAAGGAGACTTGAGAGATTTAAGAAAAAGACTGTTAGAATTAAACGGGTTACTAGAAGCGGTAGAAGAATCTAGAAATTCTAGAGGAGGTGCTGCTACAAAACCAAGTGAACAATATGTGAATTATTCGAATCCTTATTCTAGTCCTTATTCTAACCCTTATTCTAGCCCTTATTATAATCCACTAGGTTATCCAATGAATCCAAATATGCCTAATAATACATTTTATTTGCCACAAGGATATGGGTATAGAAGACCTCTTCCATATAATGTATCTCAAAATAAAGCGAAAGATTCAAAATCTAAATTATCTTTTTACATAACAATAGAATTAGAATTATTTCCTGGAAAAAGTGCCAATTTATTACAAAAGTCAGTGGTTAAGTGTCAAAGCACATTTGAAAGGATACGTGAAGCATATGCAGATATTCGTGGTTTTCAATATAGACCAGCTGCTATGTCTGAGGCTTATGCTTATGGAGTTCAAAAAGATACTAAAAAGAATAAAAGTGAGAAGAATAAAAAAACAACGCGATCAAACAATACTTCTACTCGTAAAAACAGACCAATAAAATAAAAAAATTGAATAAAAATTATGATACTTATTTTTCAGTATAATAATTAAATATTAGTGACAATAATGAATCAACTGTTATTTAAAGTGGATAATCTAATAGAAGGTCAAGTGGTTAAAAGACCTTCAAAATATATAAAAACACCATATGTTGCAGATATATTGTGTTTGGATACGCAAGATGAGGTATTAGGTCACACTGCTTCTTTAGGTTGTTGCGGATTAGCAGATGTAAACGCATCAGTATTAATGGCACCAAGTCCTGATTCGAAATCGAAACCGAAGAATCAATCAAATATGAAATGTTCTCATACTGTTTATTTATCAGTGTTAAGATCTAATGAAAATGAGCAAATTATAGGAATACATCCAAAGCTGGCTGAACATTTAACAGAATCGGCATTGAAAAATAATTGCTTATCAAGGCTGCAAAATGTAAAAAGATATCGCAGAGAAACAGCAATTTATATAAAAGACAAGATAGATTCCCGTTTTGATTTTACAGGAGTAGATCAAAATGGCATACCATTTATAATGGAAGTAAAAAATGTTCCATTGGCTGATTATGAGGATGTAACTGCAAAAGAACGTGGTAAAATGGATTTTACAGGACGCGAATTTGACTCAAAAGTGGCTTACTTTCCTGATGGATATAGAAAGAAAAGTTCTGATCCAGTTAGTCCCAGAGCTCTAAAACATATTAGAGAACTAACATTAATAAAAAGTGAAACTGAAATGCGTTGTATAATGTGTTATGTAATTCAAAGAACAGATGTAAATAGGTTCCAACCATCAGTAATTGACCCGGAATATAGAGAAGCATTTTTAAAAGCTTTAGAAGCCGGAGTTGAAATAATTACTATGGTTGTAAGATGGACTAGAGAAGGTGAAGCATATTTTGTTAAAGATGATTTGCCAATATCAGTATAAAATATTATAGTATAGTATATAATGTCAAATAATAATAATTCATCTTTTTTTTCAAAAAATGTAAAAGATAATAACATTGATGCTTTTGGTGATTTTAAAAGTGCACCTACAACTTCAAATATAAGTTCTAATACAACCACAGGCGAATTTATACAAATGATGAAGAAGTTAGATGATATAATGTATCAAATTGGAGTTTTAAGAGCTGAAGTAAAGGAAATAAAACAAACAACAAAGATATTTACACCGCAAATTCCATCGCCAATTATATATCCAGTTAATCCAACTTATCCAGGTCAACCTATGCCTCCTTATCCATATCAACAGCAACAACCAGGATATAATCAACAACTAAATAGACAATACAATCCTAATTTATAGAAGATGAAACATGTTTATCAATTCCCTCCATAATAGTTTCTAATGATCGAACATTTAGTTCATCACTTGATAAGAATGTTGTTAAAATGTGTAAATTATATTGCTAATGAAATAAAAGTTTCAATTATTGTTCTTTCGTCCTCTGATAAAGAATAATATTTAGTATTTGCATCAATAATATAAATATTAATGCCAACTATTCTATTATAATAAAAATGTTTGAATTTGTTAAGAAGACCTTTTCTAACTTGTTTTGGATGTGAAAAAACATATAAACGAAGCATATTGTTTTGTATTTTTGGAATATTAATGTTAATAGATGTTGTTTGTGAAACCATATAACATAGAAAGGTAGCCCATAATAAAGATTGTATATACATTTATATTATTTATGAATATATTTTTAAGTTAATTTATTACTTTAAAAATGTAAATATTAAAAAGCTTATAAATTGATGATTTCTAAAATTCTAAAATATAATAAAGGCTTTATGTTGTAAATAAAAATTAAACTATTTGAAGGCGAATTTTCTTTTTAAATTTTTCCTCATCGCTAAATAAAAATAGTTTATATTGTCTCTTTTCATAATTCTCAAGATTATCTCTTACGGTAATTCTAGATGATAAGCGTAATTCAGGTAAAAATACAATGAATTGGTATAATCCATCATTTCTCGTAAGTTTGTCAAAGCAATATCCATCATATGTTTTTTCTAGAGTATCCGGATTATTGTAACAAAGATCAAGTAAATTACAGTCATTTTGAACTTTTCTAATGGCACGCATAGTAACATTGATATAGTCAATTTGTTGAATCCAATTGTCATAGAACTGAGAAGCATCTGTAGAAAGAGAAATTAATCCATAATTTTGTTGAAATTTAATCATATTAAGTAGATCAACCAGTCGTCTGATAGGAGATGTAATATGGATATAAGCATCCATTTCAAGTAGTTCGTGTCTTGTTAGTTGTTCTCTATCTTCGCTAGGAATAGTGCTAAGATCAATATATTGTCCAGAAGCACTGTTCCATATTTTAATGAATTGATTGACATCATCTGGTAAAGAATCTGGTAAAGACATTTGTTTTTTGATAATTGTAGATCTAAATATGCCATTATTAGATTTAAGTAGTTCTTGAGCACAATGATAATTCATAAAAATCATTAGATAACATACAACATCGTGACTGTTACGAACATTATTAATATATCTATATTTCCTAGACATTTTTTGACATGTATCAAGAAGATAGTGATAATCAGCATCGGCAAGTAAAGAATGGTCTTCATATGCGAAATTTTTGAATACTTTAATGAGGCAATTTGTATATTTAATAGACAAAATATTGGCATCATTGTCGAGTAGAATGTCAATAACAAATGAAAATCGTCTAGTATTTTGTTGAAGAGAGCATAAACAATCAGATAAAATAGTTGGTAACATAGGTCTCTTACGATCAGGTAAATAAATAGTGGAGATGCGTTGGGAGAATGAGGACCAAAGATTTAGGGAATCCATCCAAATAGTGACATTGGCAATATAGATGCTTACCAGAGTTTGATTATTATCTAGCTTCCTTATGCTGAAACCATCATCATAATCAAGACTCGTCGCAGGATCAATAGTAAATGTTTTCCATTCAGTGCGATCTTCGATTTGAGGGTATTTTTTGCAAACACTGGTAATAAAAGAATCGTGTGCGTGTGCCTTTTCTTTGACAGCCTTTGAAGTAGCCTTATTGAATTTTTGTATAGATGAATTTAGACTTTTACAGTAAAGTTGATATTCATAGAAATTGTCTAGAACATCAACAGGTCCAATAGATTGAGATAGGTTAGCGTGAGGATGTTTGTCATCCCATTCTTTGTAACGAATTGTGACATAAAGATTAGTAAAAACTTTAGAAAATCCCATTTGCTTGATTTCATAAGGCACTAGAAAAATAGGAATACGTGTGTCGTCTGGTATACATTTGTATAATAATCTGCCGGAAGCTGATTTCGTAGTTTTATTTTCTCGTCCATAAGTTTTGTTATCAGCGAGAATTAGAACAGAAGGTATATTTTCATTAACACGCATAGAAGAATGAATAATTTCTACCTTACCTTTGTTGTATGTGAAAATATCATTAGTAAATAATTTATGTTGAGTTGGATCAAAACCATCTAAAACAATTGGTTCCAGTGTAGTAGCATTAAAAAGAGTCCACGAACCATAGTTCCGATTATCTATGTGTATTTTGTAAAGCGTCATAATATTACCATAATATGGTGTCAAATCTTTAAGTCTTTTTTCTAAACATTATAATGCCTACATATATGTAGGAGGATCATTGTCCATTTAATACGTAAATAGTATTTATGTAGGTATATGTAGGTATATGTAGGTATATGTAGGTATACGTAGGATCACCTATTAATATGTAATTTTTGGCGATATTATATTAAGATATTATATGTCAACCTACTCCATCCATGATAACGGCTATATTGTGCTACAAAATGTGTTAAATCCGAGTCATATTGATATGGCACTTACGTGTATTCAAGAAGATAATTCCGTTAACTACCACATTATGAAACAATTTATTGACACTTGTTTCTTCCCTACTATACAACAAAATATCACAATTATTAAAAATCCGATGTATGTTAAATTTCGATTTAGCAACAACAATAACTCAACTGATGCTTCTACCTTCCATAGTGATATTTATAATCACACAAGTTCTGAACTATTACCAATATATACGTGTCTATGCTATTTTGATGATTCACAACTTGAAGTTATTCCTGGTTCACATATTGCCAGCAATAAAATATCTTGTTTGCAATCATATTCAAATAAAATTATTATCAATGTTAATCGTGGAGATATATTAGTTTTTCACGCAAATCTTCATCATAGAGGAGTTAATTTTGGAGCATCCAAAGATAGACGCTTATTACAAGTTTTTGAAGTATTTCCTGATGCAACCACGTATAATTCACATTTTAATAACTTAATTACAGTGTTATCTTATAATTCACCTTTAATGAAAATATCTAATTATGTGGCTTATATGGCTGCCCAAATTCCTTTTTTGATAAATACAATTAATATGTTCCATTATTTTTTGGTGTATAATGATTTACAATACAAAGTTGCTTTGATGGACTTAGATCCATGGACAAAAACTAATAAATATATCACATATGAACCCGGAAAAAGAAAAAATTACAATGAACTAACAAATAATGAGGATTTAAATATTAATGTGCTTTGTGATAAAAATAGTATTACAGAAAATCCTAGTAATTTTTACTTTTATATTTATATATTGTATTATATCGTATCTGGTATAATAATATATTACATTGTAAAAAAACAATTATATAAACCTTTGTTTAAATCAATTGGACTACAAACTAACAAATTCTTAAGAAAACGATAATATTAAATATCGGAACTGATAACAGATTTGTTTTGAGGTTTTTCTTCAATGATTAATTCAATATTGTCATTATTAATTAGTGTTTCTTTAAAATCCATTTGCGGCATAGGTTCTGGTTCGTCTATTGGAATCAAAATATCGGGAATTGTTATTTCTTTATGAATTTCTAGATTATCTTCAAAAACTGGAATATTTGTTAGTTGATCTATTGAAGTAGATCCAGTATTTTCTTCATTCTTCTTTTGTAAATGTTTTATATCGATTTGTTTGGCTATTTTACGTTCCACATTTTGATTTTGTAAAGCATACATAAATATTTTCGGACTTATTGCAATATTATTCATATAAGTTCTATATTTGAAACAACTAACACTAGTATTTTCCTCGAATTTAAATGTATGCCACCAATATGCAGGAATATATAAGAAACGTCCAGGAGTTAATACAATTTCAAGACACTTAATCTTATCAAAATCAGCTCTATATTTGGTCTGAGGATTCCATGGATTAACAGGAGATTTGAATTCAAAATTCTCGTAATCATTAATAGGATATAAGTATTTACTACTTTTAGGAGGAGATAATTTGACTTTAATAGATCCTTGTGTTACCATATAATAGTTACGATAATTCAAATCATATCTAAATGGTGTTTCCACATTGGTAGAACCCATTAAAACATCATAATAACAATTTGAGACCAAAGATGGTCGTAAAAATTCATCATTATATGACATATTCTTGATAGCACCGGTTTCCTGTAAAAAGTCCATATTACCTTCACTGAAGTAGGTAGAATTTGTATCCTCTCCGAACAATTTTGTAGCGACATGTAGGGGCAATGGCACACACATATCGGACTCTAAATTGCTGTCATTTTTGTCTCTAATTTTAATTTCAAATACAGGATAATTATCTAATAAAAATTGTTTGTTAGTTGTATTAATAATTTTTTCCCCATCTTCTACTGAAGGCAAATCAAACAATACTGGCTGTCTTAGATCACATATCTCCTCCATTTTATCCTTTGATGCTTGATCTATCTCATATATTTCTAAATCATCACTTGTTTTCAAGTGAAATTGTATATGTAAATAAAAGAAAAGCATTATACAAAATACAAACATTGCAATTATTATTTTCATCATTTTATAAAAAAATAATAATTTATTTTGTTTTTAATAACGAGTAATTTATTATATTAAACCTCTAATCTTTCACTTTTGGGGCTACAAAAAATACTACTTTACTATCATCTCCTAAATTATACTTGAGTGACATAGGATACTCACCACTTAAAGACACATCTATTGTCGCGCCTAATTTCATTGAACAACACATTTTACAAAGATGACTTAAACTAAATGATATATCTAATTCGTCTCCTTCAGCAATAGCATATTCATTTAAATCATCAATGGGAATATTCACTTTTAGTTTTGCCGATTCACTACTAGCATTTAATTCGACTTTTTCTTCATTACAAACAATATTCAGATCTTGTCCAAATGTATTAAGTTCAGATAATACCTCTGTTAATTTTTTAGATTCAATGATAAAATCAACATCATATTCTACATCAGGAATTCCTAAACCATCTTCTTCAACCTCTATTAAATTTAGTTCAAAGAAATGATCAAATGCCCCTTTCTTTTCTTTTCCATTCAAAAAATTGACATATAATTTGTCTGGATCAACTTCGACTTCAAACTTTAATTCAATGTTATCGTGTTTTAAAGCATAATTCATCAAAATTGCAAAATGACTTGAATCTACAGATACTCTGTTATTATGACTGCAATCATATTCAGAAAACCATTTACTTTTTATTTCAATATCCGCAAGACAGACGTGTGATTTATCCATTGACTGAATATATAATCTATCCTTTTCAAAATGCATATTAATATGAGAGCTCCAGTTTTTTAGAAGCTGAAAAATAGCTACAAATACCTCTTGTTTTGATTTATTTTCTATTGTTAAACGCATTAATATATTTTATATATTATTGTGTTTAATATATTATTGTATTTAATATGTTTTTTATTACTTTTTTATAATCAATTCTATTTTTTTCTGTGTATCTTTATCAATAAACAAACTAACTATATTGAAAATTTGTGAAAACACAAATGGAGCGTTATATATATAACATTTTATCAGTTTATCTGGGTATTTATTCTTTAAATGTCCAGACATATCTTGTATAAATTCTTTATGTTTATCTATATCTATCAATGTTAATTTTTTTAAATTTACGTGCACACTAAATTGTTCATTTTTTGATAAAATAATATCAATATTATTTGTTATATGATTTAATATAATACTATAGGTTATTTTTGTGGCAAAATGTTTAAAATAAATATAATCTAGAACAATAGCATTATCCTTAATACTACATAAACTTTCTAAAATACCATTCCATTCACCAGTATTTATTTTTGAAACTATTTTTGAGACTATTTTCTCTGAATAATCAATATCAAGACTATTCTCAAAATATTCTATTTTTGTGCTCATTTATTTATCTATACTATAATCTTTACATTTGTTTAAACTAATTTATTTATAGATCAGCATTAATTTCGCTTTCGATTAATTCTTTTAAATTAGTTCCTACAATTTCATCAGCTCCACTGTCCTCTTGTAAATCTTGAACTGCGGAAAAATTTGTTTTTCCTATTAAAGTGCTATAATCAACGTCTCCTTCTAATAATTGATCATCTTCTTCAAATTGTCCATTCATATCTTGAAAGTCCCCAGAAGAAAGCTCCATAATCTTTTGACTATTATCCATAGTTAAATTTTGTAGAGCATTCATTAATTCTCTTGTTTCAGTTAATTCATTCTTTAAACTCTCAACTTGACTTTTTAATTCCTTGTTATCCTTAACCATTGTAACCGTAGCTCCTTTAGTTTGAACAACTGCTTGTTTTACAGTTTCAAATTGTTGTTTCAATAAAGTTACTTCTGGTCCAGAAACCGACCCAGTAGATCCAGTAGATGAGCGTTTTTCAAGAGATTCTAGTCTACTAATAATTGATTGAATAACACTTTTATCAATTAAAGTTACATTCTCTTGACCTTCAAATGACATTCCTTGGGCTGGTGGTTCAAGTTCTAATTCCATAATTTTAGTTTCAACGGCTCCTAATCTTAAAGTAATTAGAGTAATCGCCTGAGCAATTGTCATTTTGCTAACACCAGCAAGACCATCGGCTTTTTGTTGTGATTGGGGTTGTCCTTGTTGTTGCTGCATTTGTTTTTGTTGCATTGCTGCTTGCTGACCTGCTAAACGTCCTGTGGGCATACTAGGGCCTTGTCCAGGTCTGGCTTGATTGGCAAACATTTGTGCCGAATTAATAGATGGTTGAGGACCTCTTCCAGGCATACCACCATCTTGAGGACCTGCTCTTCTTCTTTGTGCTGCTTGTACTGATCGATTTGCGCTCATAATATTATTTATACACAATTTGTTTCTAAATAAATTACGCAATAAAACATATTCTAAATATATTATTTTACCTCTAAATCTAATAATATATTTATGCAACCATTTTCATTTTGATTGCTTCGTGGCTTTTGTAATTGTGAATTTCAAAATCTTCAACTTGATAATCATTTATGTTTTCTCTAACTTGCTTAATTGATATAGTTGGAAATTCTAATGGTTCTCTTAAAATTTGTTCTTTCATTGGGTCAATATGGTCTTCATAAATATGACAATTTCCTATAAAATGAACGAATTCATAAGCTTCTAATCCACAATGTTTTGCTATCAAGTGAGTTAAAAATGAATAAGACGCAATATTAAACGGAATTCCCAGTGGGAAATCTCCGCTGCGCTGATACATTGAACACGATAATTGGTTTCCATTATGAACGTTAAATTGACACATAATATGGCAAGGAGGCAAAGCCATTTGGTCTAATTGACAAGGATTCCAAGCAGTTAAAATGATACGACGACTAGTTCTAGTTTTAGGATCTTTTAATGTGTCAATAATTTGTTGCAATTGGTCTACACCTTCAGAAGAGTTTAAGTCATTATAATCTCTTTCTAATTCAAAATCCATTGGCCCACAAGCACCTTTTTGCCATTCCCAAGCATTATGAATAAATTGTTTCCTAGAATCAGAAAAATATGGTTTGTTAAACGATCTCCATTGATACCCATAAATCGGGCCTAACTCATCTACTTTATAATCTGAAAGATCTCTTGAATCAAGAAACTTGCGCGATCCATTGGCATCCCAAATATGAACACCTTGTTCTTTCAAAATTTTGTTATCAGTTTCACCACGAATAAACCATAATAGTTCTTTTAGACACGTCTTCCAAGCGGTCTTCTTAGTAGTTAAAATAGGAATTTTTCCATCTTTTAGAGAGAAACGCATAGATTGCCCAAAAGTACTTTTCGTTTTACCATTTCTACCTTCTTCCCAAAACCCATTTTCCATAATATTTTCTAGAATATTCAAATACTGATATTCTTCATGATTAAACTTTTGAATGTTAGAAAAAATATTGTCAGAAATCTTATTAGAAATCTTATTAGAAATCGTATTTTCTTCTTTGTTTTCATACTTTTCATTCATTTCAGTTGGAAGATTATTCTGTTCAAAAGTATGTTCCATAGTATATTTAGAATAATAAGCTATATCTAAATTGTTTACTAAATAGACATTTTTAATTTCTAAATATACCCTATAAGGGATATGGAAAGTTTAGATGAATTATCAAAAACAAGCAACGGTAAACCTGGATTTTTTAAACATGTATTTAACTTTGATGAACAATCTAAAGCAGAAATGTTAAATATTGTTCAATATGCTGTTTTAGCTCTTATTCCAGTAGTAATATTAAATAAATTAATGCAACGTTTTGTTCCTGAAGCAGATGACGACAAAGGATCTGTAGAAATAACCGCTGAAGTTTTAGCACAAATTATTGCTATGTTTTTAGTAATGTTAATAATACATAGAATAATTACATTTGTGCCAACATATAGCGGTGAAAAATATGCTGATTTTAGCGTTACAAATATTATTTTAGCAATGTTAGTTATAATATTAAGTCTACAAACAAAATTAGGAGAAAAGGTGTCAATATTAGTTGATCGTTTAGTAGAACTTTGGGAGGGTCCTAAAGACACCAAAAAAGGTAAGAAGGGACAAGGAAATGTAAAAGTTTCTCAGCCTATTTCTCAAAATCAGTCTGCAATGAATCAATCATTGAATTCAATGGGTTCAACATCTATTAGTTCATTACCAACTGCTCAATCAACCCAAATGCAACAATTACCAGATTATAATCAAATGTATCAACAAGATTCTACACCTTTAGTGGGTGCTTCTAGTCCATCAATGGAAAGTATGGATAATATGGAACCAGTTGCAGCAAATGCTGGAGGAATGGGTTCATTTGGTGGAGCATTTGGATGGTAATTTAATGTCTAATAATAACAAAAGAATGAGGCGGATCATTACTGTTTATTAGTTTACTAGTTTACTAGTATCATTGGTGTCGTGGTCTTGCATATATACAGGTTTCCGAGTAGCATCAAAACATCTAAAAAAATAAAAACAAATTTGCCATAAATTTTGAGTTGTCATTTATATAATATAAAACAAACTTTAAAATAAAATTTTATTTTATATTATTAAATAAGATGGATGTTACTAAGTTATTGTATGCATTAGATAATGATGATAATGAAAGCATAATGAATCTGACCTCACAAAAAATAATGGAAATGAATTTAAATATTTTAAAGGAATTACATTTACAAAGAGATACAACTTTGAATTATATAAAAAAATTAAAGGGGTATAGATACATTGACGAAATAAATGATTTAAAACACGGTTCTTTTATTAGATGGATACCAATAACCGATCCTTCATATTTACCACTACATCATTGTGGTATGATTTGTGAAATCAAAATAACAGATGATGGTATATTAATAACGAGTAAAAACTTTATGCATCGTCATTATACGTTTAAAATGGATGAATGCTTAATATTTCAGAAACTATCAACACAGGAACAAATAATTATTAATGCCTTAGACCATTTAGAAAAAACAAAAGATGATGATAATGAAGAGCAAGAAGAAGATGAAGAGGATGAAGAAAATAATTAAACAATTAATAAAAAATATTATATTGCGTTAGAATATAATGGGAGGCACTGGATATATTCGCACACAAAGAGCTCAATCGGGAACCGTTGGTTCTAGAACATTAGGATCTATTTTAGCATCTGGCTCTGGAGGTGGAGCTGGATCTACAAGACGTATATACGGTTGGTATAGTCATAATAATAATAATCCAGGACAATTTTACAATTCTGTTTTTGGTATTAAATATGGACAATTTAGAAATAATCTTCAATCGTTTTTTAAAAATGTTAACGGTTTTAACTAATGGTTACTAAATTTAATTTTAAAATAATTATTTATAATTATTAATAAAGTAAACAATTATTTAGTGTTTAGAACGACGACGACGACTCTTTCTGGTCTTTTTTGTCTTTCTTCTATGTCTTCGAGATTTTCTTCCACCCATAATATTACAATTATCTCCAACACATTCTTCATCTGATGTTTCATTTGATCCTTCTTTTTTATTATCCTTTTCATACAATTCCGTTAATCTTTTATATTCTGCATCTGCAGTAGCTCTCTTACGTTCAGCTACAGACTCTTTTGAATAATATCCTTGTGGTTTAGAAAATAATTCGTCAGCACTAATATCTGGGAGTTCATCAGTAGGAAAAATATTTATTTGCTTTTGGGGTTTATTAGAAAATTCAGCTTGGTTATAAAATTTAGCTTTTGGATTATTATTTACTTCACCTGTTATAGGATTCCGAAAAGGAATATATTTATAAACCTTTTCTTCAGGAGGAGTATTTTGACCTCCTCTCTTGGATCGAGTTCTATTATGTTTTCTTTTGCGATGTCTAACAGAATGTCTACGTCTAGCCATTTATATATTAAATAAATATTATTTATTGCGTCTAGTTCTATTTTTTTGAGTTTTCCTGAATTTAACAGATTGTTTTTTCTTACATTGAAATTGTCCGCGAGTATATCCTTTACGATTGAATATCGTTTTAGTGCAAATTCCAATGGATTTAGCTTCATTTTCTGGATCAAGCTTCTTAATACATTTACAAAGTTTGGTAGCCATAATTTGTTCAGCTTGTTTTTGCAATAATCTTTTGGATTTTGGTATAGATAAATTGTAATATTTTAAAATACTAACATAATCTTTATTTGTTAGTTCAGTAGGCATTCCTATAATAAATACAAATATTTTTTTTTTAAATTAGTTTTTTTGCTTTAGTTTTCTTAAGAGTATATATATAATATGAGTTGCAGTTCCAAAATAGTAGTATTTGATTTAGACGAAACATTGGGTTATTTTATGGAACTGGGGATGTTTTGGGATGCCTTAAAAGGGTATATAAAGCATAAACAGTTAAAAATAACAATAGATCAAAACCTATTCAATGATGTCTTAGATTTATATCCAGAATTTTTACGTCCAAATATAACAGGTATTCTAAATTATTTAAAAAAGAAAAAACAAAAAAACCATTGCGATCAATTAATGATCTATACAAATAACCAGGGTCCAGTAGAATGGGCTAAATTTATAATGAAATATTTCGAAAAGAAGATAAATTATAAGATTTTCGATCAAATAATAGGAGCATTCAAGGTGCAAGGAAAACAGGTAGAATTATGTAGAACAACGCATATGAAAACGCATAAAGATTTCATAAAATGCACAAAAGTTCCAGAACATACACAAATATGTTTTTTAGATGATGTATTTTATCCGGATATGAGTAATGAAAAAATATATTATATAAATTTGAAACCGTATATACACGATTTAGATTTCAATGAGATGATAACAAGATTGTTAAAAAGTGACATATTGGGTGGCGATGTTGAAGATCCTACATATTGTAGGGAGTATATTTTAGAAATTATGCAAAAATACAACTACATCTATGTAGGTAAAACAGCCACAGCACAAGATGTAGACAAAGTTTTATCCAAAAAAATATTACAACATCTTCATATATTTTTCAAAATGAAACCACTTGACTCTAATACTAACAAACCGCATAAAATTACAAAAAGACATAAAAGTATTCATAATAAAACTCTTAAAAACCGTAAATACTAATTTGTTAGTTTACTTTTAAAAAACTCAAATATTGTTTTAATCCTGTTAAATAATTTTTTATTATACTATCTATTGCAGTTGTTCCGAATAAAAATACACCTGCACTAAAGGCTATTTTAGCATCTAAGCCTGTAAACTTTACTCTTCTGAACGGATTAAACCGAAATATTAAGAATAAACTTATATATAACTTTATAAAATATTGGAGATCATCTAAATATTGTGGTGCATTTGCCGATAATCCTAACGCAATAACTATATATAAAATCCATGTTATGTAAACCAGTATACTATATGCATTATTTTGAAATCTATGTAAATCTTTATTAAATACCATTATAATATTAATAAAGATTTTATTACAATAACATATTTATCAACTTAAAAATATTACTATATTTGATATAAATGGATAAACCATGGCTTCAACTTAGTCCTAATGACTTTACCACAGAATGGTGGCGTTACTCTTATATAATTGATGAAGATAGTGCTCGAATTTTTAAAGATGAACAAGAAATCCTTTGTCATTTTATAATACAAGATTGTAATATGGGTGGATCTTTTTGGAGAGTTTCTACGTGGTATAATAACGATCCTAATAGATATATGCAATTATTATTTGAAACTCAATGGAATTTTTCAAAACCATTAACTGAAATGAAAGAAAATGATGTTGTTTGTCTTAATACAAAACCTAATACAAAATTTAAGGTTAAACTCTGTAGATTTGTAACAGAGGCAGATCAAATAGAGTTTTGTAAAATACTAGAAAGAGTTGACAGTCTTGATTTAGTACAATTATAAAATATATTATAATCTATTATTTGCACAGTTTAGAATAATTTTAATTTATTTAATATTTATATATATCAATGAATATAAATAGTTATATTGATCAACCCACATCACAAAGACAACAAACTGTATATTTAAGGTCTTATCAAAGAAATATTCCATCTCAAACATTACAACCTTATTTAGACGCTCGTCCTGTTCAAACAAAATATTCTGTGTTACCAGTAGTTGATCTTAGAAAACCAATTGAAACACCTTTAGTTCAACGTGCTACTTTTACACCTGAAACGGTTTATAATCCTGGTAATGATTTTGGACCTTGGTCTGGATATGCCTCTAATGTTAATCACGAATCGGAATTAAGAAACCAAGTTTTTGCATTGCAATCGTGTAGTCAAGCAGCATATATTCCTTCTAGTAAAAGTAATTTATACCAAGTAAAATGGCAAAATAATAATAAAATTAATCAACCCTTTCCCGATCTATTTAAAAATGAACAATTTTGTCCTAATAATCCTAATCCTAATCCAGAGACAGTTGGATTTGCTTTGTTTAACAATGCAACAAGACAACAAGTAAAAGATTTAACAAAGGAAACAAAGTGTAATTAATTCGTTTTATTTAAGTAATTTATATTATTCAATTAAAACAATATAAATAATGTCGGATGACTTTATTAATCAACTTACGCTAAATTTTTTAATTAGTAAAAATCAATTAAATAAACTCAATAAAAAGGTAAAAGAAAACGCTGAAAATACTCGTAAAACCGATAAAGAAATCTACGGACCAAGAATTAAGAAGTTATTCGATGATTTGTTAGTTAATGAACCACCAGAAATATTGTTACAAGAAGTTAAAACTGGGTTTGACTATTTTATTGATAAAAGTATATACTATTTTAAAGCACTTGATAACAATGAATTATTAGAAAAAGAAAGAACCGATGATTATCCTTCTAACCATATAATTCACGATGATATTGATTATGAAAAAGATGAACGATCAATTGAAAGAGGAGATTATAAAGAAAAATCAGAAGAGGAAGAAGATGAAGAAGACGATGATGTAGAAGATGGAGAAGAGGAAGAGGTAGAAGATGACGATGAAGAAGATGATGATGTGAATGAAGAGAAAGATATAGTAATTACTAAAAAAATAGAAAAACGCACACCTGTTATAGTTAAGAATAAATACAATAAAAAAAATAATTCAGTTGGAGTAGATGATATACAAAAACTCCCACTCGATTGGTTTCAAAATGTTCGAGAAAATTATAAAAAAAATCAAATAATACCAAGAAAAAAAGACATAACATTTGGAGAACAAACTTTTAGGGATCCAAAAAAGAAAATATAAACACATTATATGAGCAATAAATCAAGAAAATCCAGATTCAATAAAAAAGGAGAAAGGCGCGCCAAAACTAGATCAAAAAAAAAAAATATTAAAAATAAAACACAAAAAAAATTTAAAAAACTTAATTGTAGCCCAGAAAATAAACACAATGAATATACATGTTATTCTGAAAATGATTTGGTTAAGCTAAAAGATATGTGGAATGCAAGACATCCAGATAAACCTATCAAGACCAACAACTCCAAACAAATATGGCAACAATTAAAAGAGTATTATGCCTCTATTTGTAATAAAGAATCGTGTTGGGTTCGTCAAATGACTAAAAATACAAAAATGGAACAAGAATTGTTAGATGCGTTTGCTCCCGAATCACCAAAAGAATGGAATAAGAATCCAAACGAATGGTTATCAAGTATTGATATTTTAAAAGTAATGAATCAATACGAAAAGAAATACAAATGTTTTGATTTCTTAGGACCATCTCCCATTGATTATGACACACACAAATTATATGGTGAATGCGTTTGGGAAGAATTGTGTCATTTTAACTTATCTAAACAATTAAAATTAGGACACACTAAATTTGGAGTAATATTCAATTTAGATCCTCATTATAAAGGTGGAAGTCATTGGGTTTCACTCTTTATTAATGTTAAAAAGAAAACAATATTTTATTTTGATAGCGCAGGTGAAACTATACCAGCTCAAATTAAAAAGTTTGTAGATAATATTATTGAACAAGGACATAATTTAAAAGATCCAATTAATTTCAAATTTGATGAAAACCATCCTGTTGAACACCAATATGGAAATACAGAATGTGGTATTTATTCTATTTTCTTTGTTGTTCATATGCTCGAAGATAAAATAACAGGGCACTACTTGAAGAGTCACGTATTAAAAGACGAATATATGCAACAATTTAGACACGTTTTTTATAATAACGATGGAGACATTTGATTGTAAAAATAAATCAAAAATCATTAAGTAAAAAATATACATAAAAATTAGATTATTATGTATATTAATGAGCAACTTATCTCAATTTACCAATAAACAAAATATTAATTTACTTTGGGATGTTTTATTAGATGAACTTCGTATCAATATAAATAATAAATCTTTAGTAACTAACATAAAAACTGTTTTTGAAGGCAATATAAATCCATTCACATCTAGATGTAATACTAAAATTCCTATTATGGAATTGAATAAACAATTTTTATCACAAGTAGTTTTAGCTGTTAACAGACTTTTTCCTAATTTAAACGAAGTAAAACAATCTCAAAATATAAAAAGAATAACAATTACAAATGAAGAAGCAGTTGAACCATATAAAATAGAAGATATTCAGGCATCAAGAAAATCAGAATTTGAAAAAGAAGTTGAAAGAAAACGCATGGAATTAGATAATTATATGACACCTCAAAAACCAAAAGAATTGGACTTTTCTTATGGAAATGTAGACGGAAAAATTACTGCAATGGATTCATTACTTGCTGATAAAATGGCACAAAGAAATTTAGATATTGAACACTTACATACTGGAAATTACAATCAATCAATCGATCCTGAAACATGGTTGAAACCAAAAGAAACTTCGGTTAAAAACGAGAAAAACATTCCTCTGTCACTTTCAAATCAACCTATAAATAACCGATTAAAACATATAAATATTGATGGCGAAAATATATCATTAAATCAAGATTTAAATAATAATAAAAATTCAAAAAAAGTTTCTTTTTCTGATTCTAGTAATGAAATTTCAAGCGTAAACATATTCCAAAAACTCAAAAGACAACCACACGTAGAAGAAATTATTTCGACAGATATAGAACAAAAACAATATATTGAACAGAAATCACAACCATTACCAGAAATAATACAAGAGCAAATTGTCCGGGGTTCAGTAGTCCAACAAACAATTAGTAATCCAATTATTCCAAAAAATGAAATGATAAAACAACTCAATGATATGAATACAAAAATTGATAACCTATATGAGATGGTTTTCAAACTAACAAATGCGATGCAAGAATTAATATCAGATAAAACAAATAATAATTCTAATGCTATTACTAATAATGATATAACTAATAATGAAGAGAATATTTAAATTTTCTCTTTTACTATTTCATATTCGCCTCTACTATTCTTTACTAATTTTCCCAATAATATTGGTCTAACTCCTGGAGTTTGTTTTGCTTGGATAACGCTATCATAATCATACACTTGTTTAGTATCCATTCTTAACATATAACGTTTTCCAGTTGGTTTATGTGTAAAAGGTCTTGCTTCCCAGTCAATAACTGTTCTATTTATATCAGCTACTGTATCATTTTCATCTTGAGAAATATTTGGATTATATGCAAAATCATTTACAGTTGGCTGTCCAAATGATAAACAAACTAAACCTTCCTTGGTGCTAGATTTAATATGAGTAGCACAATCAATTGCTGCTTCTTTTACACCAGTTAATAATTGTGATGTCAATTGTTCTTTAATAGTTGATATTTCAAATAACTTTTGATCTGATGTTTGAGGCAAATAAGGAGGCCTTTTAGATGTATCCTTTAATTTTAATTCTAAAGCAAATTCACTATCTAATTGCTCTTGAGTGAATGTCATAATATAAATGAAAACCTCTACAGTTTGCAAAGCCTTTGGTAAACCTTGATGAGAACAAATACGTCTAGCACGACCAATTACTTGTTCTGTGCGCACAGGATGCCAATATGGTTCCATAATATGAACATATCGTGTATTTCTTAAATTAATACCTTCAGATCCAGCAGATGTAATCATAAGTACTTTAATAATTTCACCCAAGTTATTATTACTACTTTTAGCTCTTAATTGTGTAGCTATATTATTTGGAATATAATCCCACATTCCATTATAAATATTACGAATTATCTCTCTTTCTTCAGCATCTTCAGTTCCTGTATATAAAGCATAACAAGGTTTGCCCATATCTTCTTCGCTCATATTAAGTTCCCATCCGTCTGTTCCTGTGCGTTTAATTTTGAATTTAGCAAACCCATTTGCTTCTAATGTTAATGCAAATATTCCAATACCTTCCATTGATCTAAATTGACTATAAACTAAATGCAACCCTGGATGTTCGGTATCTTCTATATTGTCAAGCATAGATAAGAATTTTGGACTATAAGTTTTAAGACCTTCAGGGCTCAAAAATTGTTGTGAATGTATTTGTAGATAACGCAATGCTGATTTTATTGCGTCTTTATATTCAACAGACCCCATCTTTTCTAATATTTCATCGCCTTCTAATTCATCTGCTTCTCTTAAAATAGCATCTTCATCTTTATATCCGTCCAAATGAATTGAGATAACAGAATCTTCATCATCATCGTGTTCATCTACAAATTTTTCGGCAGGATTTTCTTGAGAATCCGGTTCTTCTATTTTTGGTTCTTTTGTAGCCGCCCCTCCTTCAAATTCATCATCTGAATCATCTGAATCATCTGAATCAGTAGCATCTCCTCCCTTCTTTAATTTTTCTGCTCTTTTGCGTTCCCTTTCCTCCGCTTTAGCTTTTTCCTTGGCTTCTTTTTCTTCAGCTTTAATTCTATCTCTTTCTTGCTTTGCTAATGCTTTTGCATTTTCCTTCGCTTCTTTTTCTTCAGCCTTTTGTCTATCCTTTTCTTCTTTTTCTTCAGCCTTTTGTTTATCTTTTGCGGCCTTTTCTTGAGCTTTTTGTCTATCTTTTTCTTCCTTTGCTAATGCTTTTTCTTGAGCCTTTGCTGGAGCCTTTGGCCCATTTTCTATAGCCAATTGTGTTTCTTTAATATCGGACTTATTAATTTTAAATAAATAGCTATGACCTGTTTCTTCTGCAAATACCTCAATAGGTTCTCTATAATCCTTTGTAAAATATTCTTTCAAATATTGATTTAATATATTCTGTATTGCCAAATTATGTTTTATCAAGTTTTCTTCTGGAATTTTTGAAATAAAAGACTTTAGTTTTAGATCCATATCCTCGGTATATTCTTCTTTGTTATCTATAAATTTTTGTTTCATCCATGCGAATAATTTTTCATCCTTTTTTGCTTGAGCAATCATTCTATATTGCGCCGGATTTGGTCTACCAGGAGGAGTAGGCATTACAAAATTACATGCTAAACGTGAAAAAATACGATATGTTGAAGAAGGTTCTTTAAATACACCATCTTTATCAACGACACCAGAAGATTTTTTACCGGGTTTCTCAGATTTTCTTTCTTCGTGGCGATAATCTTCGTAAATCTTAAACTGGTAATCACTCATTGGTATATAAACTTCGTGTCTATCAAAATTACGATCATAAGTTGGCAATAATTCTTCTTGTGCAGAACGGAAATATGATGTTAACCCGATTATTCTGCGTTTGAATTTATCTATATTAGTAATATTACCTGTATCTCTATTAATAAAAATATTTATAAATTCATCTAGGGTATCTGGTAATGCAGTATTTACTGTAAAAGTTGTTCCTTTTGATTGGGCTATTATATCATTTTTCTTTAAAATTTTAACTATTCTCTTAACAAAGTCAATGTCTGATATACTTCCACGCTCTTCATAAATTATATCACCCTTAGAATCTTTTTCAATAGCACCTTCTTCATTTCTTTTTTCCTTCTTTTCATTTGTAACACCCTTATAACCAGATGAAGATGTTATTTTATTTTCAAACCCATATGGATTACGAGTAATTGTTAAAGTTTTTGAACTAGGAACATAATCAATATAATCCAAAACCTTTTCTTTTGAAAATATTTCTTGAAGAGTTTCTTTCGACAATTTTTTAGAAGTTTCTGTTGATAATGTAAAATTCCATGTTTTGATATATCCTCTTAAAATATTAAATAAAATACCTATTTCATTTGGATAGTTAATTATAGGTGTTCCAGTTAATAAAACTACACGACAATTATCTGCTCTTAAAAGAAACTCATATAATAATAATGCAAGAGATTGAGGCAACATACCTTCAGGTCCTCTCTTCTTTTCATTAAATTTAGATATTTTGTTTATTTTATTTACAATTCTACTAATTAAATTGTGTGCCTCGTCAATTACAACAACAGCATCATCAAAAATGTTTTTTTCGAAATTATTTGTTAGTTGTTTGAATTTATCTCTTCTCAAACCATTATAATTTATAAATGTATACTTATTTTTGATCATTTCATCTAATTGATCATTTAATACTTTTTTATCTGATGTCGATAGTTCAGAATAATTAGTTGGTTTTGTAATATTGACTAACCATGCTCCTTGATTTCTTCTAATATATTCTCTAGGTAATCCTAATGAAGCAGATAATGGATCTACTAACTCTGGATTACCATCAACAGAAACCCATTCCCAATATTGATTTTTACGATATATTAGGTCACCACATTTTTTAATTTCTTCAATATAGTTGCGTCTCAAAGAAGCAGGAGTCATTACAATTATCTTTCTTGCGCTTTTCATTCCTTCTGTAATAGCAATAGAACTACATGTCTTTCCTGAACCTAAACCGTGATATAAAAGTAGACCTCTATATGGTGTGTATAAATTAATATAATCTCTTACTATTTTTTGATGTGTTAATAAAGATACTTCTCCTGTATCCTTTCCGATATCTTCGCAACTTATGCCTTTGCTTTCATCAAGTAAATCTTCTTTATAGGTTTCAAATAGACCATTAATGAAATTTACAAATATTTCTCTATTATTCATATAATAACTAGAAACTTTGACATCAAATACTGGCAATGGTGGTAAACGTTTTGCTAATGGTGTATCTCCAATTTGAACCATTAACTCGGGACCTAAAGGAATAACACCTCTAGTAACCTTTTTAGATGTTCTTTTTCTAGGTTTTGTTGGGACTACAAACTCCTCATCGACTTGTTCTTCTATTATAGGAACTTCTGGAACTAAAGGAACGTCTTCGACCATAGGTTCTTCTTCAAGTCGAGGCCCTCCTTCTGGAAGATCTTCAATAACCTTTTCTTTTTCTTCTTCTAAAATTACAGATTCTTTCAATATCTTCTTAGGTTTCTTCTTTTTTTCTTCTATGACAACAGGGGCCTTTGAAGGAAGGGGTTCTTTTATTTCTTCTGGTAATTTTTTAATCACAGATGATAATTTTTTTTGTTTAATTTTTTCTAAAATATCTTTAGCTCTTTTACCTTCATCCTTTTCAGCAGTGATTAATGGTTTTGTTTTTTCTTCAACAATTGCACCCTTTTCTTCTGTTGGAGGTGCTAAAATTACCTTAACACCAGGATTAGGTTGAACCTCTGGTTTGCGTTTTAATCTGTCTTTTAATGCTTCTAAAGGATTCATTACTTATATAATTTCAATATATAAATTTTTATTATTTTATGTATTGAAAAACTATTCGATGGGTAAATTTAAAAATGTTAGCGCCTCATTACAAGCAATTTGTTCAGCTTTGCGTTTAATTTTATGTTGTCCTTCACCAAGAAATAAAAATATTTTTCCATCGTGATCTAAAATATATTCTTGAACATCCTTAAAACTATTCTGTAATCCAGTAAATTTATTTATATGAATAGCATCAGAAATATTTACACTATGAATTGGTTGACCAAGACACAAATATACACCCATTTTATATCCTTCGTCTATATCGTGTAGAATTGTTAAGTAATGTGGTGTTACCTTGAATTCCTTTTGTATTTTAACTTGAAGAATATTTTTATAATTATCGTCATTTTGAATAAGCGCTACCCAATCTATATGATTCTCAAAAATAGATTCAATAAATTTTTGTGCCATTTGAAATCCTGGCCCACAAATAAATATATTTTCAAACCATTTATCTTCATCTTTAACTGTAATTTTATTAAAATCTAAGAATAAAGCACCAATAAAAGATTCAAACAAACAACCTAATTTTTTTAGGTTAGTTCTGGTCTTCTTTTCTTCTGCATTTCGTGATAAAATTAACCACTTATGAAGTCCCATTTCCAATGCAATCTTACCAATAGCTTCATTTTTAACAATAGCAATCTTTTTTTCCGTCATAAATCCTTCGTTGCTTTTAGGAAAACGTCTATATAGTAAATATTTTGTAACACATTCTAGAATACCGTCCCCTAAAAATTCCAAACGTTCGTTAGATTTTGTGCTTAATGGTAAACAATCAAATGGTTTCTCAACAATGGTAATATTCTGTTGTAAATTTTCAAATTCTGGTCTTTTTGTATAAGATCTGTGAACAAATGCACGTCTATAAAGCTCCATATTATGGATATAATCAGTAGGAATGCCATATTTAGTAAGAATAGATTGAACGTCGCTCAATTTAATCTCAGAATTTAATGGATTATATGGATTAAAAATTAACCCTTCGTCTGTTTTGATGATATCTTCATCACGAGCAATATCTTTTCCTAATTCAGTCATATTATGTATATAATATATAATTGAAATAGTTTTAAATCATTTATCTTAATATATTATAAATAACTACAATGAATATACCTAAAACATTAGTAATTGGAATAAATATGCACGGTGAATTGCATTTAAAAGAAGACGGGTCTCCGCTTAAAGATACAGTTCCAGAAAATATGTATATTTCTGTTATTAATGCTGTTGCTCCAGGAGTTCCAAATATTTCAACTTTTGAAAAATCTGAACAACTTGCAGAAAAAGTATATAAGAGAATTAAACGTAGAAAAAATTGGAATAAATTAACAAAGACACAAATAGATAATCTGTCAGAAGGTATAAAAGATTTGTTAGTTAAGTCAAATAAAGAACAATCAAATGATATTATTAAACAACATCAGCGTTTATATTCTAAAAATAAAGTAAATACAGTTTTTCAAAAATTTGCGAATAATTATGATCATTCGTTTAAAATTACAACATATGATTCTGGTAACAAAATGCCTAATAAATTATATTTAAAATTTCAAGAAGGAGAAGCATTAAATCCAGATAGTATAGAAGAAAAGTATTTTAATACAATAGTCTTATATAATTTAGAAGGAGAACCAGATATATTTGAAATACTCCAATCGGTTGGAATGGATATAGATCAAATTACAACATCTCAATTAATTGAATTCTTTAGTTCTTTAGGGGTAGAAAATTTAATTATAGTTGATTTATCTTGTTATGTATTTAAAGGAGAATCAAAACATCTTACTGAAAGAAATATAAGACATACGCGTCGTAAAATAATGTCAACTGGAAATAAAAGCAGAAGAAAGATAAAATAAATATATTAAGAAAATAATCAAAATATTTAGAATATTATATAATATATTTTAAAAAATTTTTTATATTTTGTTAGTTTATAAAGATGGTCTACATGAGTGGTTCCCGCAATGCTCGCAATCAAGCGTCAATCGTTAATAGAACAAATGTTTGTGGTGGTAATAAGAAAGGAGGTCTTGGTCCTTCAATTGGATGGTACTTGAGTTCTAATCCTAACTTAATTGGAGCTACCAATACCCAATATGGTTTAAAATGCATTCCTAACCGCACAATCCAAACTCAATCATACGGATACCGTGCTACTATCGGTGGAAATATGGGTTAAAAGCTGCCTTTAATAGATCTACTTTTAGGAAAAGTAAAGAAAAGTTTGTTTATTTTAGGAAAGCGTTGTTTTCCGATAATATATATTTAAGAAAAATAATTTAATGATATAGTTATTAAATTATTAATAATGATCATCAAGATTGATACAAGAGAACAAGAATTGTTTAAGAAATGTGAAGCAACTATTGCTGCTGTTCCCAAATTTGCAGATATTAAATTAATTTCTACAACACTCCCTTTAGGAGATATTATTATCAATGATGGGACAAATGATTGTATTATTGTTGAACGCAAAACTTTATCCGATTTAGCCGCTAGTATTAAAGACGGTCGTTATGAAGAACAATCATATCGTTTGAACGGTTTAGAACATCATAATCATAATATAGTTTATTTAATTGAAGGCGATGTGCATTCTTTTAATACATTTAAGGTGAGAATTGATAAACAAACTTTATATTCCGCAATGTTCTCTATTAATTACTTTAAGGGATTCTCTGTTATGCGTTCAAATACAATTGATGAAACCGCTATGATCGCTTGCAATATGGCTTATAAACTTGTCGGTGGACTTAAGGCTGGAAAAACTTGTTTCTATTCCAATAAAAAGGCAGACGACTTATCATCAGATGTCCAAAAAAATAACGCAGACGATGTCATAGAAAAACAAGTTTCGGAAAAAGACTACTGCTCAGTTATCAAAAAGATTAAAAAAGATAACATCACTCCTGATAACATTGGAGAAATTATGTTATGCCAAATTCCCGGCATTAGTTCTGCATCAGCTTTAGCTATTTTATCTCAATTTAATACATTACCTAACTTAATTCAATGTATTAAAGATGATGAACAATGTATGAATAATATTTGCACGACGGATACAAATGGCAAGAGTAGAAAAATAAGCAAAACAGCTATTGCAACCATTGTTAAATTTTTAAAGGTTTAGAATCAGAAAAATACTTTTTCCGAACCTTTCCTTAATAAAAACTGTTTAATTCTACTTTTTTTAAAAGTGGATATATATATGAAGCAAGACGAATTTTTCAAAATTGTAGGAATTTTAATTGTTTGTTTTTTTATTATTTATATGGTTGTTAAAATGTTCCATTTACAAACCTCTGTTATTGAAGGGCTAACCAATGCTGATGGCACTATAACTCCTGATGCTACCGCACCTTCCTCTGGTGAAGCAGGAACTGCTGCTTCTTATGCTGCTGCTATTAAGGCTGAAGTTGTTAAATTACAAGACGAATTGTTAGTTGCCAAATATAGAAAAGATTACGAATCCGCGATTATCAATTTAGATGACTATATTGGTTATTTAATGATCAAACAAACTTTAAATATGAAAATAGGAGCAGATATAAAAACTAATTTAGAATCGATTAACGCACTAAATATATTAAAATCAGCGAAAGAATCATTAAACGTTACTATGACCTTCTTAGATAAACAATAAATATTTTATTTTATGTAAAATTAGATATTTATTTCTTATGGCGCGTGTATCTAGATTTTGTTTTTCTATATTTTGTAACATTTTTATTTTTTTTATTTTTTAATATTTCTTTATTTTTTACTGTTTTTTTATTTTTTTTTGAAACATTACCTCCACGTCGTGTAATAGTTCTAATGGCTATTAAATATTTTCCATCATTATTAATGAATCCTCCAGCACATTTATCGTTTATTCCTGTTTGTCCAAATAATATTAGTAATATCATTCTAATTCCAGATGGTCTATCATTTGCTAAACCTAATCTTAAAATTTCTGGAGGCACAATTGTTTTTCCTGCAATATTTTTATATAATGGTGTAGTAATATATCCTCCATTTTGTATCACTGAATTTAATTCTTGTAAAAAATCTCCTAATGATTTTCTAAATGATGATGTTATAATTTTTCTACGTAATGCAGGATCTGCTTGTATAGTTTGTAAATAAGTATCCCACGGAATGATTTGACCACTTGCATTTATAATTGTACTTAAATTTACGTCTATTATTTCTTTTAAACATTCTGATGCTTCTAAAGGCGATGATCTACTATTTAAATCTACTCTTATTGGCGGATCTGCTGGTGGAGAAGATGGGGTTGAACTTAATCTACCTATATTTATTAGTATTTCATTTCCTATTTTTAAGAATACAGATATTAGAACTACAGTGCTTCCTTCGCGTTCTTGTTCTACTCGTATATGATATCTCATTGTTTCTCCTGTTGTAGGTGTTCCTTGTCTAATTATATTTCCATTACGAATAATTACATCCATAACACCAAACTCAACACCATTGTTTTTAAGTGAAGAAGCAAGTGTATTACAATGTGATTGTCCATCCATAATTGAAGAAAATGGACAAAAGAAATCTGGTAATCCTACCTTTGCTGTCACTGCATTATTTATATAATAAAGATTGTTATCAGGTAGAATTGGTCCAAACCCACTATCAGCTAAAACACTCATAAATCCAGTTTTACCTTTAAATTGGTCGTCTAAATATTTTGCATTTGCTATAAAATTTCCGGCACCTTTAGGACCACTTTTTAGCCATTTCTTGAATTCATCAAATAATTTATCATCTATGCTACCTATTCCAGTTTTTCCAGCAGATACATTTTTTTTTAAATAAATACTTGATAATATTTTTATTTGAGCATCTAATATACTACTATCTGTATTACTAGGATCTATTATTTTTTTCATAGATTCACTAATTGATAATACTGCTGTTGCAATCATATATGCTGAATTTATTTTTTGTATTGTTGTCAACCCAGGCGAAGCTTCAAATAATTCTGTTACCTTTGCTATTAATTTTAGATATACGTTTAATGCAACTAACATATTTTTTATAAATTTAGTAACTTTTATTTGAGTAATATCAGCAAATTGTTCTGGTATTAATAGGTACAATAATCCAATTCTTATCTGTCTTATTATATTTTGTTCAAATACACTTAATTTATCTAATAATTTTTTTAAAGATTTATTATCTTTAATCTGACTAACTCCAGAAACATTGTTAACAAATATTGGTAATAATTTTCCATCAAATTCTGGACCATTAAATAAAATTAATAATGATAATATTGTATCTTTATCTGGAATCGCGCTTGTTTCTGTATCGAATAATTTCAATAAATCTCCTATAAAAATACCTATTACTGTAGTATCTGTAGGATTATTATATAAATAATTTTTAAATTTAGCTGTTTCTGATAAATTTGAAATATCCTCTTCCGATGGAATACTAGCTGTTATTAAAAAGTTTAGTAAATTTCTTGTATTAAAAGTCGAACTAACAGTAGATCCATATAATTCTTGAGCATAGACTTCTGGTAATGAAGCTCTTGGTAATAATTCGGTGATAACTCCACTATTTCCAATATTCGTAACAATAGCCGCACTAACCTGTGCTGAATTTGATGAGTCTAATATTTGTGGAATTTGTTGATCTGTAAATTGACCTTTTAGTGATATTAAAAAGCTACTTGGAATAACCGGAGTTAAATATGGTAATTTTGCTCCTCCTTTCATAACTTTACTTCTTTTCATCATTTTCTTTCCCTTTATTATTTTACTTCCATTTATCATTTTACCGCCTTCCATATAATCATCCTCATAATCTTCTTCGTCGTCCTCCTCGTCATCTTCCTCTCCTAAATTAATTGTTGATAAATTAGATATCACAAAAAAATTTAAAAATACATTTTTTTCAGGTTTTGTTATATTTGTAGATATAAGTTCATCTAATACTCCACTTGAAAGAGTCTCTATACATGAATATATATTATCTTTAATAGTTTCATCGACAGATAACTGTTCTATTTGACCAATAAATATTGATGCCAGTGTTTCCAAATCAATTCTACTAGTTCCTCTAATAAAAGAATTAAATACTCCATTATAATAGGTAAAAAAATGAATAAATGCGTCAATGAATACATTTATACTTTGAATTAATAGTGCTACATTAGCATCTGTTTTGGAGGATACTGCAGTTGTAAAAGCATTATAAAATGCTACACTCTGTTGAAAAAAATATGTTTGATCTGGACCTGTTTTTTTTAAAACATATTCTTGGAAATAATATCCTAATCCTTCAATATCTAACAAAGAAGTATTCTTCATATAATCACTAAAACTTGTATAAACAAACTCTTCACCTAAATGATCAATTATACTTTTAAAATTACTAACATCTGCTTGCAAATACCCTATTAAAGTTGGTGGAGTTGTTCCAAATGCTATTGTTATATTCTGTGGACTACTTTCATAGAATGTTATCTGAATATTGTTAGATGGAATAGATACAGTATACATTGCACCCAACCCACCTGTTCCGGAAGTTGTCTTATTTACAACAATATCATATGGACTTATTACTTCGTCATTAAAATATACAAATCCCGGATAAATTGGATTCATTTCATAATATTTTCCTCTATTAAATTGACTTATTATTGTTTGAATGTCTATTATTATTATTGATAAATTTTGCCATCTATTTTCATCTGTAATATTTGCATTTCTAGGTATATTACTTGTAACATACAACATCTTTTTTCCTATTAATTCAAACCCAATACTACTAATTAAACTATCTCTGCTAGTCATTCCACGAATACTACTAAAATAAGCAGTCTCAAGATCTAAAGTTGGACTACCACCTTTAAGCATTCCTCCATGACTTGTAGACATAAATCCTCTAGCAACAGGATTTTTTGTTGATATAATTGCTTTTGAAAATCTACCTTCTCCTAATCCAGATGGATGCCCGTCGTGTGAAATATCATGACCTATTAAGTTATATATAAAAAAAGCCATCTGGTTTGTTGTTAATACTACTTCTTGAGACATATATTATATTATAATAAAATTAATTATTATAATATTTTTTAAGGCACATAAATGTTAACCTCATTTGCCTTATAATATCCAGCATCTGTTAAAGCCTGTGTATAATCTGCCCCTCCCCAATTTGGATCCATTGCATTGTCGCTATATAACATATTATAATCAGAATTTTTTATAGCATCCAATGGTGTGATAGCTCCAACATAATAGCTCGATTGATCAAATGCTGGATAACCATTTTGGTTATATGGAGCATCATTACGTGTTGCATCTACTAATGGAGTAAACTTCAATGGCAAAGGAACTGTTGTAGTTGGTGGTAAACCTCCTTCTAATTCACTTACACTTGGTCTCACTTTGTATACACGATTTCCTTGAGCATCATATGTGTTTTGAACATATAACACTGGACAACGAATACCAGCCCCACGTTGCCATTCTAAAAATTCAGTATATTCCTCTAAATTGTTAAATTCAATTGGATTAACCCCTGGAACTTGAGCAATATTTGAGTTATATAGATAATATTTAGTTCCTTTTTGAATTAGCAGATTCGGACATCTCATTTCGCCATTCATAGTAGTTAATCCTTCAAGCATTTTAGGGTTACACGTGTAGCGAATGTAAAAGTATAAACCACCTAAAAACACAATTAATATAAATAAAATCTTTAGTGTTGAGTTTAACATATATATTATACTTATACTTTTTAAAAAAAAATATTCATAAATACAACAAATATATAATCCACATTTTATATGGAAAACCAAAAATAATATATATATATTTAAATGACATCTTTAGTAAAATCTAGAAAAAAATATATGAAAACACGTAAAAACAAAAGTCGCAAAAATAAAAGTTGTAAGACAAAGGGTGGTTCTCCAATAGTTGATGCGCGTTCCGTTAAAATTTCAATAAAAAAACTAAATTCTTTAACCGAGAGTGCAAACTCATATTGCACGCCAGGTCAATTATCTAGTAGTTTACCTCCTGCTATTTTAGCAGCCAAAAAAGCTATTAAGTATGCAAATGACAATCCAGGCAACGATCATGCTATAGCTAATGCTGAAATAAAGATAAAAATTGCTGATTATTGGACAGATAAGTGTAACAAACGAACAAAATGGCGCAATGAGAAGAATCTAACCCCAAACCATAATGCCAGGGATTGGTATGAACCAGGAACAGAAGTAAAATGGAAAATAGATATTAATGAAAAAGCAAAAAAAAATATGGATCCAGTATTAAAGGAAATATCGGAACAAGTTTCATTATTGCCTATAGATGATGAACGTTCAGAAATGGGTAAGGAATATAGAAAAGGCAAAAGAAGATTCGAAAGAAGAATACAAGGATTGCCTTCCACTTCTTCAGCATCCGCTTCACCATAGTTATTCAATCCAAACTATAATATTTTATATATTTTTAAATAAATTTTAAAAAATATATGTATAATATATAATGCATATTTTACATATTAATTCCGAAAAGGAAGTAGGTAAAGTTGATCAATTTATAAAAAAAGGATCTGATGTTTTTATCCTTGTTTATATGGAAGGTTGTGGGCCTTGTAATGCCACTCGTCCTGAATGGGCTAAAATTGAATCTGCGTTAAAAGATCAGTATGCTAAAAATAATAACCTTGTTATAATAGATATCAATAAAGACTATTTATCAAAAATTAGACATATTGGTCCTATTGACGGGTTTCCAACAATGAAATATATCGGTAATTATGGAAAAACAGTAGAATCATATGAAAAGAGCTCTATTACCAAAAAAGACAGAACTGTTAGTTCATTTATCAATTGGATCGAATCAAAAATAAATAAAACAATATCTACAACTCCAACTAGTTCACCACACCATGTTTATAATCGATTAACTAAAACAGAGAAACTAGTTAATAAAAAAACTCGTAATAATAAGACTCGTAATAATAAGAGGCATCATAATAGATCTAAGCGTAATCATAAAACCAAACGTCACAGGGGTGGAAAATGGTCTATGAAATATAAAAGAAGCATAGATTGTTCGAACCCTAAAGGATTTTCACAAAAACAACATTGTAAATATGGTCGCAAATAATATAAATTATAAATTAATAATTTTATCAATAGTTGGGAAAAATGCCAGTTCATTTAATATTCTATGTTTTTCTTGATGAATAATATGTCCTTCATCAAAATATTTACTACTCATTAAAGAAGAAATAATATTACCTTTTGTTTTTATCTAGATAATCTTTGTAAAATGACTTCTTTATATAAATCCCATCTCCTTCTTTAAAATATTTTGATGGTTCTAATTTTACAACAGCATTCTTAAAAAATCCAAGTGTATTAAAACCAATACAATCTGGATCTTTGTCTGAGATTCTCATTTGTTCTTCTAATGATTGATTATGATAATATATATCATTTCCATATTGATCTAAATTTTGAATAAAAATATATTTTTCTTTTACTTCATCTATTTCATCTACAATATTTGTAAAATCAATAGAATAGTAACTATTTTGTATATCAGAATCTATTTTTTTACCATCTTCGTTCCATTCAGCAAAAACTATTTGAGGTTGACATTCATATGAATTTAAATTTGGTATAATTTTGTTTAGATAATCTATACCGTGTTTGATACCATTATTTTTAATATAATCAATAAGAATTTTAGCACCATTTTTGTTAATAGAATAAGAAAATGTTCCACCAATATATAATTTACGATCTAATGGTTCAATATTAACGCTATTTGATTCAATATTATAAACTTGAAAATTGGTTTGTCTATTTTTTTGAAACATACTATAACCTAAAAATAATAAATCTCTTTTTGAAAAATCATTGTTAGTTTGTAGTGTTTCAAAATGTTGTTTAAAATTCTTACAAAGTGTAAAGTCATCTTCCATAATAACATAATACTCATTATCTGGATCATTTAATAACTGGCACCACAGATTGTAATGAGATAATGCGCATCCAATTACACCTCTTCGATTTCCAAAATCGTTATCACGGAATAAGTGTTTTACTTCACTAGTTGGTTTTAACTCTTTTCCATCTACTGCTTTTATAAACTCGTAATGATCTGTTTTAATGTCTGCTTCAATTAATTTTTTGATAGTTGCTTCCTTTCGATCTCCTCTTCTTTCTAAGTTAACTATTTTAATCTTGTTGCGTGATGTTTTTTTTTCAAAAAATTGTTCTTCATTATTTAGATCATATGCATTTTTAACAACTTTTGTATTTCTATCAGTCGTTAAACGTCCAATATGGCGACACGTTATTCTATTAAAGAAAGCACTAGTATAGCCTGACTTTGCCCATTTTTTCGCATAATCTAATTCAAAAAATTTGTTATCAGAATCAAAATTACCTAACTCTAAAATTGCTTTTACATCTATCAATGAAGGACGAAAACTATAATGTGGCCAGTAATGACAGTTTGTGTAATTAAATTGTCCATTACAATGCTTATGTAAAACAATATCACTATTATACTCATTGATGATATGCCCTTTAGAATTATAATTTTCTATAATTTCCCCATAATTTCTATTAAATAAAATTTGTTTGACATTATTATCAATACAATACTTAGAATTTAAAGCAGCAATAGAGTCGTCAATATAATTAAGTTTTTTATGAAAGAGAAAATCGTCTTCCATATGGATCCAATATTTAGGTTTTAATTCGTTTAATTTATTGTAAATGATATTCATACTTTGTCGATGACCCTTTTCTTCTCCGGTTTTCATATAAAATTGTATCCATGGGAATAATTGTTTCATTTGTTTTCTATCTTCATTAGATGAATTATCATCAACACAAAACCAATAATCTATTTTATCAATATCGTTCCAGTGATTTAACATTGAATAAACTGTTTCTTTGAATAGATCCAACCGCTTACATGTTGTAAATGAAATAAAAAAATGTTGTTTTTGTTTTTTAAGTGTAAAATTTAATGTAGATGGTTTAGTTAATAATATTCTGCATTCATCAAATAATTTATTCCATATATTAATCATATTTTCTTCAATTTGTTCATTCTTTGAAGATATATTATGAATTAAATTATCAAAAGCATAGAATAATTGTAGCTTGTTAGTGTCTGTATCTTTATTAAACAAATCAGTATAAAATTGGAAATTAGAAATTGAAAGTTTCATTAAATTATAAGATAATTCGTTGTTTAAAAAAATTTTTTTAGAACATTCATAACCACTTATTTTATCATTAACATAAAAAGCAGCAATAGTATTATTATATTCAAGTTGATCTTTGTATACAGAATCGAATGTAAATAATTTGCCTTGTAGTTTCTTATTATAATTTTTAAACTTATGATATAAAGCATTAACTAACAAATTCTGTCCATCACTTCTCAAATAGTTCATAGCATTAATAATTCCTTCTAAACGTTCAGAGTCAAATTCAACGGTTTTATACCAATATTTTAAAGCATTAGACATATCATTTTGTCTAGAATATAAATCTCCAATTGTTAAACAACTAATATATTGTTCTTGAGTCCACATTTTTAATCCTAAGCATTTTTTATACCATTCAATAGCATCATTAACATATTTTTCTCCGGAATCTTTAAAACTTTGAGCACAATAAAATGCATAACGACAAGATAAATTGTAATCAGATTCTAAAACATCATAGTGAGCCTTTTTAAGTATAGTTGCATCGTCAATATATTTATTTGGATTGTTACTTCTGCTGCCATTTCTACCGGAGTTGATGTAATAATCGCCTTCAAAATATTTAGTGCAATTTACAGGCTCTAAATCTATTAAAAATTCATGTAAAACCCCTTTGAATCCCCATTTTTTTCTATTATTGATGAGTAATGGTCTAACATAAACAAAGTCTTTCCCAAATGTAAATGTATATCTATCGCAATCAAATGTATTTGGTAAAACTAAATTTCCTACAATTTCATCATCTGCATCAAAAATAAATAATAGGTCTGTTTTATTGTATGCGCATTCCAATGCTAGGCTTCGATTGTGTCCAAAATCTTTCCATTCGTGATCATATAACTCTCCTTTGATTCCCTTTTCCTTAAAAAAATCGGCAATTAATTCTTTGGTATTATCGGTAGATCCAGTATCGCATATAACCCAATAGCTAAAATTAATATAAGAACAAAGATTTATTAGAGTTTTTATGATAACATGTGATTCATTTTTAACAATCATATTTAAACAAATACTATTTTCAGACATAATATAATTAATAGGTGGATTTATTTATATGAAAATAAACTATAAATAAATTTAAAAGTTATCTTTAGAATAACCAATTACAGCACACGCTATTCTTTTTCCAGCATTCCCGGTTTTTAAGCTCTCTGCATTACCTCCTTGACCACAATCATCTTGGTCTTCGTGAATGATAAGTCCACGTCCAATAATATTAGCTTTAGTTCCTCTTAATTTTATCATATCATCATAAAATGAATACTTGGCTTCTCCTTTGTTGTTAGTTTGAAGATTGCCTAGATCTCCAACGTGTCTATTTTTCATCCCAGGGCATCCGTGAGTTGACCCGTAAGGATTAAAGTGTGCACACATACTAGTGCATTTATCAGTAAGATCTCCAGCTTCGTGAACGTGGAAGCCGTGTAATGAATTAGGTTTTAAGCCAGTAATTTGAACATCGATTCTAACTTTATTATCAAATTCGCTAAATTTAACAGTTCCTTTAATTGAATCGGTAAAAACAGCAATCGCATAAATAGGTTTGGTCTTCATTATAAAATAATAACAATATATTATTATTAAAATAACTAATAACAAAAAGAGAAAATAATAAATTTTTTCATTATAATATGTTTTAAATATATTATTTAATTATCACAACTTCTTTTGCAACATTCGAAATAATTTTATTAATATTTTTCTTTTGTTCTTCTTCTGTTGAACCACTCATTGAATTCATAACAACTTTAAAATACTTATCATTTGTTTTTGAGCTAGAATCATTATAATCTGGATGTTCTTTGATCCATTCAGGTATCATTTTCATATTTTTATGAGCAATTGTTTTTATAGCTTTGATAATTTTTGTATTATCTTCATTATCTTTCTCCCATTTGTCTTCATCTTTTATATATAATATTTCACGTTTAGAGTCGCTACAGTGTATTGGCCTAGAATGTGTATCAAGTTGTTGAAGTCCATCTAAAAAGATCTTGGAAATTCCTTCTGAATAACCGAGCTTTGCTGTTTCTTCTAAATCCTTGACACTTACAACTAATGAACTAACAAAATCACTAATATTTAATGCATCTTTACATTGTTCGTTTAAAAAGACGTTAAGATTGAATTTATTGTTACTATTAATATTATTAGTATTATGGTGATTAATACTACTATTTTTTGCCAGTTTAACAATTTGGTTTGTTAGTTCTTGATTCTGTTCAACCATTTTTAATACAAGATCAGTCAGTTGTTGAGTATTATTGTTGGCAAATACTTCTCCTAATGTTGGCTCTTTGCATTTTTTAGAATGATACCATAATGAATTACGTGCTTTATATTCTTTATTACATTTGTTACATAAAAAGCTTTGGCTCTTTTCGGCGGAAAAATGTTCTAAATTGTTCAAATTTGTTCTATTTTTGTGTTTTGCTGTGTTTAAATGTCTATCCCAATCACTTTGTTTACTACATTTAAAGTCACAATCAATACATTGGCGTAAAATGGTGTAATTCGCGGTAGTTTCCATTCTATTTATTCTATATTTATAGAATATATTTTACGCCTAAATCGTTTTCTGAAAATAGTTTTAAAAAGTTGTCATCACAATCCGATAATTATTTTTTCTGTGATCCAGACCATAATGGTCTAAACCCTGATTACAGGGGGTCTTTTTCAAGACTTTTTTGGATTTTCCATTTTTGGACATTTATTTTTGTCCATTTTTGAAAACCGAAAATACTTTTCAAAATAATTTTGTTACTGAAAATCCCGCCAATATTATAATTATATTTTTGTTACTTGTTATCGTCTCAATAATTAATATATCGATTTAAAGACGTTTTTTCAATCATATATATAGATAATGGAACTAATAGACGGACAAATTAAACATCAATTTATTCCAACAGAAGTAATGTCATTTACTAATATACGTAAAGTAAGATTTCTTTTACAAAATGATGTGTTTGAGAAATGGGAAGCAATAACTGAAGTAAAAGGCGAATATCTTATTTGCAATGATAATGCGAAAACAAAAAAATGTTCGAAAACAATTATAAAAGAGTCATATGATGAGTATTTGGATTTTATTGCAAACAGAAGTATTGAAAAGGACCGATGGGTATATAATATATTAGACGGAATCGCCGAACAAAAAAAAGTTATTTATAGAGACGAACAGTGTGTAATAATACCTACTTATACTTGGGACTCTAAAAATATTAACAAATTACATATTTTATGTATGCCAATTGATACAAGTTTAAGAACTATTAGAGAACTAACAAATGATCATATACCATTATTAGAAAATATGAAAAAAACAACATTGGAAAAAATAGAAGAAGCATATGGATTAAAAGAAGAAAACCTAAAGATGTTTTTCCATTATGACCCATCCACGTATCATCTTCATATACACTTTGTAAATACATTGTGCACTGACTGTGGTTCATCGGTTGAGTATTCCCATGATTTAGATACGGTAATTTTTAACCTGAGTTTACATAGCGATTACTATAAAAAAATAAAATTAAATAGACGAAAATTAAAAATGGAGTTTGTTGAATATTTAAAAAATTGAATTAAAAATAAACTACCAATTTAAATGTATAAATAACAATGGAACACGTATTCAAATTATTCGAATTCAATGTATATAACGACAAGGGTCTTGATCGGGATTCCGATGAAGACGATGGGTATAAGGCAAATAAGGATAATTCCAGATTCATTATACAAATGTTTGGTATTAATGAAGAAGGACAAAAAGCATCGATTATTGTAGAAGAATACCAACCATTCTTTTATGTCAGGGTAGACAATAATTGGGGTCAAACAAAGAAAAACGCATTTTATAATCATTTGAAAACAAAGGTAGGTAAATATTACGAGGATTCTATAGTTGATTGTAAGTTGATTGAACGAAAAAAATTATATGGTTTTGATGCTGGTAAAAAGCACAGATTTATTGAAGTAAAATTTGCAAATGTAAATATATTCAACAAAGTTAAAAACTTTTGGTATCAAGATTCAACAAACGAAGAGGGCGAAAGAGAGCGCATATTATCAAAAAATGGATATAAGTTTATTCATAATAATGAAATAACATACATAGAATTATATGAAGCAAATATTCCTCCATTATTGCGTTTCTTTCATATTCGTGAAATAAGTCCATCTGGTTGGATTGCAATGCCAATAAAGAAAACAGTTGAAATTACAGGATCAAATAAAACTACATCGTGTGATTTTGAGTTCATAATAAACCATAAAAATATTATTGCTTTAAATTTGAAGGAAGACAGAGTTCCTTATAAAATAATGAGTTTTGATATTGAGGCATCAAGTAGTCACGGCGATTTTCCAGTTCCAGTAAAATCCTATAAAAAATTGGCAACGAATATAGTTGATCATTTTGTTAAGTTGGGAGATGTAAATACAGAAGAATGTAAAGCAATTTTGCGTAAAATTCTTAGAGCAGCTTTTGGTAAAGAACCTATGGATAATATAGATTTGGTTTATCCGAAGGAACAGTTAAAAGATGAAGAGGACTTGATAAAGCGAACAGAAAATTGGTTAAAAACAAAAGTAAGAGATCGTAAAGAAGATTCGAATGATGAACATTTAATAGAGTCTTTATTTGAGAGTGCAAATAAGGCAATGCAAATAAAAGAAAAAGAGGAAAAGGAAGAAAACGGAGATTCAGATGATGAATCAGATGGAGAGGGAGAAGAGATAATAGAAGAAGAGAAGTTCTTTAAGATAGGTTCTGGGTTCAATAATTATAATCAAAACTATAAAAATAAGGAATCGACAATAGTGGATATAATGTGTGACAAAAAATTTGAAAGAGAAGGAAAAATTAATGAGTTAATAAGATCACTAAGAAACAACTTTCCAGCATTAGAAGGAGATAAAGTAACATTTATTGGTTCAACATTTATGAAATATGGTGAAAAGGATCCGTATCTAAATCACTGTATAGTGTTAAATTCGTGTGATAAAATGGCTGTGGCAAATCAGCAGCTAGAAACATATGAAACAGAACGAGATGTATTACTAGCGTGGACAAGATTAGTTCAAAAAGAAAATCCAGATGTGATCATCGGATATAACATATTTAGTTTTGATTATGAGTTTATGTTTAGAAGATCACAAGAGTTATATTGTGTAGAAGATTTCTTAAAATTGTCACGTAATAATGACGAGTTATGTGCAACAGTGGATTATAAAAATCCAGGAAAAATAGATATTGATAGAAGTTCGACAACACTAGCTTCAGGAACATATGAATTAGCGATTATTAAGATGAATGGTCGGCTACAAGTAGATATGTTGAATTGGTTCCGAAGAACGGAAAATTTGACGTCATATAAGTTGGACTATGTAGGGGGGCATTTTATCGGCGATGAGGTAAAAACTCTCCTACATAGATGTAGGGAAGAGACTGATGGTGTGGAAGTCACTCGTATCACAACCAATAATATGATTGGCTTACAAGAGGAAAGCTATATTCATTTTGAGGAAATTAATCACAGCAGTGATTATTATAAAGACGGACAAAAATTCAAGGTTGTCAAAGTTTGTAAAGAGGAAGGATGGTTTGAAATTTTAGGAACTGAAAAACCATATGCTAAAAAGGTCAAATGGGGTTTAGCAAAGGATGATGTAACACCTAAAGACATCTTCAGAATGACTAATGAAGGTTCTGCTTCCAGAGCAATTATCGCTAAATACTGTATTCAAGATTGTAACTTAGTTCATTATTTATTTAATAAAGTGGACGTTATTACTGATCTGGTGGAAATGGCAAAGTTATGTAGTGTCCCTATGAGTTTCTTGATATTTAGAGGTCAAGGAATCAAATTGACTAGCTATGTTGCTAAAAAATGTAGAGAAAAGGGTGTTTTAATGCCTTGTATTAACAAGGGATCAAAGGATGATGGTTATGAAGGAGCAATTGTATTAAATCCTAAATGTGGTCTATATTTAGATGATCCCGTTTGTGTTGGTGATTTTGCTTCATTATATCCTAGTTCTATGTTGTCTGAAAATCTATGCCCAAGCAGTAAAGTATGGACAAAAATATATGACTTGGCAGGTAATCTTGTTTTGGAAACAGGAGAAAAAAATTCTGAAGGAATATACATATACGATAATATACCAGATTTTGAATATGTAGATGTTCGTTTTGACACTTATCGCTGGGTAAGAAAAAATCCTAAAGCGAGAGCCGAAAAGATTAAATCTGGATATAAAGAATGTCGATTTGCTCAACCACTAATTGTAGAAGGAAAAGAAGAAAAGGCTATTATGCCTGCTATTTTACAAGAGCTTCTTAAAGCAAGAAAAGATACGAGAAAATTGATCCCTCAAACGTCTGATGAGTTTATGAAGAACGTATTGGATAAAAGACAGATTGCTTACAAAGTAACTGCTAATTCTCTTTATGGTCAGTTAGGAGCTAAAACTAGCACGTTCTATGAACCTGACATTGCTGCGTCTACAACTGCAACTGGACGATTATTGTTAACCTTTGCAAAAAAAGTTGTTGAAGAATGTTATGCCGATACAAATGTTGACACCAAATATGGTCTTGTAAATACCAAAGCAGAGTATGTATACGGCGACACGGACTCAGTATTCTTCAAATTCAACCTCACAGATAAAGAAACTGGAGAAAAAATTCTAGGAGAAAAGGCATTAGAATTATCAATTGAAATAGCTCAAGAAGCGTGTCATAATGTATCGAAAGTTCTAAAACAACCTCACGATTTTGAATATGAAAAGACATTTATGCCTTTCTGTTTGCTATCTAAGAAAAGATACGTTGCTATTAAATATGAGTTTGATCCAACAAAAGGAAAAAGAAATGAAATGGGTATTGTGTTAAAGCGTCGTGATAATGCTCCAATAGTGAAAGATATATATGGAGGAGTTATTGACATTTTAATGAAGGAAAAAAATATTCAAAAGGCTATTGACTATGTTCACAAATGTTTACAAGAATTGGTTGATGGTAATATTCCAATTGAAAAGTTAATCATTACTAAATCTCTGCGTTCATTTTACAAAAATCCTCAAGGAGTTGCTCATAAGGTTTTAGCTGATAGAATTGGTCAAAGAGAACCAGGTAATAAACCAACATCTGGTGATCGAGTTCCGTTTGTATATATTGTTACAAAGGCTGCTGCTAAGGGGAAAAAAATGTTACAAGGCGATAAAATTGAGACGCCAACTTTTATTAAAGAAAATAATTTACAAATCGATTATTCGTTTTATATTACAAATCAGATAATGAAACCATTATTACAACTCTTTGGACTAGTATTAGAAGATATATGGATGTCACAGAAACCACCTAGAAGAGCTAAGGTATCCGCATTTAGAAAAGATATTGAGAATATAAAAATTTCAGAAGAAGATGAGAAAAAATGTGAAAAGAAGATCAATAAAATTAAAGATAAGGAAGTTCAAGTATTAATATTTGATAAATATTTAAGGGATACAAACAATGCTAAAACAGGAAATCAAAGCATAGCAAAGATGTTTTCTAAAAAGTAATTTAATTTTCTTAGTATTATTATTAAATTTAATTTAATAATAATTTTTTTAATAATAAATTTTTGTTAGTTCATAGTTTAACCAAACAACGAGAAAGAGCTTTTCCCCTTAGATTGTTGGATCATCATTTCAGTAAGAACATATAGTTGTTTTTCAAGACGCATTACGTGCTTTTTTAAACTGTCATTATCGTAAGAATCATCGTCAGCTTCTTGTTCCTCTTCTTGTTCGTCTTCTTGTTCGTCTTCTTGTTCATCCCCCTCTTCATCAGAAGAACAATGATCTGCTAGACAATCTTGCTCGCTATAATTACTGCTATTATCATCATCTACAACAGAAGTGGCGTCTTCGTCTTCTATAGCGGAAGCTACATCATTTGAAACAGTCATATCACCATTAAGATGATGATAATTACTATATAACATATTATAATCGGCAAACCCTTCTTGATCCAACTTAAACATAATAGCATTAGGTGTTCTTTGATGGCGCTCTGCAATTTCATCTACAGATAATTGTAGAAGTTCATACTCTCTTTGTAATTGTAGGCATTCATTAATTGTCCAGCGGTTTCCAAATCTCTTGTAAGATGTCATCTTATATAATATATAATGTAATTGTCTTTAAATTATTTATAAAATATTATATCAATTTTGTCTATTATTTTGATTACGGTTATATGGTCTCAAAATAGTTTCATAAAATAGCATATTATTTGAAGCGTCATACATAATTGTATCATTATTTTGATTTTCTAATTGTGGAGATAATATGGTTTCAACAAAGCTACTAGCAAATCTAGTAGCAAGATTATTTACAATATTTGAAGACATTTCACTGTTAGTAATATCAAATACAATATTATCTATTTGGTTTGAAACAGGATTTCTGTTTATAGTGAAGTTGTTTGGTTGAGCTGGTTCTGGTAGAGATTCGTCTTCTTGATCCGAGTGTTCATTTACATCTTCTACAGTAACTTCATTAGTTTGCGTATTAGCTTGCGCGTTAGCTTGCGTATTAGTTTGTGGATTAGTTTGTATATTAGTTTGTGTATTAGCCCTATAACTACGAATATCATGCCTACAAACAGGACAACGAACATTATTTTCAAACCATTGTTGAAATGATGTTTGACAAAATAAATGACCACAATGTTTAAGTTGTCTTACCATTTCTCCGTTTGAAAAATGTTCCAATGAAATAGGACAACTTTCAGATAAAGGATTTTCAATAGAATTGTATCTAATAAGTCTTGAGGCATTCTCTATTTGCTGTTGAGTAGGTCTTATTGGAACAGTAGTATTTAGAAAATTTGTAAAAAAATTTGTTAGTTCGTTGGAATCAAATATGCTAGAGGATATATTAGGATTAATATTATTGTTATTAATATTATTTCTATTAATGCTATTTCTATTAATGCTATTTCTATTAATATTTTCGTTATATATATTTCGATTTATTGGTCTATTATAATCATAATGGATATAGTTATTTTGTCTGTCATTAAACATTTGATTAATAATTCTATTTATATGTGTATTTGAATTTCTAGAATGGCGATTAATTCTTGCTCTACGCGGTTGACTTAATGTAATAACATTAAAAATATTACTTCTAATCTCATCAAGCATATCTAATAAGTGCTCAATATGCGAGTTAGTTGTGTTATATTGATTAATATACATATTAATCAAACGTTGTTGATCGTTGGTTAAATTATTATTCATATATCAGATATAAATATTATATAAAATATGTTTAAATACAAAATAATATAATAATTTATATTTAAAATGAATATTGAAACATATAAAAATAAAGGATTATCCGGACTAACAAATCTGGGAAACACGTGTTTTCTAAATTCAACAATGCAAGTATTATCGCATACATATGAACTAAATAATTTTCTAGAAAAGAAGACATACAAAAAACGTTTAAATAATAAATACGACTCTGCTCTTCTAATTGAATGGGATGAATTAAGAGAGCTGTTATGGAAAGAAAATTGTATTGTATCTCCTTTTAAATATGTAAAAACTGTTCAAAAATTAGCAAAATTAAAAGGACAAGATATGTTTACTGGTTTTGATCAAAATGATTTGCCTGAGTTTTTAATTTTTGTTATTGATTGTTTTCATAATGCATTATCTAGAGAAGTCAATATGACAATTGAAGGACAGATTAAAGATGAAAAAGACAAAATCGCTGTAAAATGTTTTGAAAGAATAAAGCAAATGTATGAAAAAGATTATTCAGAAATTTGGAATATATTTTATGGTATACAAGTGTCTCAATTAGAGCACGCTACATCTGGTAAAAAACTAAGTATGGTTCCTGAACCGTATTTTATTATTAATTTGCCGATTCCAGAAAACAATAAGTCTCCAACATTACTAGATTGTTTTGATAAATATGTAGAACCGGAAATTCTAGATGGAGACAATTGTGTTACAGATGAAGAAATAGGACTAAAAGTTCCTGCGAAGAAGAGTATGATGTTTTGGAATTTTCCAAATATATTAGCAATCGATATAAAACGATTTAATGCAATGAATAGGAAAAATCAGATTATGATTGATTTTCCTTTGGAGAATTTGAATTTGTCAAAATATGTTATTGGATACAATAAAGATTCATTTGTTTATGATCTATATGGTGTTTGCAATCACAGTGGATCAGTTATGGGTGGACATTATACATCATTTGTTAAAAATGCAAATGGTAAATGGTATCATTACAATGATACTAGTGTAGCAGAAGTATCTATGGCCCAACAAATAATAACACCAAAGGCATATTGTTTCTTTTATAGAAAACGTGAAATTAATAAATAATTTAACAAAATTTGATTTATTTTGATTTATATATATAATATATATGGACGATCCAACTAATACAGTAAGTACAGGTTTAGGAACCGTAGCTAATGATACATATGATTATATTAATAACTTGTTATCAAATCCAAGCGTTGTTATTATTTTAGTAGTAGTAATAATAATATATATAATTATTTTTATGTCTTTAGGAGGAAGTGAAATAACAACTCCATCAGAACCAGTATCTAATTCTGGTTCAAATACACTCACTGTAATATTAATATCCTTTTTCGTAATTTTAATTATCATTAATGGATTGCAATACTTTTTTGGTGTAGATATTATAGCTAACTTGAAAAATTTATTTTCTGGTAACCCAGAAGTTGATATAACAGTAGATACATCACGTGTTCAAGCTGCTAAAGCTCCAGTGCCTGAAATATTATTGAGACCACAAGTATTCAATGTTCCAGGAAATGATTATGTATATCCTGATGCTAAAGCATTATGCTCTGCTTATGGTGCCAGATTAGCAACATATAAAGAGATAGAGGATTCTTATGAGGATGGTGCAGAATGGTGTAATTATGGATGGTCAGACGGTCAAATGGCATTATTTCCAACACAACAGAAGACTTATGACGAACTCCAAAAAATAGAAGGACACGAAAATGATTGTGGTAGACCAGGAGTAAATGGTGGTTATATTGCAAACCCAGCATTAAAATTTGGTGTCAATTGTTATGGATATAAACCAAGAATTAATTCAACAGAGGAAGATCTAATGGCATCAGAGCCAATATATCCAAAAACCAAAAAAGATATAGCAATGGAAAATCGTGTAAATTATTGGAAAGATAAATTATCAGAAATTTTAGTATCTCCATTTAATAACGACACTTGGTCTAGATTATAATTTGTCTCATTAGTTAATACTCATAAAAATATTCTTGTTTAATATAAAAAATGAAATAACAATTGTAAGTGCATAATAAAAATAAATTTATCATTGAAATTACTGTAGCAACACGTAACATACTAATAGATAAATTAAAACAAAATACAAAATATGTTATTGCTTTAAGATAATTATTGGCTGGAATTTTTTTATTAATAGTTATTTTTGTCCTACAAATAGGACACGAAGAAGTTCTATTGAACCAATCTTCAAGACAATTATAATGAAATGCCGGATTACAATTACATACTGAATAAATATCAGAAAAGTCTTTTATTTTTTTAATAATATCATTTTTGTTTGAGGGAAGCCAACAAATTAGACATTGTTTGTTAGTTTCATCTTCTTCAATAACGTTATAATCTTGTTCATTTTCATAGTATTCAGAAGATGTATACAAAATACAATACATATCTATTACTTAATATATATGTATAAATAAAAAGTTAACGGTGTCTACGAGTCTTTTTCTTATCTAATTTTCCAACGTGTTTTCTAGTTGTTCTTTTGCGTTTTTTATCAGCTTCAACTAAACCAAATAGTTTGTCAACCATATCATCAGAAAGCATCTCGTGTTGTTTATAATAATGATCTTTTTTATCTGTATCTAAATCACCTTTTGGGACTCTTTGATTAATATAAAATAATCCAGCAGGAACAGCTAAATTTTCAAAAGGACTAGAAACCTTTCCGCCATTTTGGTCAGGTTTATTAAGTGTAGTCATAGCAGGAAGGCCACCTTGTAAAAAGAATGAATTAACTTTATATCCACCACCTACGATTATAGAACCTCCAGTTTCAGGATCATTGGCTTTTGTAAATACAAAGTCATCACCTCCAAATATTTCTTGATTGTCATAATTTGATTCGCTCATATACAATAATCTGATATAAATTAATTGTTATATAATCGCTTTATTTCTGGAACATATTTTACTTCTCTTTTATTTTTTATATAATCAACAATTTTCTTAACTTGTTCTTCGTTTTTAATAATTTCAGATAAACATGTTTCTAAATACTTAAATGTTAGTTGTTGAGTCTCTTTAACCTTGACAAATTTGAGTTGTCCGTCATTAATCTTAACTGTAGCATTAGATAATTCGGTAGTTTCAATGTGAGTATTAATTTGTTCAGAAATAGTATTCTTTTTTTCACGTAATTCCTTCATCTTATCTCCAAGAATTTTCATTTGATTATCAATAGTTACCCATTGCTGAATTTGCTGTTCAAAGTTCATAGTAATAGTTTATAAAATATTATAACAAATAAATTGTATAATATTTTATTGTTATAAGAAACGTTAATTATGAAATACTTTTAACGACTTTTAACGACGTCTGCGACTTTTACCAAATACTTGATTCATTGCAACTAATGCAGCAGGAAGTGCTGCTTGACTGGCTACAGCTCCCCAGTCTCCTCCGCGTCTTGATCCACGTTTAGAACTACGTTTAGAACTACGTTTATGTCTGCGTTTTTTACCACCAGACATATCTCCCTTTAAGTTTGTTCCAATCATACCTTGAGTGTTATCAGCATTAACATTATTTACAGGAACTAATTGGGTGCTTTGTTGAGTAGCAATATTTTGTCCAGGTTGAAGAGTTAATGAATTCATAAATTGTGTCCAACCACCTCCTGCTGTTCCTAAACCCCAACCCCAAGCAGAGGCGGGGTTTCCTGCTAAAGAGCCACCGTGTTGACCACGACGCATTGTTCTAGACTTTGAGTGAGATCTTCTTCTATGACTAGTTTTTTTTGCCATTATATAATTAAATAAGAAAAAATATCAGAGAAGTGCGTTTTCTAATTTTTATCGAAAAGTATTTATGACATTTTTATTACGCAATAGTGTAACTAATATAATTAGTATTGCTAAAATCAAAATAAATATTAAAAAAACTAAAAAAATGATTACATAGATATAAGGATATATTTCATACAATATTAGATCAGTAACTGGTGAAAACAATACTTTGATTTCATTACGAACATCTTCCGTTTTTAAAATGTCTAAACATTGTTTAATTAGTGAATCTTTCATTTATATTTTATCTATAAGAATAATTAATAAATTAAGGTTATACACAATTATTTATTTTTGCGTGTTAATATTATTAAAATTTTCTCTATTCTCAATAAATAATGGATAATATTATTGAACCTACTATTGATTATGATTTTTCAAAATTATATTTAGGACCCCCATCTACTTTAGCAGGAGGAGCTTATTTTACAAGACTTATGTATAATACTAACAAACAACTATTTATACAATCTCCCAAAAGTTTAACAAAACAAGGTTTCGTCAAAAGTGGGAAAAAAGTTTATGCTGATTTGATGTTTGATAATAATGACACTGTATTCATCAATTGGATTGAAAATTTAGAAACTAAATGTCAAGATCTAATATTTACCAAAGGACAAAATTGGTTTGAAACAAAATTAGAAAAAGACGATATTGAATCAGCATTTACATCACCATTTAAAATATTCAAGTCTGGTAAGTTTTATTTAATGAGAGTAAATGTTAAGCAAAATATTAAAATATATGATGAAACCGATCAAATAGTTAAAAGTGAGGACATATCTGCTGACAAAATGTTAATTTCTATTTTAGAAATACAGGGTATAAAATTTACTTCAAGGAATTTTCAAATTGAGATCGAACTTAAGCAAGCTATGGTTGTTAGTCCAGATCCTTTCTCAGATGAGTGTTTTATTAAAAAACCTATTAAAAAGCAACCTGTAAATGATGTGAAAATTGATGAACTATCTAAAGAAGAACCAATTGTAAACTTAAACTTAGATTTAGAGAAATTTATTGATGAATCAGCAAAAGATTTGGTTGAAAATATACATAATAAACCTTTAGAAACACCAATAGAACCAGAATCGATTGATTTAGAAGTTTCATTTGAAGAGCCAAAAAATTTAGATCCACACGATGAACTAGAAGAAGCTAATATTGTTTTAGATATTGAAGATCTAGATAAAGATCCAGAAGCGGAACAAGTTAAAGAGGATCCAAATATTTTAAAAGAAGTAGATTTTACTTTAGAGAATAATTTAGAAAGTATAACACTTAAGAAACCAAATCAAGTATATTATGAAATTTATCAAAAAGCCCGAGATAAAGCAAAGGAAGCAAAAAAGAGTGCAATTGTGGCATATCTTGAAATGAAAAACATTAAGAAAACTTATATGTTGGATGATATCGATGAAAGTGATAGTGAATTTGAAGATTTTGCTAGTAAAGATAATGCTTCTGAAATTTCTGATGCAGAAAGTTTAGAAGATAATTTTGACTGATTTAGAATACTTTAGAAACAATTGTAGAACAGACTATTTATTTTAGTAATTAATTAATAATTTGAAAAATATTTTATCCCTAATTTTATATAATGAGTAGTTCTTTAAAAAAGCTCTGGAATGATTATGGTGTTGGCGGTGTTTTAATCGCTATAATCGTATTATATGGCCTCTATATGTTATCTAAGAATTTAATGTCCAAAGGATCTTATGGCAGTGAAATGATGTCTCAAGATCGCAAGAAGGCCTACAGTAATGGTTCTTCTACTACTGTCAATCCTCAACCAGCCCAAGAATCTGGAAATGAAGTTTATTCATCTGTAGGAGGATCATCACAACCTTCTGGTATGGGACTTCCTTCTTCTTGCACCAAGGGATCTAGTCAAAGTCCTTCTGACCTTTTACCTAAGGATACTAACAGCCAATGGGCTCAATTAAACCCTGCTGGAAAAGGTGATCTTGCCAATATCAACTTGTTAAAGGCCGGTTACCATATTGGTATTGATACCGTTGGACAAACCTTAAGAAATGCAAACTTACAAATTAGATCCGAACCTCCTAACCCACAAATCAATGTTGGACCATGGAATTTGAGCACAATTGAGCCAGACTTTATGAGACCACCTTTGGAGTTTGGACAAGGATCTCAATAAATATTTTTGTGACGATAATATCTTTATAATATAAAATAATAATTAGTAATTAATATAAATAAAAATTTATATTAATCTTTTTACATTTTTACATTTTTACAATTTGTAAATTTTTACATAATTTAATTAGTTTAGTATTTTAAAGATCTATATATATATTATATGTTTGATCTAGATAAACAGAGTATATTAATTTATATAATTGTAGCATTTGTAATTTTTGTGTGTTTAAAAATTTATAGTGAGTCAGACGCATATAATTTAAAATGTATTATTTCAGATGTTGATGGCGAAAGATATTGCGTAAGAGAAAGCTCTAAAATGGAATTGGCTGCAGATCTGTTAGCAACTGTTACAAAAAATTGTAAAGATTTAGTAGCCTATTGTGCTAAAAAATTTCCTGATGACGAAAAGGTTCAACGTTTAGTTCAAAAATTCAATCCTACAAAAATTTCTGAAACACTACCAACAAGTGAATATACTGCTTATAGTGAAAATAAAGGAGAAAAATTGGCATTTTGTTTAAATAAGGAGAAAAACGGAACTAAATTGATTGATATAAATACATTAACATTTGTTGCTATTCACGAATTAGCTCATATTATGACTATAAGTGAAGGACATAAACAAGAATTTTGGCAAAACTTTAAGTTTTTATTAGAGCAAGCCAAGGCTGCTGGAATATATAATCCAGTAGATTATAAAAAGAATCCAGAACCATATTGTGGTATGGACATAACAGACAATCCATATTATGATTTTAAATAAATTATTATTAATTTCTTTTTATATTATATAATGGATAAACTTAGAAAAACTGGTCTTAATGAAAAACGTGCAGCTCAAGAAGAACAATCAATAGCAAATTTAGAGAATATACAACAGGAATTAGGTGAATTAAACCAAGAAACTCAATACAAAACAGATATTTTTGATCAGCGTAATGCTGACAGAACAGTTGATGCCATGTATGGACAACAGGAACGATACGATACTATGGATCCTAATTCTTCTATATCTCTTTCTGAAACGATTAATTTACCTGTTCCTAGAAAAAAGGAAGACAGAATTCTAGGAGCTAGTATAAATGAAGATTATTATAAGGGTGGTATAAAATCTAAGAAATCTAAAAAGACAAAGAAATCGAAAAAGAGTAAAAAATCTAAAAAGACAAAAAAATCAAGAAAGACTAGAAAGACAAAAAAATCTAAAAAATAAAAACAATTTAATTAAAATACTTTCAAAAGTAATTCAATTAAAAATAATAGCTACTTTATATATATGTCACTATTTCCAATATTCAAAGTAAATAAAATGTCTGATAAAAATGTAACAGATACTATCTATGTATTTTATGGTTCTCGCTTTAGCGAAGAGATAGATGACCCTAACGATCTTTTTGATGAAGACCCTGGAAACAAATCATTTGTCGATATTTTTAATAAAGACGAATTAAATGAAATACAAACCAAAAAGATTGAGGTTATATTTGTAAACCAAACTATTCATATAGATGACAGTATTGGAGTTATTAAGTTGAAAATCTTTGAAGCTATTTCAAAAGAAGCATCGATGAGTGAACTTTATTTATATTGTTTAAAATCTGAAAAACTTAATCCAATAACTGTTTACCAGAATTTAACACAAAATGATAAATTACCATTGACCAAAATGAGAATGGATCAGCTTTTATTAAATCTTTACGATGAGAATGGTCAAGTTATGGAATTTGGTTTAGAAGATAAATTGCAATATATTTTTGATGATATTTTAAAATTAGATTTAAATGAAAAAACCTATTTAGTTGGAAAGCCTCTTGGACAAAAATTTGTATTTTCAAATGAATATCCTTTTATAGCTGATCCGTTTCTTGTTACTGAGTATGATACACTGCTAGAAAATTCTAGAAGAGAAATTACAACATTGAGTTCTAATTTGCTTTTAGAGAGTGGTCCAATATTTAGAAATACAATTTATTTATGTTTAGCTAAAGATGTATTTGAAATTGCTGATATAAATGATGTATCGACTGAATATACTTCAAAAATTTATTTCCCTTTT